AAGTTTTTAATCTTAAAAAAAGCTAGCGCTCATTCATTCTCTTGTTGTCCATATGTTGAAAAAAACAAAAAACAACTGTACGAAGTAGAAGAGCCATCTGAAGCAGTTTTCTAAGATGAACAAAACACAAAAAAACAACTGTACGAAGTAGAAGAGCCATCTGAAGCAGTTTTCTAAGATGAACAAAACACAAAAAAACAACTGTACGAAGTAGAAGAGCCATCCAACAGACCCTTACAAAGAATTCCTTACAAAAAGACAACTGGCATCACAGCTACAAGCCACATGAACAGTGGCAACGACTTACAACCATAAAGAAAACAAACCTAAAGAAGTGTTCATCATCAAACAACCAGAAAGCCCTATACTCTTGCAAGCCATCCAACAGCTTCACTGATACTTATATATAAGGAGTACAAACAACATGATTCTCTACGACATCAGCAACATCGCCCTAGCAACATCCTTCACTTTCCACAAGAATTTTGACCGAGTGCCAGAGCCAACAGAACTACAGCAACTCATCACTTCATCCATAGGTGACATGCACCCAACCATCAGTCCCTACAGAGCCAAACACGATGTGATAGCTTTAGAAGGCTTCTCATCATGGCGTAAGAAGAAGTATCCGTTCTACAAAGCCAAGAGAAAAACACAAAGAGAACAAAGCCCTTTTGACTTTGACACTTACTACAAGCACTTGGCACTTGTCTTTGAAGACATGCGACAATACTCAAACTGGCTAGTCTTACAACACGACCAAGCTGAAGCCGATGACATTATTACTACACTTGCTTTGAGAGCCAAGAAGCCTGTTTGCATCGTGTCAGTAGATAAGGACTTCCTACAGCTTCAAACCTTCAAACCTGACATTGTTCAGTACAGCCCTTTAAAAAGAGACTTCCTTGACCCGAAAAGTTACAGATTGATGGAGCATATTCTTGGTGGGGATACAGCAGACGGCGTTCCCAATGTGTTCAGTGATGAGGACACGTTTCTTACTGAGGGCAAGAGACAAACGCCATTCAGTAAGAAACTTAAAGATACACTTTCTCATTTAGAAGAAGATGAAGTTCTTTCAAAATTGACTGAAGAACAGAAGCGTCGTTACCTTATGAATAAGGAATTGATTGACGCCCGTTGTGTGCCAGAGAATATTCAGGAAGAAATCCTTCAGATGGCACAGGAAGCGTATAAAGAGAAAGTGAACAGGGTGCTTTGAGAAGTGATTTTATTAACAAATGGCAACTATTCTTGATATGAGAATAAGTTTAGAATAAGAAACGCCGCTAGGAATAGGTCTTAGCGGCGTTTAATCATAAACAATGGAGTAATTATAGCATGAAAGAACTCATATTAAATAACGCCTTGATTGGCACTAGAAATCATTTGTACTCGCTTAACGACCTTCATAAGCGTCAGGTGGTGATACGAAACATCAACCGTCTAACTTCATGAGGTTAGATACAACTAAGGCTTTAATAGAAGAAATCTCTAATGAAATCAATCAGTCATCAGATGTGATGAGTGCTTTTGAAGTAGTAAATGGCGGTGAAGGAAGAGGCACTTACGTCTGCAAAGAACTGGTTTATGCCTATGCCATGTGGATTAGTCCAGCCTTCAATCTCAAAGTTATCCGAGCATTTGATGCGATGGCTAACGCCAGTAAAGAGTATGATGACGACGAACTTCTCATGATTGCAAAGCTGGCGATGAAAAATGTCAGAAACCCGCAAACAACTTGCTCGGCAACGTGAAATGATTGAACATCATGAAGTTAGAATTGATAGAACCGATGAAGTGCTAGAACAAACTATACAAGAACTTGATGAAGCCAAGTTCCGTATAAAAGAACTTCTAGGAGACCAAGTGTACTTCACGGCTATGGCTTCAGGTAAATTCTACGGCAAGACCTATGACTTACAAGCAGCACAGAAGGTAGGAAGACGCTTATCACAACTATCACGCGAAATGGGCTATGAGATTAGCGAACGTGCCAACCGTGATTACGCTTCTGTAGGTGCATATCACATTGACGTCATTGTTCACTATCATGAAGTTGAGCAAGGTCTAACTCGTAGCAAGAAGTTGGAACATCTTCTCTACAAACTTGCAGGTTCGTAATGGTGTGTAGAAGCCATGTTGCCTATAATTGAAGCCCTTGTAAAGAGGGCTTTTGAACATTTAGACAAAAGGAGTAAATGTAAATGAAAGAACAATACGTATGGCTTGAGAAATACCGCCCTAAAACCATCAGCGAGTGCATCCTGCCTGATAGAATTCGTAAGGTAGCAGAGAAGTTCATTAAAGAAGGCAACATGCAAAGTCTTCTTTTAGTAGGCAAACCTTCAGCAGGCAAGACAACATTCGCCAAAGCGCTAGTCAATGACCTTGACGCCAACAGAATTATTATCAATGGTTCTAAAGAAGGGCGTTACATTGACACGCTGAATACTTCACTTGATGAGTTTGTAAAAGCAGCCTCAGCCCGTTCTTATAAAGCACCTTTCAAAGTAGTAGTGCTGGATGAAGCGGATTACCTCAACGCTAACTCTTTCCAACCAGCACTAAGAAACTTTATTGAAACTTATGCTAAATCAACAAGATTCATTCTCACTTGTAATTACCCGTACAAGATTCTTGAACCTATCAGAACAAGACTTTTAGAAATTGATTTTGACCTGAAGCCAAACGAAATTCAAGAAAGCAAAAAAGCATGGTATGCTCGTTTAACACAAATCCTTGAACTGGAAAATGTCAAAATCAATGACAAGAAGGATGTAGCAACATTAGTTAAAAGCTACTACCCAGATTCAAGGGCAATGCTGCACGCTTTACAGCAGTTTTCTAGTGATGGCGTTTTCTCATTGCCAGAACAAGGATTACCGGGCATTTCCAGAGTGGATGAAGCTATTGAAATGCTCAAATCCAGAAACTTCCTGAAACTCAGAGAATGGCTGCAAGAGAACCCACAAGAAACCGTGCCAACTATTGCTCAAGCCATTTATAATCGCATTACTGATGTTCTGGCTGAAGATTCAATCGCAGAGTTCATTCTCATTGCAGATGAACACGACAAAGCACAAGCGGTTTCAACTTTGCCGTGGTTGAACATAATGGCTTTCCTTATCAAAATCATGCAAAACCTTGAGTTCAAGCAATGAGTTTCAAACCAAAAGAACAGGTAAAACAAGAGAACCCTTACTTTGAGTTCATTGATTTGGTTTACAGTAAGGGCAATGTACTAAGAGAAGAAGAGTTCCCTGAACATTTACAGAAGATTGTATTGACACCAATTTTTTCAGCGCTTATTAACAATCTGGAGAACCTTGATATTCTTGTAGCTTTGAACGAAACAAACTTTTACGAGCTTTCCAACTATCAGGTGTACTTGTTCTTGCGAACAACGATTGATAGCAAGAAGCCAAGGGGGAAATGGTTCAAGTACAAAGATGAAGACGCTGATACCGTTGCTCATACAGAAGCTCTAGCTAAGTATTACAAATGTTCATTGAAAGATGCTAGATGGTACTTGGATTTGCATACGCAAGAGTTCAAGGATTATTTGGCTATTGGGTATGGTTTCAAAGAAGACCCAGAAGAGAAGAAACGAAAGGGCAAGAAGAAAGAGAAGAGTTGAATGAAGTAAAGCCGCCTTTTTGTTTAAGAATGCGTTTAGAATAAGAAACGCCACTAGGAATGGGTCTTAGTGGCGTTTGTTCAAATCAACTTAGAGCGGTCTATTATGACGCATGAAATTACATCGTTCAATACTCTTAGCATGTCTAGTCGTGATATTTCTGAACTTTGTGGCAAAGAGCACAGCAATGTTATGCGGGATATTCGCACTATGATTGATGCACTTTCTATGGATTCAAATTTGAATCCATGTGTAAAATCAACAACTTACATCGGAAAAGATGGCAGAGAATATGCTCAATATGAACTGGATAAAGACACTACGCTTTGTCTTATTTCTGGTTATGATGCTGTTGTGCGGATGCGTATCATTAAACGCTGGCAAGAGCTAGAAGACGCCGTTAAGAAGCCACTTACACCAGCACAGATGTTATTGGGTATGGCACAACAGCTAGTCGAACACGAAGAGCACCTAACCCAACATGACGATAGAATTAAGCTGTTGTAATCAGAGAACTTGGCACTCAAAGAAGAACTGAAGCTGATAAGAGATGAAGAAGGCTACTTCACAGCTAAAGGTGCTGCTCAATTACACGGGATTAAGGACTTAACAGAATCAGAAGCAAGAGAGTTTGGTGTTCAGTTAGCTAAACTTTCAAGAACACTAGGTATCGAAATCAAGAAAACTCCGCATAAAGGATATGGTTATGTTAATTTGTACCATCGGGATGTGGTTGATAGATTCTTTACTGAAGAGTAATCTTCAGTAATTTGAAGCCGCCTATTAACGGTGGCTTCTTAACTAAAATTTCAGGTGTGCAAACTGTGGCAATTTTGATATAATTGCAACATCACCAAACCAAATACACGTCCCGCCTCTTCAATAGTGGCGGGTTAAATTTCTCTTCACCCAACACAACATAAGGAATCCTTCATGATAAAAACAGTAATCAAACGCGATGGTAGACAAGAACCATTTTACCCGAAGAAATGTAACGATTGGATTAAATGGGCTTCGTCTGATATACAAGAACATGTTGATTGGGCTTCAGTTGTTCTGAAAACGGTGCGTTCATTGCCAGAAGAAGTAACCGCTAAACAACTCCAAGACGCAATGATTCGTACGTGTTTGGATATGAATAGTTATGGTTATAACAAGATGGCTGGCAGGTTGTATTCACAAGCGTTGAAGAAAGAGATTTTCGCATGGAACAAACGTGAATATCCGCATATTAAAGACTTGCATGAAAGAATGATTAAAGCCGGGGTTATTGTTAAGCCAAATTACACGGGCGAAGACTATGACGCTATCAATGCTATATTAGAGCATTCATTGGATATGAAGGCGGCACATTATTCACTCAATCAGATTGTTGAAAAGTATGCAATCAAGAACAAAGAAACGAAAACGGCGTTTGAGACACCGCAATATACCATCATGCGTGTCTGTATGGAAGCGTTGAATGATTATAAAGAATCAGACAGATTGGAAAAACTGAAAGAACTTTATTTCTTCATTAGCCATAAGAAGATTAACGTGCCAACGCCAATGTACGCAAATGCACTTACCAAGAATAAGAGTGGGGCATCTTGTGCGCTGGTAAAAGCAGATGATACAGCTTCGTCTATTGGTATTGTCAATACACTTGGTTACTCGTTAACTACATCTGGCGCTGGTCTTGGATTAAACATTAACTGCCGTAGTATTGGCGCGCCTGTCCGTGGTGGCGTTATTAGGCATTCTGGCAAAGTTCCCTATTACAAGATGTTTGGTGCCACCATCAAATCCTCTATGCAAGGCTCTAGGGGTGGAAGTGCTACCGTTTATTATCCTTTCACAGACCCGGAACTCTTTGACCTGCTTATTCTGAAGAATCCGCTTACAGTAACAGCTAAACGCCTTAGAGAATTAGATTACGGGGTTATTGTAAACAAATGGCTTTTCCAAAGAGCAGCTAAGAAACAAGACATTTACTTGTTTGATTCTTCAGACGCGCCCGATTTGTATGAAGCCATTTATACAGACACACCAGAAGTTTTTGAAGAAAAAATGATGAAGTTTGCTTCAGAAAATCCTGATAAAGTAAAAGCCGTACCTGCATTAGATGTTCTCAAAGCCATTATGAAAGAACGCATGGAAACTGGTAGGGTTTATCTCTTCTTTGCAGATGAGGCGAACCACCATACTAGTTATAAGGATGTGATGTATTCAAGCAACCTTTGTATCACGGGCGACCAATGGGTAGTAACGGATAAAGGCATCTTTAGAACAAAAGAGCTAAACGCCGCCAATAAAGCATTAACACTTTTTGACGGCGAAAAAGCGGTTGCTGCTTCCCCCATGCGCCTTCGTTCAGCTTCGCAACCAGTAATGAAACTTACTTTCAGTAATGGCGCTACACATAAAGTTACTTATGAACATAAAATCAAAACGCCTAATGGTATGTTCATGGCGATGGATTTGTCTGTAGGTGATTTTGTATGCGTTCAACATAAAGAAGGTTTGTTTGGCGATAAAATCATGAGTGAAGAAGACATTGCGTCTTGGGTAAGCTATAACAAGTATAAAGGTATCCCAGAAGCTCTTAAACAGGGAACTAAAGAAACACAAGAAACCTTCATTGCACTTGTTGAACAATATGCTGTTACAGAAAACGAGCGAATTATTCACGGCATTGAAGATTTCTATCACGCGGTAAAAGCTAATTTGGGGCATTATAAAGACCAATTCACAAGAATTGTTAGCATTGAGTATGTGGGAACAGAACCTGTTTATTGCCCAACAACAGAATCAGAAGAGCATATATTCACTTGTAATGGCATCATCACGGGAAATTGCAATGAGACAATAAACCCGACAAAAGGCTACAAATCATATGCCGACCTTTACCGTACTGACGATGGTGATGATTTGGGTTACGTTGGTTTCTGTAATCTTTCTGGTGTAGTTGCGGATAACATTACTTCAGATGAAGAATATGCAAAAGCGGCATACTATGCGCTTTTCCTCATTGATTCATTTGTGGAGAATACTGTTCTTGAGTTTCCACATCTCACAAAATCCATTAAAGCATGGCGTTCTGCTGGTGTAGGTGTTCTTGGATTGGCACATTTAATGGCGCGCAATAAATTGTCTTATTCTTCACAAGAGGGCAAAGACTTTATTCATGAACTCATGGAAACGCATGTTTATCATCTTCATGAAGCAGCTTTACAACTTGCTAAAGAACGCGGAAACTGTGAATACATTCATCGTTCCAAGTATCCTGAAGGATGGCTGCCGATTGATACTTACAACAAGAATGTTGATGAATTGGTAACAGTAGGTCTAAAGCGGGATTGGGAAGATTTGCGGAAGCGAATGATTGAACAAGGTGGTCTCAGGTTTACCTCATTATGCTTGATTCCCCCAGCCGAAACATCTTCACAAGTATGCGAAACGGTTAATGCTGTGTACCCAATTCGGGAAGGCTCTATTGTCAAAGTATCCGGTGATGTTACAAACAACTGGGTCGCCCCAGAGTATGAAACACTCAAGGATTATTATGATATTGCTTGGGAAGTGCCCACTAAAGACATGATTCATTGTTATGCCATCATGCAGAAGTTTATTGACATGGGCATTTCCTGTGATTTCTGGATTGACCGTTCTAAGAACCGTGATGTTTCCACCAAACAACTTATTCAAGAACTGTTCTGGTGTAACAAGTACGGCTTGAAAGGTAACTATTACTACAATACCAAGATGGATGCTGACGTGGTTGCTGGCGCTATTGCTTCAACAACCTTTGAAGAAAAGTCATCAGAAGAGCCTCAAGAACAACAGACCGATGAACCCGGATGTGGTTCAGGTGGATGCACACTTTAAGATGAATAAAATTTAACTTTACATCAGAACTAATTCGTCTATAATGGTGCCGACTTCTTTCATCGGAAGTCGTTCTCCAAAAGGATAAGCCCGTCAATCTTTTCACCTCCGGGGATTGGCGGGCTTTCTTATTGTTAATAGAAAACTCAAACAAGAGCAGCTAAAATGCACCGCATCTTCCATGAACAAGAAAGGAGAACAAAGAATGGTTGTACAAGATAAACTTACCAAGCTCAAGAACCTCTACGAAACATGCAAAGAGGAGTTCTTCACTATAACCGATGAACATCTAACCAGCCGAAACACTTCGTCGGTTACACCAACATTACTCAGAATGGCGAGGATTATTGTTGAAAATGGCAAGTCATTAAAGGATTTTGAAAAAGGTCAGAACCCAGCAACGATTACATTAACCAATATTCTTCAGTTTTCATCATCGGGCGCAGGAAAGCTGATGCTTTACATCAATCGAGGCAATTTACTATCTGCAGAAATGTCTCTACAAAGAGAAACCATCAAACTTAATGACGGCGTTACTTTATTCTTTTTGGAATCCATAACTTTGAAAGAAAATTCCAAGAAAGTGGAAGAATTAAAGGTCATTGAACTTTGCGCAATGGACATCGCCTTGCTATATGCGTTCAATGAGCTTTACAATGCCCTTTTCAACGAGCTTCCCGCCGCTCCTCTTCGTCGAGGTTAAACAATAAAATGAATATTATCAACAAGTTAAAGAATCATTTCAAACTAAAGCAGAAACAACAAAGAGAAGAGCAGCCCTTTTCTCTTTGGGTTTGGGAAACAGCGGCATTAAAGCTGCAAGAGAACGAGAAGGTTTACAACGGGCTTACACTCAAATTCACAAATGATGAGATTCAACTCATTAAGGATGGCGATGTTCAGCCTTTGCTAACCTTTCTGGATACGGTTTATAACAAAGCGTATTTGCTTTGGTTCTGCCAGTCAAAGTTCAAGAAGCTGGTTACATCTGTTTATCACACATCAAAAGGAGCGCCAGTTGAGCTTATTGTTAAGAAGGAAAACCTTTTTGATACGATTGATTATGAATTGTTAATTCTTCAATCCAATGGTGTAAACATCGCCTCAGAACTCTTTGATGGGCATGTTTATGGTCTGAAAGGGCTGGTGAATAAATTGAAGAATATTGAGGAAGCAAGAAAATGATTACTCTTGACCAAGACAAGTTTGTAGAACTCATCAGAAAACTGCTGGCTAAAACCTATTATCGCTACATTAGAATGGCGTCAGAAAAAGAGGCAACACTTTTCTCGGTTGATGAAAATCGTTGCTTCTTTCCAGAGAACTTAGAACAGCAAATTGAAGACTACACAAAAGGCGCTGATATTGAAATTATTAAAAACACACAACATTTGTATGGGTTGTATCATGTCTTGCAAACGCTGCAATACAATAACATTCCTTATTCAGCGGTAGTTTCTGATACAAGAACAGTTGTGGTGTTCACAACTGAAATTTACTCACATTGCATTGTAGCCAGCTATACAGACACAAACAAAGTTGAGTTTTCTGTAGAAATTTCAACTTCGTTTATTGGAGAATCGGGGTTGCCAATCTATAAGAAATCCCACATTAAAGAATTGAATGCTGTCTTGGATTACATCGCCAGAATGAATTTAGACCCATTTGCTTTCATTGCTACAATTCCAGAGTGGTTTGAATAATGGTGAGTGAAAACAAGATGAATAAAGAACAACGGAAAGTTTGTCCACGTTGTAAGGGTGCTGGATGGGCAGATAGTTACACACCAATGAGAATTGATATAGATGACTGCCCATATTGTGATGGTAAGGGCTTCATTCCAAGAGGAGACTGGAAATGATTTGGATTTGCATTTTATTCTTCACAGTAGTTACGTGCTTTTCTGTGCTGGCGTTCTTTAATTTGATAGAGGAAGCTAAACCACATGAGATGAAAATTGAACATCCGAGTCTGTGGGCTGCGGTGGCATTCATTGTGGGTGTAGTTTCATTTTTCAATGATTCTGGGCTTTTGCTTAGGCGCTCTTGCAGAGATACTTAAACAATGAAGAACATCTAAACATCAACAAGCCCTCATAGATTGAGGGCGATTTTGTATCTATAGTGCGCCATATCAGCAAACAGTGAGAGGTACATATGAAGTTCAAGACAACACGTAATGATGCTGTAGATGCAGCGCTTAATTTAATAATTGAAGTGTTAGGCGAGTTTCTAGAAGGCATAACTATCAAGGATACAGTCTTCAAACCATCAGACGCCGTTGAGATTGAAGTCTATAAAGATGTAATTGAAGTTCGTTATTTAGATTCCATCACATTAGCGCTATATAACGACGGAACATTCAATGCTTATGAAACCAATCCTCTGTTTAGATGCATGGCGTATGTAATCAATAAAATTGAAGCGGATAAAGATTCACTTGAAAACAATCTTAAAACCATTCTTTCTCATTTTGATTTCAACAAGGATTTCTAAATGTTGCTTTCTAAAGGTGAATCAAAATGCCCGCATTGTCATGACGCAGGCTTTAAGTTCAAAGTTGGTTTAGGGCAAAGGAAATGTTTCTAAAATGGACTCCTTCATTTACTATTGGTATGAACACTTAGGCGATAAACGATGAGCAAATTAGATTCAGCGCTATTGCTTCATGAGTTTTCAAAAGACGAAATTCTTGAAGCAAAGATTCCATTCATTGACAGGATGTTGCTTTATGTGGGCGTCGTAACTTACAGGGCTAGAAACATTACTGAAGCACATAAAGCAGGTGGATGTCTTCCTGAGTATCTGCAATGGTGCTATCCATACACCAAGATACGAGTTACTTCATATGACGCTGTTGTGTATAGATTAAAACCGGGAAAATGGGTCTTCGCAAGTGAGTATCATCGTTTCATAAACAGCGCTGAATATAACATTAGGCAGCGTAATGATTTGGCTAAGTTCTTAGAGATAATGTAATGATGATTTAATTTGACAATCATCGTGGTTAGAAAGATAATTTGCAATGTGGCAGGACGGCATTAAACCGTTCTGTTTGTTTCTTTAATGTTTGATTTGAGAGGTTTTAATAATGGGCAACAAGTTATCAGTAACTGACATCGCTAGAGTTTGCCATGAGGTGAACAGAGCCTATTGCCAAGCGATTGGTGATAATTCACAACCAGAATGGGAATCAGCGCCAGAATGGCAACATGATTCTGCTAAATCAGGCGTCTTAATGCACCTAAACTATCCAGATGCACCAGCTTCAGAAAGTCATCGTTGTTGGATGGAAGGAAAGTTGGCAGATGGATGGACATATGGCGAAGTGAAAGATGTTGAAAAGAAACAGCATCCCTGTATGGTTGCTTTTGAAGATTTGCCAAAAGAACAGCAAGCTAAGGATTATATATTCAACGCTGTTGTGGATGCTTTGGCAAAGTTTTGTTGAATAAGATAAAGAAGGAGTAAGAGAAATGAGTAATGAAAAGAAATTAGTTAATAATATAAATCGGGATTACCATAATTCTGATTTGGTATTGGGTGAACCACAGGGGCTTTATGATACAATTCATTGCCATCACAAGCCTTTGGAGCAATTATTTAATCAGGCGAAAAGCCAAATCTGGAGCGGGTCTGGGGAGTTTGACTTTTCGCCTTGTTTGAAAGAATTTGCTAAACAAGACGATAACGCCGAACTAATGATGGACACGATTTCTTATCAATTTCAGGCTGATAGTCTCGTTGCCAAATCATTACTTCCTATTATGTCGCCGTTTATTACTAATAGTGAACTTAATGGGACGTTTGCATTTAATACTTATATGGAATGTTTGCATCCCGACCATGAAGTTTATATTAAAGGGCGTGGATGGGTAAGGATTAAAGATGTTTCTGTTGGTGAAGAAATTCTTCAATATGATTTAGAAACTGAGTTGGTTACTTATGGTGCGATTTCAAATTATATTGAAAAGTATAATTCTTCTGATTATTTGATTTCATTCAAAGACCAGCGACACTATCATCAGATAGTTACACCTAATCATAGAATGGTTGTGCAAAACACACGACATGATTGTGATACGAGCATACGATTTATTCCCGCAGAAAAGTTGCCTATAAATTTGAGCTATCGGGTAATTTTATCTGGCAAGAAAATTGGTACATTGAATGAACTTACACCTTTAGATAAATTAAGAATTGCATTTCAGGCAGATGGAACCGCCGGATATTATGTAGAGCGAAACAATTCTCAGCGTATTAGATTTGGGTTTAATAGAGAACGAAAATATAATCAGTTAATTGAAATTCTTAATGAATGTGGTTTTGAATTTAGTGTTCATACATCTAAGGCATTAAAATATGTGGTTTATATATATATACCCATTGAAATTTATAATACGTTTGATAAGGAATTTTCATGGGTTAATTTAGATGATATGGATTATAAATATGCTCGTGATTTCGTTGAAGAAACACTAAAATGGGATGGCACTAAACGAAACCATAAAGGGAAATATTCTCTAGGCGCATTCCAAAATACAAGGAAAAAAGCTATAGATATAGTATCTTCTATAGCATCTTTTGCTGGATATAGGAATAGTATATCTACTTATACTGATAGAAAAACATCATTTGGTGCGAGACCATATCATGCTGTAAATTTTGTAAATAGAACATCTATTCAAACATATTCTATGGAACGTGAGTGTATTCCATACACGGGGAAAGTTTATTGTGTTACTGTTCCTACTGGTGCATTTTTAACTAGATTGAATGGGCGAATTTCGGTAACAGGCAACTGCGAGCACGCTATCAGCTATAGTGAGATGGTGAGAACGTCTATGCCAGACCCGGAAGGTGCACTCAAACGCATTATAGAATCGCAAGAAACTGCCGACCGTATGTCTATTGTAGAAGATGTACTTGAGGAGCTTTATCAAGCTGGACTTAAGTATGGCGCTGGTAGAATGAGTAAAGAAGAAGCGTTTCCAATAGTTTATCGTGGGATGACTGCAATTTATCTTCTTGAGCGTATTCAATTTATTGCTTCATTTGCTATTACATTTGGTCTTGGTGAAATGGGGCTGTTCCTACCTATTGCCAACTGTGTTAAGAAGATTTGCGCAGACGAGATTGGAATACACAGTCTTACAGATGAATATGTTTTGTCTGAAATGCGTAAAATGAAGTATTGGAATGATTGGGAAGATAACCAAGAGTTCCAAGAAGGCATTCAAAAAATGATTGATGACGTAGAACGCATTGAAATGGAATGGACTGACTTTATCTTCAAAGACCGCACTATTGTTGGTTTGACACCAGAACTTGTCAAAGACTGGGTTCGGTTCAACGTTCAAATGCTTAAGCAGTCAATGGATTTGCCCTTTGAAGTAAAAGTTAAAGAAAATCCTCTTCCGTGGATGAATAACTGGCTTTCCCTCAACAAGTTCCAAAATGCTCCGCAAGAAATCGAAAAATCCGATTATGCAGTTGGTGCAATGAAAGATGACTTGGATGATGCGGATTTTGATGCGTAAATTTTAAACCAGAAATTACGAAGCCCTCATGATGAGGGCTTCTTGTTTCATTTATAATGCAAACAGACAGCTAAAACACTCAAAAGGAGCAACATAATGAAAACTCAAAAACTCATTCGCCATGTTATTGCAGCATGGTTTCAAAAGCACGGAAGAGGCGGCTTTCAGCTAGTTTGGCAACCAACAAAACGGGATGAGAATGGCGTTCAATATTTGATTCTTGGCTCAATTACAGACAATTTCAAGTTGACTATTCACAATGGAGTGTTTCGTGATGGCGCTACAGTTTTACGTTCAGAATCCGCATTAGCCAAGTTTCTTGGTGTCGAAAGGGCATTTGAAGTTCTTAGCCATCAATGGGTCATTTTGGCGTTGGAATCTTTCTATCAGAAGTTCTATGAAGTGAAAGACGCCTTAGAATATCTATCAGTTAAGTATGATGGCGAGACAGGCAATGTGGAGATTGATGTTGGACGAGAAGGATACGGGGCTGAAGTAAGCCACTTCAGCACAAACGACCCCAATATGCGTCCAGAGTTCTTTGAACATTTGGCGATGCTGTATAATTTCAAAGGGTTGGAGTTCATCTGTAATTATCCTGAAATCCCAGAATATCTGTCTTTGACAAAATTTGAGTGTGTTTTGGAATACGCTATCAGAGCCGCCCTACATAACCATGAACAGGGCATGGTCATTGAGCAGCATTTGGACAAGTGGCGTATCAGTTTTGTTACGAAGGATGATAATGGAAATGACAAATTGTTGGAATGCGAACGCGCAGAGAACAATGCCGAAGACCCTGATTACTTCACTGTAAATGGCGAAATGCACAACACGGATTCGTTCTTTGATATGCTGACTTTCCCGAATAGTGCTGAGAAGACACAAAAGATTTTCTATGATACGAAAAATCTCATTGAACTCTTAAACAGCTACAGATTTGCTTCTTCGGAAATCATAATCAAGAATTGTAAAATTCATGGCATTGATGTTACCATTGATACGTTTTTGACAACTGGCGAAGTGAAAAGCTATCATTTGGATTTCCCTGAAGGTTATAGCTTGAAATTGGTGGAAGCCTTCATTCTTAAAATTGTCGACAAACAAGGATAAACGCTGTGAATTTTCAATTAACTAAAGACTTTACAATCACAAAAGCCCCTGAAAACGGGGCTTCTGAATACGTTTATGATATAGAAGTAGAAGATACGCATATCTTCTTTGGCAACAATATTCTGCTTCATAACTCAATTTACGTTTATCTTGGTGATGTTGTAGAAGTCTTCCATCAAAAGAACATTGAGAAAACAGGCAATCCTTACACAATGGATGAAGCCCTGAATCTTCTTGATGATTTCTGTGAGAGAGTAATTCAGCCAAAACTTGCCCAGTGGTACGATGACATGGCGCTGTATTTGAACTCAATGGAAAACAAGATGGTGATGAAAAGGGAAGTCATCGCCCGAGCGGTCATGTGGCGTGCCAAGAAGAAATACATCATGTCTATCATTGACAATGAAGGTGTCAGATACGCACATCCAAAAATCAAGGATGTTGGCGTTGAAACATCAGCAGGCGCAACCCCGGATTTCGTTAAAGAAGCGCTTTACAACTGCTACAGAATCATGCTTAATGGCACAAATCAAGAACTTGTAAAGGAAATTAAAAGAACCAAGAAAGAGTTCCTTGAAAAAGATTACAGGGAATATTCCTTCCCTATTTCCATAACAGACCTTGAAAAGAACATTGGTGAAGATGGCAACTTGGTAAAAGGCGCTTCGTGGAATGCCAAGGCGGCTTACACGTTTAACAAGATGCTTGCTAAAAGTGGCATCACTTATATTCCACCAATTAAATCAGGCGACAAAATCAATATTCTTTACTTGAAAGCCAGTAATCCATTCGGTTCAGAAACGATTGCTTACGTTGAGGACATACCAGAAGAATGGAATCTTGGTAGTTTTGTTGATAAGGGCAAGATGTTTGAACGCTTCTTCCTGAATCCAGTTAAGTCATTTTCGGATTACTTATCATGGCATACCAATCAGGTTTTTGACCCTTCAATTTACGAAAATTCTGATAAGCCGAAAAAAGTGAGGAAAAGGAAAAGTGAGGTGCTTAAAAGCCCCTGAATGGCGTTTTAAGCAAAACACCCTAAAATTAGCAAATTTTTCTTTAACAAAATCAGTAACTTATAAACACGAATTTTAGCCAAATTTTGCCCCTTATCTCTTGCGCCGTAAAACCTACCTTCAGGTAGGGATATAAGGCGCTCTAACAGAATAATTAAGAATTTTTAATTTGTGATTTGAATTTTAAGCTCTATAATAAGACCTGAATTTGGATGTACTAACAGCGAATGCTGTGATTAACATTCATAACGTAGGGATAACCAACCTACTCGCGGCAGGGCATGCCGTTAAAAGCGCCCGTAAAAAGGCGAACCTTTCGGCTATATCGCCGAGTTCCTTTGGTTTTAGAATCAGAGGAATCCCAGCCCTTTAGGGCGGGAGGATGTCAACTACCCCTTCCCCTTTTTGGTTACTTCTTGTAAGTTACTGATTTAATTGAATTTTTAGAGATACTAAACTTTTAGACGTATTAAAGCCCCATTTAAGGGGCTTGTTTTATAAGTAACTAATATTAAAGAAGTTTCTTTTCTAAATCAGATTCAACCAAATCCAAGAAAGCACCCAAGTTGTAGTGAGTGGTTGTTTCGTTAGGACTATATTGATAGCCTATATCGCCAGAAAGTTTATAATCAGGAAAACTTCTGATGACAAAGGTCTGTTCATCTACCGTAAAGATTGAGCTGCTTTTATTGCCAGCAACATGAATGATGGGCTTTTCAATGAAGCGGGGCAAGATTTCAACTCCGAGCTTATGCCAGAAGTCATGATTGGGGTCAACTCTAAGGAAAGGTCGCTTGCGGCGGTAAACGCCAATAACTTCATCAAACTTATCAGCAAATTCTTTGGTTGTAACAAATGTTTCGCCATTGAAGCTAATAGCGCCGCTACCCTGCATTGTGACTGACATTTCTTGTTTGTTGGCGGTGAATGAAACAATGACTTCTCTATTAACCGTATCAAAGGTAATATCAAATTCATCAAGATGATGGGCGATGGCTTCGATGAAGGTTTGTGAATAATTCATAATGGTCTCCGGTAGTGAATTTCGGGTAGTATCAGCCAAAACATTCCAAGAGGCAAGTTTTCTAATGGCAATTTTTATTACGCTTATCACATTTGCAGTAACGCTTTCGGTGGCTGTCAACTACGACCTGAAAAGCCAGAAGACAAGAAACATAAGCGCTGAAAACAAAGCAATGATTGGCTATTGTGTTTCAACAGCGTTGTTAGTCATTCTCATTTGTCTTTATAAATGAAAAGGAGAGAGAAGTGGAGTATTACGTTCAGCTTTATTACTTAAGAAAAATTCAGGGCAGATTACCCCATTTCAAAGACAAAGGGCATGATGTTTATAACTGCCGCTGTGTGGTTTGTGGTGATTCCCATAAAGACACGACAAAAGCAAGGGGCTACTTCTTCAAGAAAGACAACACGCTTTTCTACAAGTGCCATAACTGCGGGGCTTCCATGTCTTTCATTGCTTTTCTCAAAGAACAGTTCCCCGCTGATTATCAGGAAATGATTTATGAGGAGTTCAGTTCATCTTCCTACAAGAAGAAAGAACTGCCCAAAATCAAGCGCCAAGTGAGAAAGCCTGCCCTACAACATCAACAAGCCCAAGTAAAGCCCCTATCCCTACCTTTCAAAACAATGGCGCAAATGTCAGAATCAAATCCTGAAAGACAGTACCTTGTGAAAAGAGGGCTTTCCCATGCGCTAAAACTTCTGTACTACATTCCAAACGCAAAGGAATACTCCAAAACCATTCCACGTTATCAGGAAAAGCCCTGTTTCTTGGAAGATGCGGCTATTGGCATTCCGCACTGGGATAAAGTCAAAACAGCACTGAACTTCATGCAGCTAAGATTCATCAATCAGCCTAAAATCCGTTACATGACCTTACAAGTAACAGAAGACGAAAACATTCACAAGATTTTCGGGCTTGAAAGAGCAGTAATTTCCGAAGATAAAGTCTTGTCAGTTACAGAAGGCGCATTTGATTCACTGTTTGTTAAAAACTGCATAGCCATTTCCGGCATTACAGACTGGCATTCACTCAAGGAATACCAGCCATTAGTGAAGTCAGTACGCTTCATCATTGACAATGACTTTACTAAGAACAAACAAGTCAGGAAGAACCTTGTACAAATCATCAATAGCGGCTTTGAAGTAGTTATCACGCCCAAGTCTTACATCCGTTACAAAGATGTAAACGACCTTTACTTATCAGGCAAGTTTCAAAGTGGTGGGAAACTCAATGATTTTCTTGATGAAAACACATTCAAAGGGCAAGAAGCCATCCTAAAACTTTCCAGCTTTTAACAGACAAAAAGGGCAGCTTTAAATAAAATCCCCGTTATCGAACTAGCAGCCCAAAGGAGCTTTACAACCATGAACACTGACAAGATTATCCGTGAAATAGTGGACATTTGCCTGCCCTATACAAGAAGATTAAAATTACAGAATATTCAGGATGATGGCTATTCCATCAATCTTTGGATTTTTGGCAACAAATCCTACACAACACTTATCAGAATCTTCCCTGATAAAGAACAGCCATTCTTCCTGTTATCGGGTAATACGGACTGTTCTTACCTGAAGGAAAAGAAGAAAGATTTTCTTGAGATTCTAAAGAAAGAGCTGGCTAATTACGCAGTATCTAAACAGGAGCGAACATTGAAAGACGTGATGCCCTGTTTAGAAAGGCTTAAAGCTGTTAATGAAGAAAGAGCCTTGATTATTACTAAAGACGAATGTTTTATCGAATACGCTGTCTATGGCGGAGATAATAGGTGCAGTCATAGACCAAGTGCAGAATAACCAAAAATTCCATTATCGGTGAAACTATGCAAATACACAAAGCCTTCAAAATTAAAATACTGCCAAACGGCGAACAAATCCGCAAAATGAAACAATTTTGTGGTTGTTCACGTTTTGTGTTCAATCGTGCTTTGGCATATCAAAATGAACAGTATGAAGCAGATAAATCATTTAAGTTCAGCTACGTCAAACTTGCGAATTTGCTGCCTGAATGGAAACATGAGTTAGTTTGGTTAAAAGATTGCCACAGTCAGGTTTTGCAGCAATCGCTCAAAGACTTAGAAGCCAGTTTCAAAAACTTTTTCAGTAAACGTTCAAACTTTCCAAAATTCAAACGTAAGGGAGAAAAAGACAGTTTCAGATTTCCGCAAGGTTGTAAACTAGAACAACAGAATAACCGTATCTATTTGCCAAAAATCGGCTGGGTGCGTTATCGCAACAGTCGTGATGTTATAGGTACTATTAAAAACGTAACTGTTAGTCAAAAATGCGGTAAGTGGTATGTTTCCATTCAAACAGAATGGAAACCCGAAACGCCTATGCCGAACGGCGGGGAAATCGGTATTGATATGGGTATTGTCAGGTTTGCAACACTTTCAAATGGCGAATACTTTGAGCCAGTTAATGCCTTCAAAACCTACAAAGGAAAATTAGCGAAACTGCAAAAACGTTTCAAAAACAAGACCAAATTTTCTAAAAATTGGCAAAAGTTAAAAGCCAAAATTGCGAAATTGCATCACAAAATCAGCAATATTCGTAAAAATCACTTGCATCAAATCAGCAGTAAAATCAGCAAAACCCACGCGATTGTTTACGTTGAAGATTTACAAGTGAGTACTATGTCTAAATCAGCAAACGGTACAGCGGAAGAACACGGTAAAAATGTGAAGCAGAAATCAGGTTTGAACCGTGCGATTTTAGACCAGTCATGGTTTGAGTTTAGACGCCAGTTGGATTATAAATTGGCGTGGAATGGTGGTTTCTTAATAGCTGTTCCGCCACAGAATACTAGCCGAACTTGTCCTTGTTGTGGGTACTCATCTAAGGAGAATCGTCAAACACAAGCTGATTTTGAATGCGTAGAATGTGGTTATGCTGAAAACGCTGATGTAGTTGGTGCAATTAACATATTAAAACGCGGGCAAGCCTTACAAGCCGCGTAAAACCAGAAAATCAGGGCAGGACATGCCCGTAGCGTCTGTGAAGTGAACCGCGTAAGCGGTCATCAGCAGAAACCCACCGAAGCGAGTAGGCTAAATTGCTAATCGCAGTAGGAATTTCCTTCATTTATGGTGGGAAGGATGTCAATGAAGGAGAGGAAGAATGTTGCTCTGTTTCAATCACGAAGAACGAAACGGAAAGTTTATCCAAAACTTTCTGAAAAGGGCTATGAAAAAGCCGTAGAACAAATTTTTAATATTGCTTAAAAGGAGAAACAATGCTACTCATTATGAATCATGAAGAAAGAATTGGTAAATTTATTCAATATCTACTGGAAAATGACTATGACGAAGTTCAGCTTTCGTTTGATGATGAAGTTTCAAGTGTCAATTACTTAGTAGCCGCCAATACAAAACGTGGTGATTTCTTTTGGCGGGCATTTGAGTTCCTGCCGGGTGGTGATATTGTGGAGAACTTTTCTGATGTCAGCAGTGATTTTGTTGATGACATTTATCCGCACGAACAAGAACCGCATCCTCTATGGCAGAAAGTTGTGGAAAGACTTCATGAATTGGGCGACAAAGCGGATGAAGTTGAATTTAAGCTAAAGCCATTCCCAAATGCTACAATTTATCTAGTAGATGGCACTATTGACCAAATCTTTTACTAAAAGGAGCTTAAGCCCTCATGAAGCATCAAACACAAGCCCGTATTATTGCTGATTCCGTTTCATTCAATTCAGGACAGCGAATAACAACATTTGAAGTAGAGTTTCCGCGTATTGTATTGGCAGAACTTAACACGCATAGAACGTTGGCGCGCAACTACGCTTCTTCAAGGGCAATTCCAATAGAAAAGAATATTGAACAGGTTCAGTCTTCACCATTTATGCCATCTGAATTTGGTAAGAATAAACCCGGCATGGCAGCTTCTCAGAATCTTGAAGGCGAAGACCTGATTAAAGCCCGTAGAGAATGGCTATCAGCTAGAGATAAAGCCATTTGGCAAGTTAAAGAACTTGCTTCTATTGGCGTTCACAAACAATTAGCAAACAGACTTTTAGAGCCTTTCTCATACATCAAAGGCATCATTACTGCTACAGAGTTCAAGAACTTCTTCTTCCTAAGAATTGCTGATGATGCCCAGCCAGAAATCAGAGAATTGGCGGAGAAAATGAAGGAAGCAATGAATGATTCAATGCCGCAGCCTTTACATAATGGCGAGTGGCATTTGCCTTACTTTGTTTATAGTGGCGCTGAAACGTATAGAGCCATTTTCAACCATGAATTGGAACTACCCCTTGAAGAAGCCAGAATGATTTCAGTTTCACTTTGTGCGCAAGTTTCATACCGCAATGAAGATACCTCATTAGAGAAAGCCAAGAAGCTCTGGAAAATACTCTTTGAAGGAAGGGCTATTCATGGCTCTGCTGCTGAACACCAAGCAACACCCGTAACATCAGAAACCGATAAGGGCATTACGCACTTCTTAAACGATGAACAAAAAACGCCCTGCTCAGGAAACCTGCAAAATTGGATACAATACAGGCAACTGTTTAATGAGCCAGACCATTGTAGTTGGCGCAAAGAAACCTTATAGAAATGTATTGTAAACATTAAGCAGCCGTAATTGGCTGCTTTCTCATTTCTGGCTATAATGCACCCCCCATCGAAAGAGAACAAAAGAGAGGTTTCAAAATGATGATTTTCTGCTTAGTGCTTGTTGTAATTGGTGTTATTGGTAATGCTGGCTATGAAATTTATCAAGAAGAAAAGCGTGTTAAAGATACGCTGAAAGAAATTCATGACGAGTGGCAACGTACAACTGTTCCAAAGGTAAAAGCTGCTGGTGAAAAGGTTTCTGCTAAACATTGGGCAAATATTGAACAGCGTCATGCGCCAGAGCCTAAGAAAGTTCACAAGATTACGCTTAAGGTTCGTTTTCCAAAGGATACTAAGAAAGCAGAGCCAGTTAAAGAGCCGAAAGACTTCACTTCTAAAACCATGCGTAAAGGGCAAGCTGAAGTCATCGCCAGAAACATCAAAGCCAACTATAAAACCATTCACAGTCAAGCTAAACCAGCCAAGAAGAAACAAACAATTCATGACAAAATTGCTGCTGAGGAATTAATTCAGAAGAAATTGATGAAACTCTTTCGTGAGGGAATGCCTAAACATCAGTTCCAAATTCAAAAAGAACAATCTGATAAGCGTTTGCTTAACCTCAAACAACAATTGAAAGGAGCTTAAGAAATGGCAGAAGAAACCAAGAAAATTATCAACAAAATCTTAGACTTAGCAAAAGAGGTGTTTTAATCATGAAAATCACGTTCTTAGACCAAACATTTGATATTGCCATACCACATGATACAGAACTCTTCTGGGTTGTTGCAAACAATAATAACCATCTTATGGTCTTCTCAACTAAGCCGGAATACAAAGATGGCTCTTGGTATGGCAACATCATCCCTCAAGATACTTTACAAAGCGTAAATCGCATGCGCGATTACACTAAATCTCTAGCTGCATTCAAAACAACAATAAAAGCAGAGCCTTTTGCGGAAGATAATTATTCGGAACTCTTGAAATATATTGATGAGCATAAACCTACAAACGAGACCATTCCAGAGTTTGTATTTATCTACATGGTTTGACAACAGCTTTGGTCTTTGGAGTTTGTGGAGTATGGTGATATTGTCATCATTGATTCGTCTGATTATGAAGCTATCGGCATGATTGCTGTTGATACTGACGCTTCTCGCATTTTCTTCAAACTAAAACTATTCAATATGGGCGTTCTCATCAACTTCAACAAAGATGAAGTCTCATGGGTGAACAATATTGATGACGATTATTCTGATGATTATCTTGATAAGGCAGAAGCGTATTCTTGTAAGCCCATCAACTTGCCTTCGACTGAACTTTCCATTTACAAAATGTTAGCTGAGGCTCTTGCTAAAGAAGTGCAAAGAATTAACAAGTAGTTTACTAAAGCCTTCCTTTTTGTAATTGCAGGAAGGCTTAATTGTCTTTAGAATACGTTTTATCAACAGAATCTTAGAGGTAAATGCGTTATGAATCAAACAATAACTCTCAATGAAATCGAGAGCAAAGTTAATAACCTGCAAAGAAGCACAATTAAGACCATCTTTCAGGAAATTATTGACTCGTTGCGTGAAGATGAATGGGAGTCAAACTACACTTATGATTATTACATAGAGGATTATGTACGAACAGTTGGCTTCAACATTGAAAAGGATGAAATTTTCTTTTTGTTTAATCATGAATTTAATTCTGCACTAATTTTTCATTTTAATGATGAATCCGTTGTAAAACTTAGCCCTTCTGATTTATACATTTATGATGGCTTGGCCTATGACCTTTCAGAAGTTATAAATCGTTTCCTACGTTCAGAATCCAGAATCGTCAAGGAAATTACCAACAATCTTCTCACCTACGTTAAAGGAGTTATTAAATCATGGCATACTTCGCAAAATTCCCATCAATCGAGCAATTCCGCAATGTTGTTGTAAACATTCAAAAGAAAGCACGTTATAATGGCTTGGATAAAGAAGGCAAGCCCATCTTTGACCTTTCCAAGCAAGCGCCCACGCTTACTTTCAAGGGCACAGTAAAGCTGCACGGCACAAACGCAGCCATCATTTACAACAAAGCCCTTGACTACTACAGAGCGCAATCCCGTGAACGCCTCTTGTCTTTGGAATCGGATAATGCTGGCTTCTGTATGTTTGTTGAACAAAAACGCCAGCAGTTCATCCAAATCTTTGAAGAACTCAGAATCGCTAACAATATTCCCGACAATCATTTTATTGTCATTTACGGTGAATGGTGTGGCGAGAACATTCAGAATAAAGTAGCGTTATCACAGCTTTCGAAAATGTTTGTTGCTTTCGATGTCTTTACATTCCATACAGATGTCAAAAATCTTCAAGAATCCGCAGTAAATCTGCTACAAGAGGGCAAATGGCTCACTTCAGACCATAACCTGAAACTCATTAAAGAGAAAGAACATCAAATCTACCCAATCAATAGCTTCCAAACATTTGAAATTACTATCAATTTTAATGAGCCAGAGCTTGTAATTCCTGAACTTCAAGCGCTTACTGAAAAGGTTGAAGAAGAATGCCCTGTTGGCAAAGCCTTTGGTGTTTCTGGTGTTGGTGAAGGCATCGTCTGGTCGCTGTTAGACCAGAATCAAAAGGATTATTATCGCTTCAAAGTAAAAGGTGAGAAGCACCAATCCTCTAAAGTGAAGAAGTTGGCTTCGGTTGATGTTGAAAAACTTAATGATATTAAGAAATTCGCTAATTACGCTGTAACCGAATCCAGACTTAATCAAGGACTGGAGCATCTGCGTTTAAATGACTTCCCACTTAGTCAGAAATCAACTGGTGAGTTCATTAAGTGGATTCAAGGTGATGTACTGAAGGAAGAAAAGGATACGATTGTTGAGAATAGCTTCAATATGAAAGCTGTGAACGCAACACTAGCGATTAAAGCTCGCACTTGGTTCTTGCAACATGGCATTGCCGACTAGTAATACAAATTCTATAGAATGGCGCTATACTAAGCGCCATTATCTTTAATGCAAAGGAGAAAAGAATGATTGTAAAGATTTTAGATTTCTTTCTTGAAGTAGATAGCAAAAGAAAATTCAACTACATAGCGATTGGTTGTACTGGTGAAGTTATAGCGTTTGAACACAAACCTGTTTTTAGCCATGAGTTTAGTGAATGGTCTTATGGCAATAACAGAGGGGATGGTTCCATTATTGGCAATGTGCTTCAGCGCCTCCCCACGGATATCGCTAAATCATTGTGTTGGGAACTTAAAGACGTTGATGTTACCAACGACAAATTCTTGCGTATTGATGGCTTCAAGGTTATCAATGTTCCAAAAGACATCATTGATAACTATCCATACGTAGCTTTCAAGAAAGTTAGCGAAGACATAACAAAAGTTATCTTCCATCAATCAGAGCCCGTTTACTATCATGACAATCTTAACAGCAGCGGCAAAACATGGGAAGTTTATATTACTGGCGCTGTCCTCAAATTAGAAAAGGAATACTACTTAACCAAAGATTTTGTTGAAGATAGCGCAAAGTATGCTTTTCTAATTTATCATAGAAAACTTCTGATGCTTGATGAAATGCAACAAACCTTCAACTGGGTGTGTATTTCACCGGGCGGAAACGTTTGCCTCACTATGGAACGTCCTAAATTGAGTAGAACTATAAGTGATTGGGAAATTGAGAACAATAGCCAAATTGTTATGGCGAATTATGACGCTGAAGACTATCATCTTAGCGAAATGAAATTAGAAAATCTTGTTGTTTTACAAGAAGCTAAGACTAAAACATTTCATTCTCTGATGAATACCGCTGGTGAAGAATGTGTATCACCAGAACTATTCTTCATTTATGGCGCAATTAGCGATAAGAAGTACAGGATTATTGGTGATGGTGTTTATGAGTTCCATAGTGGTGATATAACACTTACCGTTAGTATGAACGATGATGAATGCACATTAACGTTCAGGGTAAATGGCAAAGTACAGAGTACCTACATTTGGAAAGCCTATCCACAAAAACTTAAGGAAATTCTTAAGGCTCTTCCTGCTAATCATGGCTGACTAGTAATACAAATTCTATAGAATGGCGCTATACTAAGCGCCATTTTCTTAAACCAAAACAGGAGCAAACACATGAAAGTAAAAATCCAGAACAAAATCATCAATATTGAGCCCAAGTGGAATAAACCCTATAAATGGCTTGCTGTTGACCCAGACGGGATAATCTCACTTTTCACAGATAAACCAACGTTTTATGCCAACGTGTGGAGGGAATCAGACGAATTTATCGAAAGAATGGAAGTAGTTGGTCGGGCATTCGATGACAAAGTTACTAACGCTGAACAAATGCTTTATCAGTTGGATGATATTCAACTGAAAGAAGAAGCCAAGCATCAATCCTTCCATGAGGCGTTTGAAGAAATGTTGCAAAATGTAGCGGCCAAACAAAAGCCGGAAATGACGCCTAAAGAAGCCTACAACGCTACACCTTCACTTCCCAACGATATGACTGATAAACTCACTAGTGAAGTATTTAGAAAAGCATTTAATAAGCGCATTATGGAACACGCAACATTCTTGCGTCTTGATAATGGTTTTATTGTGTTGGTGGATAAAGAATGGTTGAAGAAATTCACGTATCTCACATTTGATGACAAACATCAAATCATGCGACTGCATGTTCAAGAACCAACTCGTTTGGATAATGGTGTTTGGCACGCGGATGGCGAGCAACTCGCCGTTAAACTTAATTGTAAGCCACGTTCACTGATGTTTTTCACAGATACTCTGTGTAGGATTGAGGACTTGATTAACAAGACCAAAAATTATCGCATTGTAGAATTGAAGGGTGATGGTAAGACATTATTGGCTTCCGTTCCGGCGCATTTGATTCGTGAAGGCTATGAATGGATTTCGTTGAATAAAGATGGTGGCATACTTGCCCATAAAGAGAAACCTTATACGGCTATGTCTGTATGTTGGGTTTCATCTGGTTCAAAACTCATCAACACGGCGTTTCCTGTAGACGAAGAAACAAATGAAAAATGGAAGACGTATATAGCTAAAATTAGCGATTGTGAAATTATTCAGTATGAAACTATTGATTCGTCTGATTCACCAGAAGACGTATTGATTGATTTCCAACAAAAACTTCTTGCAGAAAAGGATAAATCGCTTGAAGAGAGCTTCATTAGAGACGCAATATATTGGCTTTCGCGCAAGGATATTGAGATTCGCCGCAATGATAGGATTACCTATATTAAAGATAAAAGTCAAAACAAAGACATTATTAAGGTTTTCAAAAACGTAAAAGTTGTTGAATTTCATAGCGATAAAGGCATTTTAGCGCTTAGGATTTTTGATGGCGGTCTCTATTCGTTCTTTTCAACTGATGACCTTAAAGAAGTTGATAAAGACCAATTTGTCAAAGTTCAAGACTACAATGAAGTAACTAAAAACTTTGTAGATTTTTTGGTCAATTTTAGCAACAAGGAATAAGGAGATTAGAATGAAAGAAGTTAAAGCAATCATTTATCATGGCGAAGTGTTTCTTGTGCCAGAACGATTCTTCATTGATTATAAGGAATCTATTGTTTTTACAACATGATATTGTGAAGTCTTTGTTAAATTTCAGCCTCAATTTGAATATGAAGAAGGCGAAACTTTTGCTATCGGGCTCTTGCCTAACCTACAGATAGAGACGCGCCTCAATCTTCAGAAGATGACCCGTAGGCTCAATGCTTTGCCAGTTAAAGAGCAAGACGATGAGGAGTTTAGCTATTTCACAACGAGAGAATTTGGCAAAGCGTCTGTTAAAGAAGACGATGAGTTGATGCTTAAAATTCACGATGATGTGATTGCTTTCCCTCAAGATGTAATTGGACGCTTTAACTTCATTACGTTTGATGAAGACCATACTATTCGCCTGCATAAATCCAAACCTTTCTATAAAGGTGGGCGATGGGATAGCACCCACATTCAACTAAGATGGGGCAAGATGGAAACCCCATTGTCGGATGTGTCATTATTCGCTAGCACATATCACAACATTAACTGGCTTGTTGACCAAGCTAAATCTATCAACATTGAACTTAAACAGCCAAAACTTGTACATTATGAGCATCGTGTTGGGCTTCTTGAAAGGAATGTCATTCAATTTTACAAGAACGGCAAGGGCGGCAGTAAATCTGATAATAAAGCTGAAGAAACTGTAGCCAATGAAATCATGGCGAAATTTGATGACTTGTTTGCATCAGCAGGCAAGCTCTTTGAAGAAGCATCGAAGTTCTTCAAATCATCTAAATGAAACCTTTGTAATTGAAACCAACCCAAAATGGCGGCTATAATGCCGCCATTAACACATCATAGAAAGGAGACTAGAAAATGGCAGTCAAAATTATTGAATTTCACAACCAGCAATACTTTGTTGGTGAATATTACTTTGCTGAATTTTTTGATAGCATCGTTACAGTAAGTCATGATGGCAACGCTGTATTAAAAGCAACTCCTGATGTAAGCATCATTCTTGGTTCTGTTGATGTTACGCCAGATGAATTAGAGAACAGAGAACTGCTTTCGTGTCGTTTATCAACATTGCCAGTTAAAGACCGTGAAGAAGACGCTTTTGCCAAGTTTGAAACAAGTTACATTAGAGCCGATGATAAAGCAGAACCAACTTTTGTAGATTTTGAAGAAATCTTACTGCCAGTTTCAGATGATTACATCATTGAGCTTGATTCAGAGCTATTGGTTAAATTCAACTACCTCACAGTTGATAACACGAAAGACCAAGCTGTACGTTTACATAAAGGCTTACCAGCGTTTGATGGCGCTAGATGGGATAGCTTTACAGAGCAGTTGAAATTAGAGAATTTAGATGGCGATTTCAAAGGTGATTGTACTAAATCCTACTCATTTGAATATCTCATCAGAAAAGCTAAAAACCAAGTAATTGTACAAAAACGGGATTGCGGAATGTTTTATCTCGGGCGTCCTGTTAAGGATTTTCTAACGGTTACACAGCGCTATAGTGTTGGCGCAGTCAATAAAGAAGTCATTAACCCAACTGCAAAAGACGTTTTCGATGCTTTCAACCGCATTAAAGCCAAAGAAGGGCTTATTTACACCATCATTAAATCTGTTATTGATGTTTTCCGCCGTGATGAAAAATTGCTTGTAACCGAAGTTGAGGATGAGGGCAATGGCTATGCAGTAATTGAATGGAACTTGAACACAGATAATTCTGGTGATGTTGAAATTCGTTATGAGAACTTTGAAGATTATGTATCGGACGAATCTTTGGTTGAGCTTACGTTCTGGTTAAATGCGTTATGTGTCAGATTCAAAATTCTTGATGATTACTCAAAAGTAGAAGGTTCAATAGGCAATACGGAAACATTTGTACCGATGCTTGCCTTTGATTCAAACCAACTTCATCAGGATTACAAAGACTTCGCTCTTTTTGTAGCGAAAGCCTTGCCTAAAATTGCTGGATTAAACGATTAAAAAGGAGAACTAAAATGCCTATTCAAATTATCATTCTTATTGCTTTGTTCATTCTTGGTGGCGTCATTGGCTATTATGCGGGAATGAAACTATGATTAGCTTTCAAGCCTCGTTTGTGCTAACATTGACGATGATTGCCGGGATAGCCTTTACTTCAGGGGCTATCATCGGCTTCTATAAATCACAAGAATTAAAATTCCTGAATACAATACTGCTAATTTCTGGTTTAATACTTCAAGCCATTACACCATTTGCCGTTTTCTATGGAGCTTATACAAGATGATACAAATTCTAGGCGCACTAGTTCTTTTAGTAATAGGGCTTTACCTTTTCCAATCAGAATCAGAGCTTGTTTATAAAGTGGATGAAGAAACAGGCGAACGATATGAAGATGTGGACTCTTCTCCAATAGGCTCATTAGGTTGGATAATGGCGTTATTCGCTGTGCTTTATCTGGCAGCTAAATTTTTAATCTGGATTATTTGAAATGGATGAAAATCAAGACTTTACAAAACTTTCAGACCAAGAATTGCTAGACCTGTATGAAGAGCTTTCTGTAAAGGTAAAGCTCTATGACCAATACCAATACGCCATGAAGATTCTCATTAACTCACTTTATGGCGCATTGGGAACAAATACATTCCGTTACTACAAGCTGGATATGGCAGAAGGCATTACGCTTACAGGGCAGTTAATGGCTATGTATATTGGCAACAAAGTAAACGCTTTCTTATCCAAACTAACCAAAGCCGAAAAAGATTTCATCATTGCTGGTGATACGGATTCTGTAACAGGTGAAACCGTGATAAGAACGGAAGAAGGCGCTTTCTCAATAGAAGAAATCTTCATTCAGGCTGTAAGGAAACTGGAAGAAAGCGGTGAGAAAATCATTGTAACCAAGAATGGCGCTGAAGTCATTCCGGTTGATTTCCTGAAAGCGCTTACGCTCCAAGATGGCAAATTGGTTTACAAACCCGTTAAGTATGTCATGCGTCATGAAGTTACCAAACCTCTTCATAAGGTCAGAACCAAAAGTGGCAACGAAGTAACTGTTACTGAAGACCATTCACTCATGGTGTATAATGGTGGTGTGCTTTGGGAAGCAACTGTTCATGATTTAAGTGGCGGTGAACTTGTTGAAGTTTCATGATTGGATTATGATTGATATAGCACGAAGCCCTTCAGATTCTAAATGAGCCTGAAGGGCTTCTTAATATGCCTCTAAAACCGCCTGAATGGCTTTCTAAGGCGTTAAAACTCTTACCCGCTATGTTGCCCTTAGGAATTTGGTTAAAACCAACATTTTCAATAAAATCAATGATTTAGTTATATTAGCAAGTTCTAATATAAGGCTTAAAACGCTGTTTAGAGGGCATGTTTTATGATTAGGTCAGCCCTCATAATAGAGGGCTTTCGCATTAGACGATAGAGTAGTAAATTTTGAAAATGGCGCTAAAATGTGGAGAATAAGTCTAGGACAAAAGTCATAAGAATGGCTCAACCAAGCCATTCTTCATTTTGAGACGATACAGCACTCATTCATCAATTCCAAGCGCTTTAAGAATCTTATTCAGCTTGGCGTCAAGTTCGTTAAGCCTCTTTTCGTTCTCATTTATCTTTTCTTGCTGTCTGATAGCGTTCAACCGCTTTTGATAATCATCAGTTGAGGTATTGATAACAGCGCCATGATTTTTGACGTAAGAAGTGCCTTTAATTTTGTAGCGCCCATCTGGTGGTTCAGGATTCAAAATTGAATCGTGTACTTCAATCGTTTCGTTATGTTCATTTGACATTGCGTAAAGCTCCTATAAACTCAAATAATGTATGTTATACGAATGAGGAAACTAACTTGTACTTCATGACGAAACTAGTATTGGCTGCTGCTCTAAGCGTCGCCACCGTGAACAGCAGCGCTGTTAAATCTATTCCTTCGCATTCTGTTGTTCTTGATAAAAGAGAACACAAATGCCTTACTGAAGTTGTTTATTACGAAGCCCGCAATGATACAGAACAAGGGCAACAAGCTGTAGCTGATGTTGTTCTAAACCGTGTAGAGCATAAAGCGTATCCAAACTCTGTATGCAAGGTTGTCTATCAGAAAGGTCAGTTTTCATGGTCAAAGAACAAGCCCGCTGTAAAAGAAAAAGAAGCATGGGAAAAAGCCGAAAAACTGGCTGAAAGAAAATTGAAGCGGCAATATGCCCTAGTAAGAGAAGATGTTACATCAGGCGCAACACATTTCCAAAAGTCGGAAAAAGGCTGGAAGGGAACAATTAAAATTGGCAAGATTGGCAAACATCACATATTCTTCAGGCTGGTCGAATAAGTAAAGCCCTCTTGAATGAGGGCTTAAACTTCTGATATTACTTACAAACTTCTGTTCATCACTCTATTCATAGCAACCGTAGCAGCAATGTTACCCAAGAAGTAAACATTATTATCAACAACTTTAGGCGCAGCTTTATCACTTCCACCACCAGTAACATTATTGTTGGTAACATTATTGTTGTTAATGATAACTGGCGCTTTAGCAGCTTCGCTTTGAGTTTTAGCAGCAACAATAGACATAGTTTTCATAACGCCACTATTGATGCTTTGTTGTGTGTTTACTTCAGGCACAGCAGGTTTACCAGTAATAGCTGCTGTAATTTCAGCTTCAGAAATCGGGCGGCTCATTCTATCAACGTAAGCCTTGCGCAATTTGGCTTTCTTCTGTTCGCCAACTTGACCAGCTTGCTCTTGTAAAGCTGTAATAATGCTATCTTGATATTCACGAGTGTCAAGAATAGCGCGTTGGTTGGCAGCAGAATACTCATTTTGGTCAGTAAACGTATTGTACTTGCTACCAGTTAAAAGCCATCCAAGCCCTTCTGTAATACTGCCAGAAGTTCTAAGTCTAGCATTGTTCAATCCTTGAAAGCGGAACATTTCCTTGTTGGCAATACTTAATTTTTCACTGGCTTTACCAGAACCGGAATATTTCTTGCCGGCAAACTCTTCGTATTCTTTTTCCAATCTACCGTAAGCAGCACCTTGACCAACATCGCCTTTTCTGGCTGCTTCTTCCATGAACTTCATGGCTTCTTCTGCGCTTTTTCCCATTCTAAGCATCATGTCAACGCCACGAGCTTCCATGCGGCTTAAATTATCGCCATAAATTCCATAGGTAAGTTTGGCATTCTGGTTCTCATAGCCGCCTGTAGTTTTCACAAACATTCCGCTATCAGTAGCTTTCTGGAAGGTTGCTGCCATGTTCTCGCCTTCTGCTCTAGCTTTATCCGCCATTACTTCACGCATTTGCTCTTCAGACAAGTGTGCATAGTCGCCAAGTTCATTGGCAGCGGTAACAGTCATAGAACTTGTGAAGTCTCTGGTGTTAGCTAGAGTAGTAAAGGCTTTCTTCGCTTCTTCGATTTCAGCATCAATCTGTTGGGCTTCATCAGTATCATTGAACGCTTTTGCAAACTGTTCACGAAGTTCTTTTTGCTCTTTGGTTTGCTGCTTCTGAAGTTTCTGGGATTCGTCTTGAGAAGCCAGTTGTTCTCTCATCAGCTTATCGCGATTAGCATCAGCTTCACGATTGCGCTGATATTCTTTTCTGGCTAAATCTTCTTGTCTTTGGGCGATTCTATCCCGTTGAGTATTGCCTTGATTGATAGCTTCAAGCTGTTTCTCTTGAATAGCGTTATTCTTTTCAAGATGCGCTTTATAAGCCTGTTCAGCAGATTTGTCAATGGTGTTGTCTTTATCATCCCAGCCTAAAGCCCTTCCTAACGCGCTGTTTCTAATCCAGTTAATCGTATCAGCAATCCATTTGAAGAGCCCACCAATCAAATCAACAATTCCAGTCAGCACATCCCAAATCATTCCAACAACTGTAAGAACAACTTTGAAGATTTTTTCAATAACAGACCAGATAACGGAAAGAATTGAAACAATCATGTTGAAAATGGGCTTGAGAATAATGAGAATAGCCTTTATAATCTCACTCACAGCATCCATCAATGATTGGAAAGCTGTTTTAAGCGTATTCATAAACTCTTTGAACTTTTCGCCAGCAAGGTGGAAGTATTCACCAAAAGACTTCCACATCTCTTGGAACTTCTCTTTAAGCGTATCCGTACTGCTAAAGGCTTCTTTAATGGCGTTGTAAATGTTCTTGCCAATGTCCCAAACACCAACAACAAGGCTTTTAATCATGCCAAACAAGGAAACGATGCCGTCCTTAACAGCTTTCAAGCCTTTGAGAATATCTTCCCATGAAATGTTTTTAAGCCATTCCCAGCCTCTTGCAAACAAGTCTTTGATATAAGCCCAGCTTGTTTTGAAGCCTTCTTTGACATTTTCCCAGAACTCAATAGCTTTCTGACCAAGCGTTTTATCTGGCGTACCGTTTACACCAACACCCGGATTATCTGCACTAGAAACCATATCAGTCTTACCAATGCCCAAGAAGTTCTTGATGGAATCCGTAATGCCTTCTTTCGTGTCAGAAAACCACTTAATAATGTCATCCATTTTGGTAGCGATATAAGACAAGCTACTAAGACCAGCCATGCCTAACAGCGCTTTCAGTCTTCTGGGTTTAAGTTTAGGAATGGGCATTCCAAGTTTCTTGGCAATGAAGTCAAGAGATTTGTTACCAACAAGTCTAAGTTCGTTACCAATCTTGGTAAAGTTCACGCCAGTTGTCAAGACAGCTTTAATACCATCCCATACTCTTGAGAATAATGAAGGCTCTGTGTTGTTACTAATCTTGGTAAGTTCAGCTACAACGCTACCATCTTGCCCTTGTTGAATACCAGCAGTATTCTGCGCAACGGCTTGGAGTTGTTGGGCAATGTCTTCAACACCGTTTACATCAACATTCTTATTGGAATCAGCGTTTCTGGCATGAGCTAAAACTTGTTCCAGACCTTTTACGCTTCCGCTTACACCAGTTACCGCGCCTTTAACATCACCTACAGCGTTACTAATAACAGCAACACCAGAAGAGGAAGCCAGTAAATCAACTTTCTGTACGCCTCTGGATTTGGCTATTGCTCCTGCTGCCCTAACTGCGTCAGAACCAATCAAGTCATCAGAATGATAACTTACTCTAGCGCCACCCATTCTACGATACTTGTTGCCGCGAATGAGTGTCCCCATATCCGCTTCCATGTAGGCTTGCTTCTTAGCACCGGGCATCGCAGCAGCTTCGGCTTTCTTCTTGTCTTCTTTGTTAAGCCCTCTTCTACGGGCTTCGCTTCCAGAAATCTTGACTTTGGCTTTAGCTCTTTTCTCAAGTTCTTTTTCCGGGTCATGTTGCCATTTAGGCTTTGAGAATGTCATAATATCGCCAAGAGCAGCAAATGACTTGCCTAGCTTGTTGTTACCAGTCATATAACTTGCTGCTCTCTTCAATGGGTCAGTTACCGCCCAGTTGAAGTTGTTAAACAGTTTTGAGATTCGCCCTTTCCCTTCATTGGAATAATCAAGGTTCATTTTGGAATAGCGAACAGCATCAACAAGATTTGTTGCTTTCTGCTTAACAGCGCCACCTACTTTCTTGGCAGCGTTTGTAACACCTGATGCAATCTTGCCGCCAATGACCCTGCCACTTGCTCTTATACCTTTAGCAAGAGCCGTATTACTTATAACATTTCTAATCCCGGCAAGCCCGCCACCTTCTAGCTGATAATTTCGTCTGATTCTATTCCCAGTATTCTTGACATATTCAGCAGCAGCTTTGGAAGCAGCTATTGTTTTTACCGCAGCTTCTCTTCTTCTACCACGGGAAGCAACTCTATCTCTAACTCTTTCTTCAGACCGACGGCGTCTTTCTTCTTGGCGGCGATACTTGTCGATAACAGCGTTAACATCTCTGCCTTCTACCAAAGCCCTGTTAATTTCATCGTTGTGTTTTTGTTCTCGCTTATTGGCTTTCTCAACTTCCCGTGTTCTGATGTCCGCGTTTCGTTGATTAACAATATCAGCAAGCCCTGTAGCACCAGCATCCGCTAGATTTTGTGCAGTTAAACCAAGTCCTCCAGCAATACTGGTTACACCGCGCTTAACAACGCCTTTAGCAGCTTTAGCAGCGAGTTCTCTGGCTGCTAGCAGACCTAGATAGGGAAGCATAGAAGAAAATCCTTATAAAACAACGTCAAAGAAGAAAGTTGTCATTATTTAAGGGTTTTGATAAGGGGTTTCCTTTAGAATCTGCCAAGTTTAATGCCAAACAAAGGAGAGAATTTATGCTTACAAATCAACAAGTTGTAAATAAATTATTATGGCTTACTTCTAAGTATCTGTATGAGAAAGAGTTTTTCATACCGGAATTTGAAAGAAGAGCCAATGAAGACCAAGATAAATTCCATTTAGCCTGTCTTACTGATGCTCCTTTAATGCGTCTTCTAAACGCTATGTGTAATTCCTATCCGCATACACTGTATAACTTATCAGGGCTAATGCTTGATGTTGTAACCGAGGAAAACATTTTGGCTTACCCCGTAGCCCGTTTGAGAGAAGTCTGGCTTGAAACATGGCGTGATGTTTTCAATGATTTCTTCAATGAAACCAATGACATAACAGATTTTGAAGGCATTATTCCTGAAATCGCACCGTGGGATAAAGCCTTGAATTTAATGAAATTTATTCTAAAACATGATTTCAAAGACGTTGTAAGTTATGAATATGGCGGTTCGTTCTTCCATGTTCAGGATTACTACAACACCATACAAGAGAACATCAATGGCTACGTCAAATCCAGAAGAAACAAGATTATCAAACTTCTGGATGAAATGAATGAACGAAAAGTTAAAGAAGAACTTGCTAAACAGATTCCAGTCATTGAAAGACCTGATAGTCATTATCACAAGAACCAAATCACATACCGCCCTTTACCTTATACCAAGAACCAAAACTTCATTGATTTCTTCAAGACATTCCCTTATGATGCTGATGAAGTAACAACTCATCTGATTAAGTATGGAACATTGCGCTATCTTGGCGTACCAAATGAACTAGAAGATTTCTGTAGAGTAAAGTATGGCTTCTACACCAGAAATGGTAAGAAGTTTGCGCTCTTGCCAAAAGGCTTTGAACCAAAATTTATTCCTGACTTAAAAGCCCATAATAAAGAACTCAACGAGCTTGTTCAATATGGCTCTTACAGGAGAGAAAACTTTGATGAATGGGCTGATGAAGGCGGTAACACGATTGAATAACTCAAGAAACAGGAGCATTAACAAGTGAATAACGAACAGCAAGAAGACGAAAAGAAACTGAAGAAAGTAGCTTTACAAGCGGATGATGAAATCCATGTTTTAGCAGGATTTCTGCATAATGATGACTTCATCAAAGAAACTATCCGATACTTCAAACCTGAATTTTTTGAGCTTAATCAAGTAGATAAGGCTTTCAAAATCATCAAGGATTACTTCAACAAGTACCAGAAAAGAATCCCTTTAGAAACACTTTCAAGGGAAATGCACAATGGTAATATCTCAAATCTCAATGATGAAGTCATTGATTTGGTAACTGCTTTAGATTTTAAGCCCGATGAAGAGTGGCTTAAAGAAAAAGCAGAAACCTTTTGTCGCCTTAAGATGCAAAGAGTAGCTGTTCATAAATTAGTGAATTACATGGCAGATGGCTTTCCCAAGAATGAAAGCGTTGAAAGTGTTACTAGAGAACTGGAAGCCGCTAACACCTTCAAGTTCCAAAAGCAAGAAATCCTTTCGCTTTACCGCAACAAAGAACAAAACTTTGAAATGCTTACTGACACGGAGCTTAAAGTTCCAACTGGTTATCATTTCATGGATAGTATTACATCAGGTGGTGTTGCGCCAGGTTCACTTTGCGGCTTCGCGGCGGCATCAGGCGGTGGTAAAACACTAGCCATGTGTTCATTGGCAATGAATTACGCCAAAATGGGTAAGAATGTTCTTATGTGGTCATTGGAACTTCAGCCTTCACTAGTCATGAACCGCTTGCACTCAAACATTCTTAGAACGCCAGTTTCCCAGTTTGAAAACATTTCAAAAGATGCTTATATGGAAGCGATTAAGACAATGGAACAAAAAGGCTATGGGGAAATTTCAGTTGTTTCCGAAAACCTGTCAAAGTGTAACATTGTGGATTTGAGAACATTGGTTGAAACTTATCAGGTACAGAATAACTTCACGCCGGATGTAATTATCGTTGATTACATGGGACTAATGAAACCAGTTGTTCCGCACCAGAAAGCCTATGAAGCAATGAAAGCCATTTCAGAAGACCTTAAAAACTTCGCTAGAGATTTGAACGTTGTTGTTTGGACTGGTGTACAAATGAATAGAAGTGCTTCTAGTGATGGTGATAGCGCTGATGTTTCTGATGTTGCTACTTCAATAGACATGGTAAACACCTTTGATTTCCTCATGTTCTTTTACGCTGATGAAGATGACCCGAAACAGCGCAAGTTCAAGCTGTTCAAAAACCGATTTGGCGAGAAAGAAAACATACTGGGTAAGTTTGGCATTAACATGGAATATCAAGAAATCTTTGATTTACAGCCAGATAAAGAAGCTGGTGTTGGGCTTACTACAAAGCTGGAACAAAAGACATTCTCGGCTATTAAGAAAGAAACTTCGGAGAAAACAAAAGCCTTCCTAGAAAAGAAAGCCGAAAAATTGGATGAGGATAAGTCTAAAGAAGAGCAAACTGGCGTTATTGCCATCAAGCCTAAGCGTGGCGATGACGATAAGCCGAAGAACAAGGTTGGCTTATCGTAATAGTAAAGCCTGAAACTAACCCATATAATTGCCCTCATTGACAAACAACCAATGAGGGCATTTTCATGAGTAAAATTCACTACGACCTTTTCTATAACGAAGTGTCAGAAACATGCTTCAATAAGTTTTATGAAGTCTGTAAAACTTTAGATTGGTCAAGGGGTAAAGACTTTAATGTTCAGGGCAGGATTCCAAACCGTGAACTTGGCGCTTTGATTTTTGACTATGTTTATAAGAATCACAAGAGGATAAAGTACTTCACTATTGACTGTATGCCTTATGGCGACAGTTTTTGGCTAAACTCTGTTGCTGTTAAGATGCAAGAGCATTCAATGGCGAAAATCGTTGATACTAATATTGGTAACGTTGAGTTTCCTTTTGAATACCACGTAGAACATGCAAAAGTTAGCGACCATTCTGGAATTATCAAAGCTATTCATGAGAGCATTGTTAATAAGGTTTTTAATGAACTCTGGAAAGAGCAACAATCATTAGCAAAGACACAACTTGTTATCATCAAACAAGAATACAATAAGTTCCAAGAATCAGGGCTTATCGAAAATGGCTTTACTCTTGCTATTCAGTATAGCGTAAATGATGGAATCACAGTAGCCATTCAAAACCCATACATTGACTTTAGAATACCACTCGCTCTATCTAAAGAAGAATACCCCGCTTTTTGTGCCAAGGAGACACTTTATGAGTTGCAATTTGATTGAGTTCCAGCAGGATTTAATCCTGCAAGACTGGCGCTGGAAGTATATTCCATCCATTAACGACAAGCCAGCTATGGTTTACAGAACGGATGAATACTCAGCTTCCTACATTGTCTTCAACGAAGAAAAGCCAGATTGCCCAACACTCAAATGGTTTACAGAAGCACAAAACTTCATAATTACCAGAAATGCTTTTGATAAAGACAAAGATAAAGCACTTTCTGTATGGCTTAATGAGTTCTGGAAAACCCTGAACACGGATGTTTTGGATGGCTTACTTTTACTGGGCTATGAAATCGTAACAGTAGGCAAGTATTTCAAAACGGATGCGGATGATGTTTGCATTCCCTTCCAGCTAAAATTTAACAAGGAGCAATATGGCTTATGAAAATTGCCATCTTAAATGATACACATTTTGGGTGTAGAAAAGACAGCCATTTCTTTCAGAAGAAGCAATTAGAATGGCTAGATAATCAATTCATTCCAGCCCTGAAAGAACACAATGTTGAGAGAATCATTCACTTGGGCGATGTCTTTGATAATCGTGTGTCTATAAACATTCACACGTTATCAATTTTCAAGGAAGCCTTCTTCGATGCCATTCTGGATAAGCTCAATATTCCAGTCGACATTATTCTGGGCAATCATGATTGTTTCTTCAAGAATATGACCCATTGCTCAATTCCTGAAGTGCTGCAATCTTCGTACAATAACTTGAATGTCTATTCAGACAAATGGATGGTTGATATTCACTTAGAGAACATTGGCGGGATGCCAGTTATCTTTATTCCGTGGATTTCAAATCAAGAACAATGGCTTATGATTGAAGCTGCACTTGATAGAATCCCACTTGAAGAAGCCCGACAAACAACTGTTCTAGGGCATTTCCAGTTTGTAGGATGTTCAATGGGCAAGTTCGGGGTTTGTGAACATGGCACGCCTCTTCAACCTTTCCGTAAGTTCAAGAAAGTAATATCTGGGCATTTTCATAATCCATCAGAAAATGGCAATGTTTGGTATCCGGGCAATCCCTTCTTCACTTCATGGAATGATTATGGCGATGAAAAGGGCTTCTTGATTCTGGATACTGCCACACAAGAATACCAGAAAATCGTAACAACTGATAAGGTTTTTAATGTTATTGAATACAAACAAAACACCAGTAATGATTACAGCCAGCAAATCCTGAAGGTTTACGTTAATCAAAAAGAAACTGCGTCTGATACCTCTAAACAGGAATTTGCCAATTATATTGATTCACTTTATTCAAAGGGTAACATTGTTGAAATTGAATACCAAAACCAAGAAGAAAATGAAGCCGTAAATTTTCTGGCTGATTACAAACATCAGAAAGAAGTTTCTTCATTAGAATTTGTGAAAGAAGTCATTGATGAATCCTCACTACAGCATAAAACAGAAGTTTTTGAATACATGACAGAACTAGCCAAACAAACAGGAGAACCATCATGAAACTAGCTAAAACAGACCGCTATCGCCCCTTTATCATTGATTTCTTTGGGCTGCCCATCACAGTAAATGATTCATTCAAATCATGGGCTAATCATATCGCTGCATCAAAACCAGACCCAGAAACAGGAGTATCTGATGTTTGGTTGTTTGAAATTTATCCAGAAGCAACACCTACAGGATGGCAGCATATTCATGGCAACTACGCCATGATTGGTGAAGTGGATTTAGAAGGCTTTCCGTGGTATGAAGCCATTTTACCAGTTAAAGAAATGGGTGAATCTGGCGAGATGGGAATAGCCGGATTAGAACTAACAGTATAAGGAAAGCCGCCAAATTAAAGGCGGCTTTCTTCTTTATGAGGCTTTGTTGATTATACAACAGCGCGACCGTTACTACGTCCAACGCCATTACCAAGACGCTGGAAGTTAGTGCCATTATTAACAGGCATAAAGTAGTTCACAGCGAAAGTAACAGGGAAACGGGCAATCTGGTTGTTGTTCTCATAAGAGAGCGCAATTTCACCAACACTTGAAGGGAAGATTTGGCGCATTTCATAAGTACGGAGCAGGTTGCCTTCACGGTCAAAACATTCAACCATGCCATTAAGGTAATAGGTCAAAGGCTTACGGTAGTTGTTCAGAGCCAAGTTGGTTTCAAAGCCAAGAATGTTATCGTGCCAGTTTTCAAGGAAGGTACGAATACCAGCAACACCATTGCTACCAGAACCACCATCACCATCATCATAGACTTCAATCGTCCAGTCATCAAAGGTTTTATCACCAGCGAATTTGACTTCACGACCAAAGTAGAAGGTGGACGCAATGCCGATAGTAGATTGCGGAAGCTGTGCGCTTACAGCCAAGAACTGGAACTGTTCTTTTGCACGTGCAGAAAGTGAAGGGTCAATGCCTTCCAAATCGCCAGTAAGTGTAACACGGTAACGGTTAGGACGATAACCGCCATTCGCCATGTGGGCGATGTACGCTTGGGCATCAGCGGGATGTACAGCCATTTTAATTTTCTCCAATAAATTAGCTTTAGTTGAAAAATTGATATAAAACTCACTTCAAAGTTTATACGAAATTCTAATCTGTAAACTAGAACTTCAAAACTTTAGGTATACTACACACCTGTACTAAGTCCAGAGTATTTATCTCTATTCCTAGATGCTTTTTAAGAATGTTATAAGCACCATTTACATCGGCGTTTATAAGAGTTCCATTAGAAGACATAAACAATCCTCTCTTGACTCTCTTACCCATGTAACTATCATGCTTTTCAACAGATTCATTGTCCAAGAAAGAACACTTACTTGTATAGGATTCTTCTTGTACGACTACCTCAATGCCAGCTAACATACACTTATAGATAATCATTTTAACAAATCTGCTATGCGGAATTTGAATAAAGTTTTGGTGGTTTCTTTTACCTAATTTAATGTTCTTCTTCCAACCGTCGTTATAACCAATAACTACTTTAGAAATAGATTGTTTTATCAATTCATTAACTAAAGCTCTACTGGCTTTGTGAAGGTAATCATCGACCCTTCTAGTACGTTTATTAGTTTCGCTTTTTATTTTCTTAGATGTTTTTACTCCTTTAGAAAGTTTAGATTGATATTTAGCCTTTTTCTTATTCCAATGATGGTTGATGGATTTTAATGGTCTGCCATTGATAATCATCGGCGAAGATACATTAGTTACTACTGTCGCAAGGTTATTAAGACCTAAATCAATAGCAGCATAGTTTTCAGAAACAACTTGTTTGGCTTCTTCTACAGTATAGACAACTTGAAGTTTATAATAGCCATTTTTGGGAACTACTTTTACATGATGAATCTGTTCAAGAGGAATTTTACTTTTGAACTTAATATTTGTCTTTGAAAGATGAATTAGCCCTTCTTTATTATAGGTTCGTTTTAATAGCGTACCTTTAGGAAATGTAGCAACATTTCTACCTTTAATCGGGTCTTTGTAATGAGGCGGGCTAACTTTCTGATTATGCTTACCTTCGTTCCTTGATTCTAATTTAGAGAAGTAAGAATCATAATTTTCATCAAGTTGTTGAATAACATAGTTGCTAACGCCTGTGTTCATTTCATAAAAATCAAAATTATTCTGTGTTCTTAACAGTTTATCCATATCCCAAGCGGAAATGTATTTCTTACCTTCCTGATAATTCTGTCTCTGAATGTAGAGAATAGCGTTGTACAAATTCTTAGATTTGAAACACAGTTCATCACAGGCTTTATAAAGCTGCCTGTCGGATGGTTTAACAACTGTGGTTTCTGTTAAGTACACATTAAGTTCCTTTTTCTAAATGATAAGAATATTATACACTATGTAAAATTAAAATTTATATAAATTATTAGGTTTGGCTTTATTTTAGTTCTTTGATAAATAATGATAATTTAGCGCCCATTTGGCGTACCCGTCTAATTTTGAGAGAGAAAACAATGAGTTATTCATATCTTATTGAAAACGCGCCAGATACTCGCATTACAGAAAGTCTGGAAGATAAACAAGAAAAAGCCTATTACATTGAAGGCATCTTTGCGCAAGCTGATGTTCTAAATGGCAACAGAAGAATTTATCCACGTAAAGTTCTAACAGAAGCTATTAAGCCCTTGAATGAAATGATTGCACATTCAAGACTTCTGGGCGAACTGGAACATCCGAAAGTAAATGCCTCCGATATAAACCCGGATAGAAGCTGTATCAAAATTCTGCACTTGCATGAGGATGCCAATAATATCATGGGTAAAGCAAAAGTCATGAAGTCATTGCCATGTGGCGCTATTGTTCATGGGCTTTTATCAGAAGGTGTAACAGTTGGCGTTTCTACAAGAGGCTTTGGGGAAACCGAACTTAGAGAAGGCAAAACTTATGTGAAAGATTTGGTTTTGAAGACCGTTGATGTTGTCATGAATCCTTCAGCGCCAGATGCCTTTATGAATGCCATCATGGAAAGCAAAGAATGGGTTTTTGAGAACGGTGTTCTTGTTGAGAAAGAAAAAGAACTGAAGAAAATGATTAACGAAGAAGCAGGCAAAAAGTCAAAATCAGACTATACAAGAATCTTCAAACAAATCATTGAGATGGCTACAAAGGCTAAATAACAATCAAGATATCTTAACTTTTATTATCCGGACGAAAAATGGCAAGCTCAACCGCTTCTAATTATCTGAATACAAAACAAATGGACTTTCTTTTGAAAGGCACGGCTTGGACTGCGCCCACTACCATTTACGTTGCGCTCTTTACAACTGTTCCAAACCTTGATGGCACTGGTGGTGTTGAAGTAAGTTCAACTGGTACCTCTTACAAGAGAATTGGTATTGCGCAAGGCACTGGCTGGACAAATGCTGTTGGTGCTAACCTCACTTATTCCAACGTTGATATTCTTTCCTTTGAAACGCCTACTGCTAACTGGGGAACTATCCGGGGCATTGGCTTGTTTGATGCGGAAACGGATGGCAATTTGCTTTATACGGGTTACTTGGTTACGCCGAAAACAGTTTCTGGCACAGATAACGCCCCGCGTATTCTTGCTAACCAGTTACGCATTAGCCGTGCTACCTGTTAATTTTGACATTCCAGAAATGAAGAAAGCCGCCATATTTCAGGCGGCTTTTCTTATGAGGGCTTTCTTTAGTTGTGTTTAACAAGTGAGGTGGCGATAATCCAACTCTTCACTTTAGCTGAACGAACAATATCATCCACACCAAAATCATGAACAGAGAAGGCTTCCAAATTGGAAGCAACAGATACCAAATGATTAAAGCCAGAGCCTTCTTTCCCCACGCCATTATCCATTTGTAAAGCATCACCAACGAAAACAACCTGAGTATTCTCACCTGTTCTGGTGTAAATGGTATCAATCTCATGGAAAGTGTAGTTTTGACATTCATCAACAATTACAATGGCGTTGTCAAATGTCAAGCCCCTCAAATAAGAAGAAGAAAGAAACTCAATCATTCCTTTCTTCTTCAAAACTTCATAACCATCGCCGCGTTGCAGTAAATCATTAACGATGTTAATGTAAGGCGTTTCAAATATCGCCATTTTCTCATCTTCAGTACCGGGCAGGAAACCAACATCACGGGTAGCTACTGCGGAACGAATAATAATGACTTTTTCAATTTCCCTTTGCTTCAGTTTCCTCAATGCGTAGCCCAGTGAAATGAATGTTTTAGCACTTCCTGCATAGCCGTAACAAACTGCATCGTAACCTTCAATCAATGACCTGTAGAAGGATTTGTGGTTGTCAGTTTTAAGGGGCAAGTGTTCGTCGAAGTGATGAAAGATTGAATCAGAAGAACCAGAAGATGAATGACGCTTCGCCATTGTAAATTTGCCTTTACTAAATGTTAATGAAATTGTACAGCCTCTCAAATAGGCTCTACATCAATATTTCAATCAAAAGGCAAATGAAAAGCCGCCTTGATATGGGCGGCTGTTTCAAAAAGGGCTTTATTTCTTACATATCAACTTCATCTCTAAAGCCAATGAAAGAAGGGAAACGGGGCTTTTCCTTAACACCAACTTTCTGATAACGGTATTTGATTGTTTTGCCAATGAGCGTATCTTGATTATCCCAGAAGTATTGGCGTTGTTCATCAGTAAAACCAGTACCAACCTCAAACTCAACGCCTTCGGTATTCTTGACAAGAATCGCGCCCATCGTACCAGCAGCTACCATGCCTTCTTTCTTGAGGCTTCGCGCTGTAGCCCCAAGTTCATTAGTAAAGGCTTCGTTTTCATTCTTCATTTTCTCGATAATAGCAAGAATGACAGCCTCATCATCTGTAAAGCGTTTGAATTTCAAAAGCCCGCCTTCTTTCAGTGTTGACCGCCCAAATTTATAAGGCTTTTCAACTTTCCGCAGCATAATGCCTTCATATTCCTCTTTCTCAACAGCAATTATTTCAAAAGCAAGAACATCATCAACATTATTAGCGTTAAATGATTCTACAACATGAATGTTACTAGGCAAATTAGCATTGATAATGTGGCGGTAACGTTCTTCATAGTCGTCATCTCCTTGGTCGTAAAGGTCAAAAATGTAATAATGAACATCAGGCACGCCATCATGGCTCATGACGCCGCTAATAGTACGGTTATAAACATCATGGGCATTAGGTGCGCCAATAATCAGTTCGCCATCAAAGCCATTAAACTCTTCCTTACCAAACAACTCTTGAACGTGTTTGTTGGGAATGAGTTTCAATGAGCGGGAATAGACTTTACCATCAATAATCAAGGCTCTTACACCATCAAGTTTGCGCGAACAAAGATAAGGGAAGTCTTTTAATTCGCCCAAATGTTTGATAGTACCCGCTAACATGGGTTTGATGGAAGGTTTTGCTACTTTAGCCATTTTATAGTTGCTCCTGTGTTTGTGAAAAGATGGACGCAATAATAAAATATTTGTGAGATGGCGATGGTTAAAAGTTCTTAAGTTCATCGTTAATAGGCTAAACTAATAGTGTTTACTTTGAATTATTTGCAAAAGAAATGGCTACACTCAATTATTCTTTCTACTGTGCCGAATATGTAAATTTTACAGAAATGGATACAGCGCCTAATCAAAACATTGAAGATATTGTTTTTAAGAGAATTTACGGAACTGTGTTTGATGCTAGAGGAAACGGTTTAGATGGCATTAGAATCGAACTTACCACAGATTCAACTGAAGATAGAAACCTTAAACATTGTTTTACAAATGATGCAGGTTCCTATGAGTTCATTCTCTTTAACGAGTACACCGATTATGCTGTAAGGGCTGGTGATGAATTGCATCGCTGGAATAAGCAAGTCAAATACTACACGAAACCCGAAATTGTGAAGAATAGAGAGTTTCTAAAAGCGAAGAACGAAAATGATGGCACATATACATTTGTTAGAACGGAGCAACAATGACTAATCCATACACACGTTCAAGAGGGCAGTTCTTTTCTAGCCTTCTGAAAACTTCAACTGACCTTACTACTTACAAGTTTGATACTACTGATACCGCCTCTTTAATGACTACCGAAAAGGTTATTAAAGAATGGGTCTGTGGTAATGGTAAACAAGTAAGCATTATCGAAAACATTACAACTGATTTAGCCAAACAGGAAATTAAGATTACTTATTCTGGAAATTCTGATGTGCTTACACAGGGCTGTATCTTACTTCAGGGTGTTTATGATGAAGACTTGAAGCTCAGAGTTTGGAAGAAGAATGGCAATAATCTGATTTGTAAAACATGGGATTTGGATTTTGTTCTTGAAGCCAAACATGACATTCAGAATCAGAAGAAAGGTTCTTTTGTAAGAGCCGGTTTAGGTTGGGAATTGTTAACACCTGTTAATGAAAAGATTGATGGTGTTGATGATGGGTTTGCAATACGCCCCAATAATTTATACAAGAATGGCGTCCATACTTTGGTTTTCCGTGTCATTAGCAGAAATTTGCCTAATACTGATTTTGAAAACATCATTTGGATGAAGGACAAGATTCCTGCGGCGCTTTATGGAAAACTAGACTTCGCTTATGACCGTGATGTTAATAATTACACACGCTATGTAAATGTCGGTCATACATTAGACCAGTTAAAGAACAGAAATCAAAGTGTTCTTGTATGCTATGTGCTTTGGAACTATGACAAAACTAAGAGTTTGCAGCAGAACATTGATGATTTTGAAATTGTACCAAAAGAACCTTGGCAATACGATTCACCTCAGTTAATCCGCGTTAAAGGGTTTTTACGCAGACTTGTTCCTAATACTGTTATCGGTGTTGAGGGTGAAAAGACGTTACAAGTTTGGCATTGGCATTTATTTGGCGACGACCAATACTTCCAGTTAGCAATGCCGTGTAATTATAGATGGGCATATACCTATGGTACGCAGTTTATGAGTTGTGGTTATATGAAAGATTGTAATACACAAAGAATGCGTTTCTTTCTACAAGCGCCTTATTACACACAAAATGGTGTTATCTGCTTAAACATGGATTATCAGATACCCGCAAATTACTTTGCGATTGGGCACAACGGTTCGGCGATGATTGAAAGCTATACCGATAATAAGATTATGAACTACACGCATGGCTTTAATGTTAATAAAGCAAGTATTGGTTACTTTGTTCGTAGTATCGGTGTTGATTCATATGTACAAAACGCTTATGCCAAGAATTTTCTGATGCAATCTTCTATCAATAATTTATGGATTTTCGTTACACCAGATTTTTACATACCCCTTTATACTGGTACGGAACAACAAACGTTGAATGGTACTGAAACCTGTAAAGTTGTTAGTATCAATACAAAAAACTACATTTTTCTAAACATTCTCTTTGGTTGGAACGGTGATGAGAATGTTAACTACACACCGCCTCATCATTACATGCCAACGGATGAAATTTTCCGTGATTACCAGACTTGTCCTAAGAGAAAAGAGGATTAAAGAACAAGTGTAGATAGAAAGCCCTCAATTTAATGAGGGCTTTTTAATAGGCATTTTGCTCAGCAATCATGCACCTTCATCAAGTTCATGGAACAACCATTCATATTCCTGAGCGAACTCATAAACATAGTTAGGGTCAAGAACCCAAATATGATTACGTTTCTCATTAAGAGCATTTTCATAATCCCTACGGAAAACAGGATTGATATATTCAGGAAGAATCTTTCCAGCTTGTAACATTTTCAAATACTTGCTGTGGTCAACATCATCGACAATCCTTTTCTTCCTAGTATCCATAAACCAAAGCAACTGATTATCAGTTTCCTTGATTTCCAAACTCAAGCGCCCACTATCCTTAATCCATTGAGTAAAGGGATTGTTGATGTCATTGATAACCACCAGAACCCACCACAATTTAGGGTCATCGTAAAGTTGATAAGCAACACTTTCAGGCGTATCCGCATCAAAGACAACATAAGGCTTGAACAGGTACTTATTCCTAAGGTTCTTATCTTCAATGAATACAGAACAAATGATGTTCTTTAAAGTCTTTACGTTCTTTTCCGTAAAGGGATAATCAATATTGGGCAGGGTAGAAAGCATAATCACGCGCAACAAGAGAAATATTCAATAAGTATTTCTTTTCTAACGGCTTTCTAACAATGAGAACGATTCCTACCAGAGATGACTTCATTGAGTACATCATGAAGACACTAGGGCATCCAATGATTACAGTGAACCTTACTGAAGACCAAGTGAACTATAGAATTGATGACGCCCTCTACAAGTTCTTTGAGTTTCATTCAGACGGCTCATGGCACGCTTACCTTCTTCATAAGCTAGACCAAGAAGAAGAAACATCAGGAAGAATCAAACTGCCAGAAACTGTGCTTTCTGTAATGAAAGTTTATCCTTCTGATGGCATGTTCCAAGACCTGAGGCAAAATGGCAATAACCTTGTCTTGTCTTCATTCCTGCAAAACATGGGCAGTTCGCTTTTCACCAACATTGGTGGAGTTGGCAACTATGCACATGGCGGCTACTTCCCATCAAACTCATCTGGAAGTTCTGGTGTAATGGGCTTTGGTGCTTTGCCAAATTACATGTACACTACCAATTACCTGAACACCATTCAGGGCATGGTAACTGGCGAACATGACTTCCAGTACATTAAACATGGTAATATTCTGGTAATAAGCGATAAAAACGTAGGCGTGAAAGCTGATGGCTACATTCTCATTGAATGCTTTCTTGAAGTAGATGAACAGCATCATCCGGTGTGGGATAGCATTTGGCTTAGGAATTACGCCGTAGCTTTATGTAAGAAGCAATGGGGCATGAACCTGATTAAATTTGGTAATACACAATTGGCAAATGGCACTACTATTAACGGCGAAGTGATACTTGCTGAAGGTAATAAAGAAATTGAACAGCTAGAAGAGGAGCTTAAAACGCTGTGGAGCCCGCCACTTGGAATAATGGTTGGCTAGTTTTCATTATTAGGATGCAAAAGACGCGTGAGAAGCCCTCTAAATGGCTTTCTAAGGCGGCAAAATGCTTACCCGCTATGTTACCCTTCGGATTTTACTCAAAATTAACAAATTCTAATATAAGCCCTCAAAACGCGATTTAGAGGGCATTGAAAAGCCCTCTAATATGAGGGCTTTATCGTATGAGATGGAACAGTTGTTAATTCTTCAAAATGGCGCAAAATTCGATGAATAAGTCTAGGGCAAAAGTCATAAGAATGGCGCGGTTGAACCATTTCTAATTTTGAGACGCTCAGTAATCAATCACGGTTAATGAAGCGCTTGAGGTTCTGCTTGACATTGAGCATTTCATCAATGAGGCGAGTGCGCACTTTCCATCGTGAGGCCATTATGTTAGCTTCTCCTGCAAAGTCATCACATTTCAATAGATAGCTTTGTGGCAACTCATACGCTTCAGACAATGTAGCGTTACAGTTAGCCAAAGCGTCAATCAAGTTCTGTTCACGAAGCTGGTCTCTAAATGACATTTCTGGGAGTATTGATTCGGATTCATCTGGCTTATCACTGCCAGTAAAAGAAAAGAAGAAAACATAAGCCCCGATTACAGCAGCGCCAATGCTAATAGCAGCCTTCTTGTTCTCTTTAACCTTAGTAATAATGGCATTTTTGGCTTCAAGGATGAGTTCTTTGTTCATAATGGCAACCTCTCTTTTTGTTTATTAGATGGCGTTATTCTATAGTTCGCCCAGAACTTTGCCATTACGGCTAGGTAATATTATCAATAAAGCGAAAGCCCCGCAAACGTAGGCAAGGAGCAATCCTACATCAAACGGGGCTTTCTGTTGGCTGTGAAGAAAGGAGTTGAAAACTTCACAACACCTTGTTATTTAGAAAAATTTCATTGAGTTGTTCTTCACTCCAAGATGAAATGTCTTCATGAATGCGATAAGTGCAGTCTTCACGGTTCACTTCAACAATACTAGGAACCATTGTGCAACCAAGTACTTTAGCCAGCCTTTTGTTCTCTTCATCACAAGTATCCAGCTTCAGGATTTCTAAAGGAAAACTGTTGGTGTTGAAAGAATCCATAACTGGTGAGAACTTATCGCAATAAGGGCAGCCATGAGAACGGGTGAAATAAATGAGGTTTGGCAATGACATAATAAAAATCCTTCCTTTTTAAGTTAGTTAGCGACCTGTTTTGAGCTTAAATTTCTCGATGCCTCCGAGTTTAGAAACACCAGAAGACGCGCGGTATAAGGGTTCGCCTTTACGCAGCTTCGCCTTCCGGTACTCTTCTTCATCCCCGAAGATTTCCTTAGCTATTCTAGCCCATCCCTTTTCTTTATCCCATTGCACATGGTTAATGCCATAAGGGCGTGGATTGTTGTCATAGCCAATAATCTCAAACCAGCCTGTTTTGCCATCAGCGCCGTAAGCCATCATCTTGATTTCTGAAGTGAGAGGATTTACCATTTTCAAAACGTCATGGGAAACCCGGTAGAAGTCCCAGCCCTTACGTTGCCAACGTTTAATTTCAACAGCAACTTTTGGCGGTATCTGGTCTTCAAGTTGATACTTGGCGCTGGAAATGTATTCCAAGAAAAGCTCTTTAATCACATTACACCCTAACCTTGTCAATCATCTTATCGACGTAATTTGACAACCCCAAATTAACTTTGCTTGCATCACTTCCTTTTTTATCATTGCGATAAACGCGGTAGCCAATCAAAGTGGCAATTACAGCAAACCAAAGAAGTTTCAAAGTGCCAATCAAGAAGAATTTCATCCAGCGTTTTTGTTTAGCGCTGTAAACATCAACAGAGCAATCTTTATCAAAGCCAGAATAATCAACATAAATGGATTGAATCTCGTTACTTCCTTTATTAACTAGCTTAATAATGCCGCCAGAATGTTCAGTAATCTTGAATCCTTCTTTCAAAAAGACAGAAACCAAGTCTTGAACTTTCTGGGGAACATTCTGGTCTTTCAAAACAGTGCTGCCGCTTATAGCTTCAGCGTTCTTTGGGATAACAATAGATTCCTTCAAATCCGCTTTAGGGGGCTTTTTGCCTTTTACTTCGCCGCCAATAATCTTTTTAACAACAGGTGCATTATCTTTAAGCAGCTTATCAACTTCTACTTCTTCAAACAAGTCTTTAATCATTTCTACCGCCTTTAACTCAACAAAGCTACAGCAGCAGCCAAGCCTAAGCCAATAGCTGCTTTTTTGCCAACACCCAAGTCGCTAAAAGAAGTTCTGTTAGCAATTTCTTTCACTTTATTCATAATTCTGGCAATACTTTGACCGCCATCATTTTTAAGTTCAAAAGGAAAGTTGTGCTTGTAGTTGTATGGATAGTACATCAAGAGGAAATTGGCGTTGTATGCGAACAAATGCAAATTGCCTTTAATTTCACAGCCAAACAAGAAAGGTCTGGCAAGTGAAGGTCTATTCCGCAATGTGTTAATGCGCACATCATTGTTATCCGCAATTTGTCTAAGATTAGCAATGAGCTTTTTCAAAGCATCACCAGCAGGCAAGTTATAGTTATCAATAAGTTCTTGCCATTTAGGCGAAAGTGCATTCATGTAGCGAAAATGAATGTCTTGGGGCTTATCATGAATGTTGTAACGAATATCGCCATAGCGCTTCAATCCGTATTCTGGATTGTAAGCCTCGTAAAAGATTTCTTTAATCAACTTATTTGCCTCCGCCGATTCTGGTCAAGCCTTGACGGCTAACTTGTTGACGCGCAACTTCTTGGCTATATTGCTTAACAATCGTGTCTTTCTGAATCTTGTTAATGCGGTCAAGACGTTGAGAAAGGGCATTAGCATGAGCTTCTTGTTCGTCTTTATCCGCTTTATCGCGTTCTTGTTGCAGGCGCAGGCTTTCATCTCTAAGCATTGCTTCGGCGGCATCAACTTCTTTGATAATTTTGGAAGACAAATCAAATTTTTGGCTCAAACTATCCAAGTTGTTCATCCACAAACGTTTCTTAGTTTGCAGCTTAACAGTAATATCAGAGTAAATGTTAAGCATAGCATTGTAGGCTTCAGAAATGTAGTCAACAACCAAGAACCACAAACGAATCATATCGTTTTGATAGTTCAAAGCTCGTGCTGGAATCTTATAATCCCTACCCAAGAAAGCATTACTGTTCATTCTGACGCCGTTTACTTGTTGTAGAGTGATGGTATCAAGAATAGATAATCCGCCATTCTCATCAACTCTTACTTCGCAGCTTTGATGGTCAATAGTCAAGCGAACAATAACATCTCTACCAAAAGGATTTGGTGCTTTAATGTAAATGTTCTTCTTGCCATCAGCTTTATAAGACAAGTGAAGTTCTTTGGCCGAACATAAATCCTTAACAACGTCTTTGTAAGCGTCATAAACAACGTTTTGGGTTTCGGCGTTAATAGCCTGATTCCAAATCATTTTCCATCCGCCACGATTCTGAATCATGTTGCTACCCCATGCTTGAACAACCATGCCCACAACATAGCCAACAATCCCGCCAACCAAGCCAGCGCCAGTACCAACACCAGCAATAGCAGCCAGACCTGCAACACCGAATTTCTTGATGCCTTTAGCAACAATAATAGCAACTTTGGTGATTACGTTAGAGTTATACGCTTCATTTAATTCAATATTACCCGCGCAAGATTCAAGAACCAAATGATATGTTTTCTTTTCATCTTCATCCAAAGACAGATAAGCCTTTTCGGTATCCTGAACAGCTTCTAAAAGGGCTTTTTCTTCTTCAGTTAAATCATTTTCAGCAAGCCATTCTTTGTAGCCTTTACCGCCGCTTTCTTCTAAGCGCCATTGCTGCACTTGTCTGCCAATATTGGCTTCGGTTAATTCATCTTTGCCTTTTGCATTGCGCCATTCAGAGAACGAAGTAATGCCTTTAACAACGCTTTCAAGTACAGCGTTATCAAGTTTTTCTACAGCTTCGTTAATCTTGTCTGGCGCTTTGTCTTTATTCAGCCATTCTGTGAATGACTTTTGTTTGAGTTCAATCATTGTAGGAAATCCTTTCTATTCAAAAGTTTGGGATATTTAATTACTGAAACCAAATTATAGTAAATTATAGAATCTAATTTATTGTATATCTTACTATCTTGTAACTTCCCAAAATGAAGTTTATGGTAAACTACATCAAAAACATTAAGGAGTAAAACTTTGTACTTGGCGGAAATCACAGTTGTTAAACCATCTAACAGACAGCTTTATAAAGCCTGTGATGAACTGTGCTTTCTGTCTAAGAACTTGTATAACGCGGTGCTTTATATTCAGCGTCAAAATTATCAGGAAGGGAAGAGTTATATTAAAGAATGGGATATGAATAAACTTCTGCAAGAGCAGAAGAATCCTGATTATTATGCTCTTAACACGATGTCTAGCAACTATGTTGTTAAGCAAGTTGATGAAAACTTCAAATCTTTCTTTTCTAAATTAAAATCAAAGAAAGAAGGTAGACATAATCAGCAAGTCAATCCACCTTCTTACAAAGATAAGATTAAAGGTAGAAATGTTGCTACTTTTTATAAGCAACGTCTTTCCACAAAAACATACAAGAAAGAAGGGTTAATCCATCTTTCTAAAACTACCATCAAATTCAAAAGCAAGATTCCATTTGAACATATTCAAGAAGTTAAAGTAGTTCCAAAGAATGGATATTATGAGCTTCATGTTATTCATAAAGTAGAAGAAACGAAACAAATCGTTTCTAACAATGTTGCCGCAATAGACCTAGGTCTTAATAACTTAGCAACAATCGTAACTAATACTTCTTCTCCGATGATAGTCAACGGCAAACCGTTGAAATCTATCAATCATGATTGGAATAAGAGAAAAGCTAAACATCAATCTAAACTTCCTAAAAGAGCAAAAACATCTAAACAAATTAGAAACATAACTAATAAACGTAATAGAAGGGTCAATGATAACCTTCACAAAGCCAGTAGAGCTTTAGTTAATGAACTTAAACGGTTGTCTATTTCTAAAGTGATTATTGGTGCTAACAACGGTTGGAAGAAGAACATTAAGTTAGGTAAACGTAATAATCAAAACTTTGTTCAAATTCCATATAACAGATTTATTGAAATGATTACTTATAAATGTCAATTAACGGGCATTGAAGTAATTACAGGCGAAGAATCCTACACATCATTGTGTAGTTTCTTAGACAATGAATCTGTTGAGAAACATGATGTTTATAAAGGCAAGAGAGTTAAAAGAGGACTATTCAAATCCTTAAATGGAACTCTTATAAACGCCGATGTAAATGGTGCTTACAATATTATGAAAAAGCATCTAGGAATAACTGTAGAGCAGTTGGACTTAGTACAGGTGTTGAGTACGCCTAAAGTTTTGAAATTTTAGTTTACGAATTGAATTTCACATGAACTTTGAAATAAGTTTTATAGTTTTCTATGAATACTATGAGATTTATAACCCTATCAGGGCTATTTTGATAAAATTACTTTTAGTAACAAATTCAAAGGCTTCTAAAAGATGGCTGGCTTTAAAAGAACTGTAAAAGACATGAACCCAGATTGGTTCATTACATTTGATGGCGATACCTTCATCCTGCAACCGCCAATGTTCACTTCAAACATTATCATTGATGAAATGGGCAATACAGCAGGGCTAATGCACGATGAATCCAATGATTTCAAAGGCTACGCAGCAGGAACGCGCAGTCATTGTGAATTAGAACAAACAGACCAGTATTCTTGTCGTTGGGGCTATAACTTATGTAACCCTGACGCAATTAGAATGGGTGTTTCTAAAGCGCCCTGTTCTTACATCGAAGTTCCTTTACCAGATATTTCAGGCTTTATTAGAAGCGATGAGCTTACACTAATATGGCTCATGAAGAAAGACAGACTGCCAAAGAACCAAGATGTGTTCATTGATAGAGGCGGCGCTTATCAACCTCTAGAAGAAACCATCATCAGAGTAGGCAACCTGTTTGAAATCGGTGGTAGTTATTCTTACAACTATTCAGCAGGCAAAATCCGCTTCTTTTATGATGAACTGGATACGCCATTAGGTGAAGTACCACTAAGTTCTTCAGCTTTAGAATGCCAGCCTGTAGAAACCAGAGGTAGGGCTTCTTTTTGTGTAGTCAGAATGAAAGGCTATCAGTTTGAGTTCTGGGTTGATGGGCATCTTATTCTTGAGAAATCAATGGCGGATTTCCGTGGCTTTGATTCCATTGAACACACCGTAGCCCGTTACGCACAAAAACCTATTAGGGGAACGTCTTATCCAGAAATGACAACCTTTATTGGCGGGCGTCCTACAAACTGGATTCGGAACTCATCACCGCGTTATCAAGCTATTACACTTTGCGAATTAGACCAGATTTCATTGTACCATAAATGGATAAGTGATGATGAAATCATGGAACTCTACCGCCGCGTATGGCATAGAGACACGATGTTTGCCATTGAAAGCCCCGGATATTATTTGCCTTTTAATACAACTCAACAGAACCTGAGAGATGCTACTTCAATAGAAGCTAAGATTTCCAGACAGCTTCTAAACCCAAAAATTCTTGGCATCTATCAGGAAACCAAATGCGAAGAAGAAGGCATGTTTTATACAGAAAAAGCTATCAGATTCCCTACTGGTGGATTGAGAATGCCAACTCACAATAATTATAATTCTGCATGGTCTTCTATTGTCAACTGGGAACAAGACTTCACTTGGGAACTTTGTTATAAAGGCTTTGCTTCAAAGAGAATATCTATTTTTGAATCTTTCCAAATTGATGCTACACAAAAAGTAAGGCTCTTCGCAAACTCTCACGAAAACATGTATAGGCAAGATTGGGTTGAGTTCCAGTTTGGCAACATTACTAAGAGATTCCATAAAGAGCTAACAGATAACAGATGGCACAAGATTGTTATCAGAAGAAAACTCAATAAGCTGGATTTCATCATTGATGAAGAATGGCTACTAACTGAAGAACCAATCAATTTCCATTTTGATGACTTCATCGCCACTTTAATGCTTACTTCCCAAGAACCAAACACCAGTAATGAAGGTACACTTTCAGAGCTTCTGGTTTATAACCAAGCGCTGACTAACATCGTTCTTAAAGCCCATATGAAGTATGACAAATTATACAGAATCAATGGCACGATTGTTAAAGCAGGTCAGCCCTTTGAAGCCATTATTAGAGCATACTCATGGCGTACTGGAAACTTGTTGAAAGAAGTTAAGAGTAATAAAGATACAGGTAATTTCCTCATTCCTTTAACCTCTAATGAACTTGTTTATCTGGTTTGTGTTGCTGCTGATGACAGAGAAATGACACGTTTAAGAGCAGTTGGGGCAATCAATCCTGATGTGGATAACGTAAACATTGTTGTTCCGTGATATAATCGCCACATTCAAAAGAATTTCAAAGACTTACACAGAATTTATGGATAATAAAGACCAGAAAAAGCCCCGTTACAAAAGACTGGAAAAGACTGAAAAGGGCAAGAGAGACTACATTGATAAAGATGAGTTCTATCAAGCCCTTGTAAAGCACAAACAAGTAACTGAAGAAAGAGAACAAAAGGGCTTGCCAAGGATTCCTATATCGGATGAAATTGGCATGTTCATTATGAAGTTAGTAGATAGGATTCTGAAATCCGGCAGATTCAATGGTTATACAGACTTGTGGAAAGATGAAATGCGAACAGAAGCCCATTTATCCGCAGTCAAATCCATTGATAAATTTGACACAGAGAAGTTCAAGAATCCTTTTGCTTACTTCACCACAGTCATTTATTACACCTTCTATAACACCATTAAAGAACTGAAGAAAGCCCACAATACAGCCATTGTCTACAACACCGAAGAACACAATGATTACACGCCTATTGGTGCTGATGGCTTTGAATACTACGTTTCAGAAATGATTCATGATTCATTAGCTAATCATGGCATTGGCTACGAGGCTGGTTATGCTTACAAGGAGCCACAGGAATGAGTGATAACTATATCAATTACGCCCAGAATCAAACAGGGCGTTTTTCATACGGGCAGCTTGTCTGGTTTACAGGCGTTGTTGTGGATATAAATGACCCGTTAATGTCTGGCAGGGTTAAAGTTGAAATCGACGGTTACTACACCGGAATTGACAAAAAAGCGCTTATGTGGGCAATGCCCCAAATGCCAATAACCAACGCTTCTGCTGGTGTTGGCGCTTCCCCTACAGGCATTGATATTGGAACGCGAGTAATGGGTTACTTTGCTGATGGTGAATTAGCGCAGAACCCTGTTTACATGGGCGTTTATTATTCAAAACCGCTTTCAAATGTTCCAAATTCTAAAATTGGCAAGCAGGAATATGACACGCATGGCAACGCCCAAGAAAAAGACAAACTGCCAGCTAAAACTCGTTATAAGGGCAAAAGACCAAAAGGCGGTTCTGATTTTGAAGAGCCAAAAACCAGATTCAATGCTAAGTATCCTGATAACCATACGTTAATGACAAAGAACGGGCATTACCGGGAAATTGATGATTCCAAAGGTAATGAACGTTTACGTTATCGCCATCCTTCTAATACAGAATATGAAATTGATAATCGGGGCACTATTGTCATTCATGGTGTAAAAGATTCATGGCATATGGTTGATGGCGACATTTACATCAACACCAATAAAGACATGTGGATAAGCGTTAAAGGCTCTCATTACATGCGGGTGCTTGGTAACTCAACCCAAGAAATTGATGGCAATCTTGACCTTCACGTTAAGGGTAATATGGATGTTAAAGTAGATGGCTCTTTTACACAAACGGTTGGCGGCAGCCATACTTCAACAACTGGCGGAACAGAAACCAGAAAAGCTGCTATAATCAACCTGAACTAGACAAATCTCCTGTGGTTACGAAAGAAAGAAAGAAAGCCGCCCGTTAAAAGGCGGCTTTCTTTTACTTCAAACGCCAATGAGACGATACAGTAATCAATTTTGCAAAATGGCTCAAAATCAGGCGAATAAGTCCTAGAGCAAATGTCATAAGAAAGGCTTGGTTGAGCCATTCTTCATTTTGAGACGAATCAGTAGTTCACCAAGCAAATGGCGGCTTTTCAATAACATCAATATTACCAAACCCATTTAAGAACAAGCCTTCACCGTTACTGTAGCCATCTGTGCCGGAAACATGAAGAATACCAAAAGGAATATTGTCATCTGGCATTAGCCCTCTTCTTACGGTGTTATCAGAAACCTGTTTAAGTTCCCTGAAGTAATCCGTTTTTGTAAGCCATGCAAAATTTACCAAAGTCATGACACAATCATCAGTCTTGCCATTATCAGCCTGATAGCTGGTTTTCTGTTTGGTGAATGAGAACAGCTCTGTAATCGTACCAGCATCATTCAAGATAAAAGAATTGGATTCAATAAGGGCTTTTAGAATAGCACAGCCTGTGCTTTTTGTTCTGGGAGTTTGCCTCAAACCAATGCTGAATTTCGTATAGCCTTCTTTAACATCATCATTCCTGACGTTTGAAGTAAGCATATACTCATAATCCATATCGTAATAAAGGGCGTTACAAACAATCCTGCCAATGGAATTGTTCTCAATAATGACGTAAGCATTGTTGTACTTGGTTGCTATGGCGTAAACCACTTCAGCCAAGTTCTCTGGCAGGATATGATTATCCCTATAAACAGCAACTTGTTCGTAAACATCGCCACTTATATCAACAACTGTTGCTACAGAATAGTCTTGGGAAAGCCCTTCAGAAACATCAACACTTACAACGTACTTTCTGTTCTCTTCAGCTTCTTTGTAAACTGACAGATTATTAAAGTTTCTTAATGGTTGTAGCCATAACATACTCTTCAATTTTTCGCCATTAACCAATGTGGCGGAAGAACCCAAGAAATGACACAAGTATTCCTGATTAAATTCTTGGTCGGTCATTGCTTTTTTCTGGGTTTCAAGCCATTCTTCATCTCTGTCAGGACGGGAATACCACGGTGCGAAGAATGGCACAAAGCCATTAACGCCTTGTTCGGCTTCCGTATAGAGTTTCCAAAAGTAATTCATTCCTTTTGGTGTTGAGGTAATAATCATTTGTGAAGTTTTGCCTGAAGAAAGTGTAGGGAATGACCTACCAAAGAACTCAGGGAAGTTGTCAATATGTGCGGCTTCGTCAATGTAAACGCAGTTACAGGATTTACCGATAATGGCATCAACTGTACAAGGCGCTGCAAAAACTTTAGTGCCATTACCGCCAAGTGAAAGCACAACACTTTTCATGTTCCAAACAACAACACCGGGCTTCATATACCACGGCAATGCCATAAAGGCAACCTTGAATCTATCCAAGACTTCTTTAGCGCCAGTTTCCTTGTGCGCCAATATTGCTGTTGTGTAGTCGGGTGTAAAGATACTTTTCCAAAGAATGTATGCCATTGAACATGCTGATTTGCCCATTTGGCGGGGCAACATGGCGATGTTAAATCTGTTCTTCTTAAAGTTCAGTATTAACTCTTCTTGGAAAGGGAAGAGCTCAAACATTTGCTGCCCTTTATCCAGAGTGTTAATGACGACATAATTCTTCACAAAGTAAAGGAAATCATTCTGACATTTTCTGATTTCATTTACTTGTTCTTCAGTAAGGGGCAATTCTACGCCAGCAGCCTTTAATGCTGGAATGCTGTTGTAGCAATTATCTTGTTTCATTGCCTCAATTTCAGGCGTGTCTGGTACTGGAAATTTAATCATTTGAAAATCAATAAGTTACAGTTATTAACTATATTGTCTTCTTCACTAAATAACAGCAAACTTTTATTGCAATAAAGGAACTTTATTAACATGACACAAAAACTTGATGTAACTGCTTACATGAAATCTGCTCATTGGCTCAGACAGTATGAAATCGAAGCCAAGAAAGACGGCATTCATAACAAGAAAACTGGCGAACTTCTGGTTTCTTTCCCTTTTGAAATTGACCCGGCTACTGCTGTATTGCCATCTGCTCCTTCTTCTGAAGGCAAGGCTGGTGGTAAAGCTGGTAAGGAAGCTGGTAAATCTGAAGGGGAATCTGGCAAGGAAGAACAAGGCGGCAAGCCCAAACCGCCGAAAGCTGGAAGCGAAGGTGCTGAAGGTAGAGGAAGCGAAGAATTGCCACAGCCACCTTCTCCGCCACAGCCCCAACAGCCGCCGCGTTCTGGTGAAGAAGCATCTTCTCCGTAAGAAAATCCAAGAACTTTTCATTCAATAAACCTAAAGGCATTTCTAAATGACTATTACTGAACATCTTAAAAAACTGATGCGGGAAGTAGGTTCTAATATTAAGGGTATCAAAGATGCCTTTAAATCCGCTTCAGAAAAAATTACTACGCTGGAAACCAAAGTTACTAAACTTGAAGCTGCTGGCGGAAAATCTGAAATCTTGAAATTCGTCATGCAGGATGAACGGTTGCCAACTTCTATGAAAAAGGGTAGAGGTTATATGCGTTTAATTGTCGACAAAAATGTAGCCGTCGTGCAAGTCAAAGCTACTCCCTCTGCTACTGGTCGCCTTAGTGAATCATCAGGTCTTGGCTTTCCTAACAACTTCAGGATTGCCTTTGAAAAACTTGGCTTTGCTAGTATTACCGCATCGGCAAGTTTTAATGGCAATCCTTTTTTCGCAGCGATTCATATAGACAATAAAGGTTATATCAACGCCCACAGCGACAAGGTATTCATAAATGTTCCTTTAACTGGTTCTGCTACATTTTTCATAACCGAAGAAACTATGAAAACGTTGCCCGCGTTCAGTGGCTTCACTCAAGTTCAGGAGTTTTAATAATGTTTGTTACAAGAGAACACTTACAGCAAATCATGCCTTTAGCGGGCAAGAGAATTGACACTTTCCTGCCTTATATAAACGAAGCTATTGTTTCATTCGGTATGAACATTACGGCGTTCCGTATGTTCATTGCGCAGCTTGCCGTTGAATCCGGTGAGTTCAAATACACCAAAGAACTGGCTTCTGGTGCAGCGTATGACACTGGGCGTTTAGCTAGAGCTTTAGGCAACACGCCAGAAGCAGATGGTGATGGACAGTTTTATAAAGGACGCGGCTTAATTCAAATTACCGGGCATGATAACTATGAAGCCTGTGGTAAAGCTCTTGGACTTGACCTTGTAAGACATCCAGAACTGCTTGAACAGCCTGAATGGGCAGTTAAATCAGCTTTCTGGTATTACGCTTCAAGACATCTTGAAAAGTACACTTATGAGCCAACGCTTGATAACTTCAAAGCCATGACAAAAGCCATCAATGGTGGCTACAATGGGCTTCAAGAACGTATTAAGTATTGGGAACGAGCCAAGAAAGTTCAGTTTACTGATGGTGGCACCGAAGAATAATTTGCCACTCAAAAAGAAAGCCGCCTAAACAAGGGCGGCTTATTTATATGTGCTTTTCTCAGCGTTCTCTTTTCATTATCAGCGTCGTTGTAACCGTTTCATCCAAAGCAATAATTTCAAAAGTAATATTGATTTCAAGGCTTTGTCCTGAATCTTTAACCTTACAATCTACTTTCTCAAGTTTTATTCTTGGTTCATAAGTTTGCAGGATTTCAGTAATTTGATTCTGGAAAGCTGAAACATGAATAGCGCCCATTGTTTCAAATAGCTGATTCTCAACACCGCAGTTTATTTCTGGATGAAAGGGAACACTCCATTTATTCATCAGAACCAAACGCTTTACAGATTGAACAACAGCTTTCCTGCCCTTCACATGCTTAACATCTCCAGTTAAAGGATGAATACTAAAAGACATATCCAAATCGCTATAGCGTTCATCAATCTTTAACTCACGGCTAAGACCTTTATCAAGAACTCCCATTAGCGAAGTCCCTGCGCTTTACGGAAACGCCGTGCTTTATTACGCTTTCTAGCGATTCTCTTGAAGTAAGACCCGCCTTTAGCTTTTTTGGTTCTTACAGCTTTCTTAATAGCCATTCTACGGCGGTTTCTTTCTGTGCCACCAATAGGCTGACAGGATTTACCATTCCACTTATAGCCTTTTTGGCATTTGTACTTGATAATGCGCTTACCCTTTGAATTTATTCTAATTTTTCGTATTACTTCAACAAGTTCTTTATCATCGGTAAGCAGAGAATCGTCATAACTCATTGATTCATCATGACTTTTCATAATCGTAGCGCCAAGAATAGATTCTTCGGGCTTCGGATAGAGGTAAATGGCATAGGCACCAATAATGCCATCTAATTCATCTTCATCATAAGCTGGCGTTTCTGGGTCTTCAGTGTCGTAGTCTTCTTCATCTTGTGTAATACTGGGCAAATCGCCATCAACCAAGAAGTCTTCTTCAATGGTTTGAATGTCTGGATTCTCGCTAGCATCATTGAGAATCATGTTTCTGATACTTTTATTGGCTGTAATTAAAGCTACAGCACCATTTTCAGGGTCATAAATGACTTCAACTTCTTCAGGATTGTTGTCCTGATAGGTGAAGTAATGTTCCAGATAGTTAATATACGAATCTTCATCAAGCCTTTTCTTGGGCTTCTTGGTAATGGGCTTGTCAACACCAGCTACCTGCGAAGTAACGTTTATGTCTTCTTTCATTGTTCTACCTCAAAAAATTTATAAGAAAAATTTACCGTGCAATTCAATACTGAGTTTTGCATGGTGTAGGAAAGCTCAAGGGGTGATACTGACAATGGATAAACTTCTTTATAACGAACCCTATAACGAACATTGTTTTCGTTATCCAGAATAGAAACCCAAATGTTGGCAATAATGTCATCGTAATAAGAGACCACGTTGCTATCTGAATTGATAGCTAAAGCAACCCAGTTTTCAAAGAATCTACGTGCTTCCATATCACCATCACAATAGAACATGCACATTAAAGGGTCAAAACTTACCGTATAAGGCGCTTTATAAATGGTTCCCCTTTGCTTTTGTTCATAAGTCATAATGGATTTCTGTGGCATGGAAACGGTGTGGCAAAGTACACCAACTTTCTTGGTATCCATATTGAAATTAGTGCCAGAATTAGCATTGTTATTAGCGTTTCTTTCTGCGTTAGCCAGAGCTTTAGGCTTTTCAAATTCAATGATATAACGTGAAGGCTTCAGCATTCCTGAATCATTAACCGTATTCAGGAAGAAAAGCTGTGAAGATAAAGATTTGTAAGGGCTATTACCATTACCAGATGGCATTTTGCCCCTAATGGCGTTCATTTGGTTTCTAGCGCTTTTCTGTTCGTTTGTAGTAGCGCCATCTTTCTCTGCTTCCCTATCCGTAATGACGCTATTGTTTTGTGCGGGCGGAACGTAGCGAGGAATAACGCTGCCAGTTGTTGTATCCCGCCAAACCCCGCCTTCAATAGTGGATTCGCCTCTACGAATTTCATCAAGCCCTTCAACTCTTTCAATGCCTCTAAGAACATTAGAAATTGAGCCATAAGCAGCATCATCAGGTAAGACAATACCATTTAGATTAGTGCCCTTTCTAGGGTCAATATTGGGCAGTTGATTTTCTGGAGGAACGTGATTATCAGGGTTTGCCATCACAGCGTCTTTAGGGGTTTCATTAGCCATATACAACAAAGTAAGCGCTTTAACATTGAAATTATTTTGAATGAAATATAATGAGTTGCAACTCATTGATTTTACGAATAACTATGGCTTTTCAAGACCTGCAAACGCTTTCATTAAAGCACCTGAAACAACAAGAAGAGCGGGAATACAAGAATAATCCTGCTGTTTATACCGTTAAAGACCCAAGAGATGGCTCATCTGTTTATGCAATAAGAGAAGACCAGCCTTCTGAACTATCCGCTTACGCCATTTCTATGATTGAGCGCTATTCTGTTCCCAAAGAAGAAATGCAGCTTATCAATGCTTATAGGGATTTGGCTAAGACTTCTGATGTGGATGAAGCTATCAGGGAAATTGTAAATGAATGCTTCTCATCAGATGGCAGAGACATGGCGTTTAAGCCCATGTTCAAGCCCGAAGCTCAGCTTTCTCTTAAGACACAAAAGAAAATTGAAGAAACATTTGAATATGTTTATCACTATCTTTTGGACTTTGATAAGAATGGGCAAGCCATCTTCCGGCAATGGTATGTTGATGGTAGGCTGATTTATCACATTGCGGTTGATAAATCTGAAAAGACTATCAAGCATATTCAACTTATTGACCCTCGCTTCATTAAGAGAATTAAAGAAGTTGTTATTAACAAAGATACTGGGCTACAGGATAAAGAACGTTCAAAGACTTACTACGTTTATTTGCCAGAGAGCTATGTTAATGACGCTACTACAGTTAATAAGTTCTGGAATGAAAACTCTTTTAATTACAATGCTTTCAGTTATCAAGAACAGCAGACTTACATAAAATTTGAAGATAATTCAATAGCTTACAGCGATTCTGGGCTAATTGACCAAGAAGCAAACGTTATTCTTTCCAACCTGCATAAAGTGCTTATTCCATACAACAATATGAAGATGATGGAAGAAGCCATGATTATCTACAGGATTGTTAGAGCGCCAGAACGCCGTTACATTTACATTGATGTTGGCGGAATGGGCAATGCAGCAGCACAACAGCATTTGAATTACGTTAAGAACACGTTTAACAACAAAACTGTTTTTGATTCTTCTTCAAAGGGCTACATTAACCGTAAGGCAATTCACTCAATGGTAGAGGATTATTACTTAGCCAGAAGAGACGGGCAGAAGGGCACGGAAATCCAAACAGCGCCGGGCGCAGAAAACTTAGGCGTTACCAAAGACATTGAATACCTGAGAGACAAGTTCTACAGAGCCTTAAATGTACCCATTGGGCGTTTAGACGCCGAAATGCAGAACTCAACATTGCTTTTGGGCAGGGTTTCTGAAATGCAAAGAGACGAATATCGTTTCCGCCGTTTCATTGACACGCTTAGAAGCCAGTTCATTCCTGTTGTTGAAAAACTGCTTAAAACCGAACTTCTTTTGAAGAATATAATCACCAATGAAGACTGGGAAAACATTATTCAGAATGATTTGTTCTGGGAATACACAGAAGACAATTCATTTGTTGAAATCAAAAAACAAGAGAAACTTAGAACACAACTGGAACTCATTCAAGTAGCCGACCCTTACATTGGCAAATACTTCACTCATTCCGACATTATGAAGAATGTCATGAACTATACTGATAATGAAGTTAAAGAGTTCTATGACCGATTGAAGACAGAGAAGAAAAAACATCCTGAGTTCTACCCGCCAGAAGAAATGAATGGCTTTGATGGTAACGGAAGAGAAGAAGCTAGTGCCGATTGGAAAGATTCACAAGATTACATTGGCGGTGGCAATAGTTCAAGCAAAGATGATAGTGGCGTTGAGACAAGAAGGGAAACAACTTCATTCTCTTTCAAAAGCCAATGACATTATCCCCCCAAAAAAGGACGGATTCCTCTAAAGATAATGGTTTTACGGCGTAGGTGATAAGGAACTAAGTGTAATGATTAAAATTTAGTAACTTGCGTTTCATTTCTGATACCCTATAATAAGTTTCAAATCTAATTTTACAGGAATATTAAAAGTGTTAAAATCCTTACTTGTAGTTCTTGTGGGTATGTAGATAAGAAAAGTAGAAAATCGCAATCAGAATTTGAGTGTACTCGCTGCGGATTTTCCGCTAACGCGGATTTGAACGCAGCTTTTAACATTCATAATTTAGGGCTAAACGCCCTAATCGCGGCAGGGCATGCCGTTAAAAGCGCCCAAATAACCGCTTCTGAGCTTGTAAAGGCGAACCTTTCGGCTGTATCGCCGAGTTCCTTTGGCTTTAGTGCTTAAGGAATCCCACTTTTTAGGGTGGGGAAGATGTCAACCGCCAATCATCACGTTACCGCTACCAGTAATAATGGTTTGCGGGCATGAACATTGGCTACCAACTCTTGCAGCAGGTTTACCGTTTATAAAAACCGTAGTGCTACATCCGGGGTTAATAATCACACTGCCATGACTACTGGTTAAAGGGCAAGCATGTTCTTTGACCTTATCGCCTTCTCTTGCAGCTTCTTTGCCATTGATTTTCACATTGCTACTGCCATTCATGATTGGCGTTGGTGGAAAGCAACTATGACCTGAAGCCAAATCTGTTTTTCTTGCGGCTGGTGCGCCCATAAATCATCCTATAAATAGTTGAAATTTCATCAGATTTATTATAGCGCCATGCCCAGAGCTGTAAATCCAACCGACAAGAACAAGAATAGAGACTTGTTCAAGCCAATGCAGGCATCACATGTTTCCCGTTACTTCGACCATCAGTACAATCAGAACGAACAAAACACCGTGCAAACCTTACAGGATGAAGCGATTGTTATATCGGGCTATACGGTTACTTACGTCTTCAAAACAGAGTATGAAATTGATGAAATTCTGCAAGAATACGATTACTCAAAATTTGCTGAAGCCTTTGATATTGCGGTTACATTCCCTTCAAACATTATGGATTGGGACAATAACAATGCTTTAATGTCAAAATTCGGTTGGACGGCTACCCCGCAAGGCGAATTTATCATCAGCCAAAAAGCATGGGCGCAGATAATGGCTGAAAGAGAACAAAAAGGGCTTTACACTTTCTTCAAGCCAAGAGAAGGCGATTTAATTATTGTTCATGCTGGGCAACGCTACGATGGCAAGAAGCCAAATCCCTACAACGCTGAAGATGGCGAATATAAACAGCAAAGATTCATTTTCCAAATTACCTACACCGATGCTGGCTTGAATAATTTCCAATGGGGCAAAGATTACGTTTACAGAGTCTCTGCTTCATCTTACAAGTATCAGGAAAATGAAGACTTCACAGAACTTGAAGATGAAAATGGCTTGCCTTTCTTTGATACAGAACAAGATTTCAACTATCCTGAAGACCAATCTGATGCCTTCTCTAATAATGAGAAGAAAATTAGGGACTTTGAAGAAAACAATCCTTTCAATGGCTACTAACCGTAATGAAAGAAGAAGAATTAAAAAGAATGCTCTTGCCCTTTCATTATGGCTACAGAATGAACCATCCTTTGGCTGAAGTTATCTATGAGTTCGATGAAGACTTCAAACTCTTCACAACGGTTAAGAGGATGCTTTCCAAGAAGACAAAGAACAGCGGGCTATTACTTAATAATGTTGTTCTTTTACATAACGCATTTGGCAAAGGACTGTTAAAAGCTATTCCTTTTGTTTTTGTAGATGAAAGTCAAAGACTTAAAATGAATGCCATCCTAACAATCCTTAACTATTCTGAACAAAACTTACCTTATGACGAAAACTTTTACTATGAGCTCACCGGGAGGATGAACTAAATGATTATGAATTATCTAAATCTGGCTTGGAAGTACAGGAAATTCGTGTTGTTTGCCATTGTGGCAGCAGCTTTTCTTTACTTAACCTATCAGCTAAAAGCACAGAAAGCTGAATACTTACAGCAAACAGCTTTACTCAAAGACACCATTTCAGATATGCGGGAAGCCAACGCTGAAGCCTTCAGACAGCAGCAAGAATACATTGCTACTGTTTACAAACAAACATCAGCCCTTAATAAATCCATTATCAAAAACTTACAGGAGAAAAACAATGAAATTGAAGACTGGAACAATGACGCAAAAACCCTTATTGATGACCCTGATGCTATTGCTAGCGTTATCGCTTCAAAGCTGCGCCAAGAACTCAAAGGAGACATTTATAACAGCACCGCCAAAGCCCTTAATGATTCCAGAACTTCCATCAGAGATACGTCAAGGCTACTCACCGAGAAGTTTTCAAGAGAGGTTTCTGCAAATCTTTTCCAACTCATTACAGATGCCGAAAAATCCAGAGTAGCATTGGGACAATGTATTGCATGGGCTGATGGTGTTAAAGCCATTGTAGAAAAAGAGCAGAAAAGCCCTGCTCCGATGCCTGTTAAGAAAGGGAAGAAATGATATGTTCAACTGGCTCAAAAATCAAAAAGAATCTCTTAATCCCTTATCCAACACACAACAAGGCTCATTGCCGCCACCTAACTTTGAAGAAGTAGCAAAAGGGCAATGGGTTGTGATGAATGGCAAGACAGCAGCTTCAGACAAAACTACTTCACTCTTTGCTGAACTGGTTACATTAGAAGACCTGAAAGTGTACAAGACAAAATCAGGCTCATGGAATCCCAATAATGGCAATCAGGTAGTGAAGGAAGAAACTTGCCTCATTAAAATTACCAACAACATTCAGCTTAACAAGCTCAGACAAATTGGTGTGAAGTACGGGCAGAATTATCTGGTTTACATTAAACATGGCATTCCAGAATTAACACCCTGTATCATGGGCAAGAAATCAACTAAACTGAAGAAAATTCAGAAGATTACCGAGAACATTACTACGCTTAAGAAACATCAATTTTGGGTTTATCTTAAAAACGGGGTAGGCGGCGTGTTAAAGTAGTGCCACATTTCAAAAAGGGCTATCAGAAAATGCCACGTAAAACTACTTCTTCTAAAAAGCCAGCTATTCCAAGTTGGCTTTATCATTCCTTGCCTTTAACAGAAGAACAAATCAAAGAGTTTCCTGAACAGTATGAAGCCTTTGTTTATCTAATGACGCATATTCCTACAGGAAAAATGTACATTGGTAAGAAGGGCTTTCATTCCAAGAGAACTGTTAAGGATAAAAAGAGAAAACAAACTGTTGTTTCAAACTGGCTTTCTTACTTCTCTTCATCCGATGACATTAAAGAATTAACCAGAACGGCTGAAGATAAACTGAACTGGAAAAGAGAAATCATTTATCTTTGCAAAGAGCAAAAGTATGCCAATTATCTTGAGGTTAAACTTCAGTTTCAAATGGGCTGCTTAGAAGACAGGGAAAAATGGTTCAACTCAAACATCAACGGGCTTTGGTATTCATCATGGCTCAAAGACATCAAAGAAGGAGTTGCAGATTATGATTAGTGCCGCATATTACGAAAGAAGAAACCTTCCCAAGAACGTCTTTCCTTTTCATGATATTGAGAAGGCTTATGCTGGATTACTAACTGAGATTGGCGGCACACCGGAATCGCCTATCATGAAAGAAGTTAGCAAGGAAGAAACAGGTTATGCGCGGGTAGAAATTCCGTTTAACAACTTCTTCATTTGGGATGAGGAAGTTAGCAAATGGATTTCGTCTGAAGTAATTGAATTTCCAAAGCCAAAGAAAGATTGGGGCTTGATTACAGGACTTGCCTTCTTCATGAATAATGAAGGCGATGATTTCTACATAGCGGATGTTTTCCAGAATAGACGTTACGTGGCTGCCAATTCGCATAGACCGTATATAAAGAAAAGTTGGTTAAGGATTTTTAAAGCTAATTAAACGCGCATATAAAGAAAGCCGCCATATTTCAGGCGGCTTTTCTTATGGGCTATCTTTAACTTACCACGGCAGGTTAGTGATAGCGAATTTACGGTAGAAAATGTTCTTGCCTTTTTCCAGAGAAGTGAACGGGTTAGCGGCAATGGCAGCGCGTTGTTGGAAACCAATTGCGTTGCGGAAGCGGTCGTTACTTGCATCCAGACCAGAGTGCATGGTAAGCGGTACATACGGAGCGTAAATGATACCAGCGTCAAATTCATTAGTACCTTTGTAACCAATGACAACACCATCGCCATTCAAGAACGGGTCAACAAACACTTTCAATTGACCTGCCATACCGACATAAGTAGAAGATTGCAGGTTGATGTCAATGCTTTGTGCGTAGTTGGTATCGTTTTTCAGAATACCAGCCAGTTGCAGGGCGTTAGCAACACTCATGGTGGTGATAATGAAAGTGCCAGCGCCACGGCGGGTTTCCATGTAGAGTTTGGCGGCTTCAGAACGAATGTATGCCCACAGACCCAGGGCTTTTTCACCAGCCCAACGACCATCAGTACCAGTTGCGTAGTCAAAAGTACCAGCAGTTGCTTGGTTTTGTGCGCCAATGTGTGCAGCGTGCAGAATGGTACGAACGATTTCTTGGTTTTGTTCCAGAACGATTTCTTGAGCCAGAATGTTAGACAGTTCAGCACGAGCGCTCAGGTTATGAACAGCTTGCATGTCTTTTTCAAGTTCAAATGAGTAATCAGCACGCAATTGACGAGTTTTGGCTTCAAGAGCAATCTTGTCAATGGTAATACCCATATTTTTCCATGCAGCAGTTTCACCATCCGGGGTGTTCATTCCATGACCAGTTTTAGCCATCAGGTCAACGTCAAGGAAAGGATTATCGCTGCGGTCATCAGTACCAGTACCAGAATGCGCGCTATCAACTTCCTTGAAGAGGGCTTCTTTAGAAGTAGCGTTAAATTGCGGAGAAGCAGCATTCGGATAAAGTGCACGAATTGCAAAGCCCAGACCAGTAGGCATATTCATCGGCTGAACACCACAAACATCATAAGCAATCAGTTGCGGGGTCATGCGGCGAACCATACTAATCAGAACCGGGTCATAGCCTTTGATTTGCGTGGTTACGTTTACGTCTTCTGTCAGCGCTTTGGCTTGGTTTTCCAGCAGTTGCAGGGTGGTATTGAATTTGCTAACACTTACGGATTCTTGCAGTTTCTTGATTTCAAGAATATCGCCTTCGCCATTAGGGTTAGACCATTTTTCTGCCAATGCGCGCAGATTCTTGGCGCTTTCAGCTTGAGCAGATTCAAAAAGTTGTTGTGCAGTTTGCATTAAATTTTAGTCCTTACGTAAAGAATTGAAATAATTAACGTTATTTAGAAACATTTGAAATTAAAAGAAACTTCCGCGATTGAAAAGAGATTTGAGGCTTTCATCAACCTTCTTGTCTTCTTTATCGTCAGCTTTGTCTTCAGAATCCTTGTTTTCATCGTCTTTATCTACAGAAGCGTCTTTATCGTCATCATCTTCTTTAACCAGTTTCTTTTCCATGATGACAAGGTCAAGCATTTTCTTGAATTGGTCGGAAGTGTAGGATTCGTCGATTTGTTCCATGATGTCAACAACAGAATCGCGTTGAGAATCAGCCATGCCGCGAGTTGCTTCACTTACTAAGAATGCTCTGTAAGCGGTTTTGGTAGCACGTTGGGATTCTTCCAACAATTTGTCTTTTGCAGCAATGCTTTCTTGCAGCGCTTTGATTTCATCAGCTACAACACTTTCTAGCAGTTGTGAAGTTTCAATGCCAGCTTCTTTCAAGCCTTCCAACACTTTCATCATACCGCTGCGAACATTGCGTACATCTTGGGCAACTTTAAGTTGTTCGCTAACTTCAGAAAGCTGGCGGGCAAGTTCAGATTCGTGATACTCAACAAGCTGTGCAGTAGTTTCTTCAACAGCTTTATCAACGCTTTCTTTCAGGGTCTTTTCGTTTTTCTTCTGGAGGCTTTCCAACTTCTTAGCCAGTTCAACAGCATTCTTTTCTTCCAGAGATTTCTTGTAATCAGCTTGGCTCTCAGTTACATAAGAGTTCACAGCCGTAGTAAAGGCTTCTTGTTGGGCTTCATCAGTAATGCCCAGACTTTCAAGCAGTTCTTTAATGGTCATAGGTTTAATTTCCTTTTAGCTAAAAGATTGATTAAATTAAAGTTATGTCTATTTAGTTGATTTGAAAAATAAATCAATTTCCAGCTTTCCAAGCCCTTTATAAACACCATGAAAAGACTGTACAGATTCGCTGATTTCCTCAAGGACTACTTTCTTACTGGCTTTGTGAACTCATTTACAAACAACGTAGAGAAGGTATGGCAGCCATTTACTGAATATCCCATTGGTACTACGGTTACTCACACGTATGAAATCAATGGTAAAAGAACCAAGAACAAGTATGTTTCTGTTTTAGGCTCAAAATCAGGCAACCAAGCGCCTATTCACGCAAAACAAGGGCAAGTTGAATCTGATGGCGGCATTCGTTGGATGTACTTGGGTGAATCCACTATTGTTGATAATGGCATGTTTGACATGTACTTGACATTGGGCAGACAAGATTCATGGGATGGAACGGATAACCCGGTTACACCTGCAATCAACCAGTACGTAACCCGGCAATGTATTCAAGACATCATTTACGCCAAGAAAATTGATAAATCTTCAGTTGCGATGGTTGCCCGTAGAAACACATGGAAAGCTGAAGAGAAGTACGAAGAGTTCAAGAAAGACAAGACTACATACAAACTGCCCTATTATGTAACCAACAAAGAAGGCTGTGTTTATTACTGCTTGTCAAATAACAACAATCAGAAATCCACTATTGAACCTATTGGCACCTCAACCCAGCCCATACAATTACCAGATGGCTATGTTTGGTACTTTATGGCGAAGATTGATGTACAAAACTCAAAATTCCTGACGGATGACTTCATTCCTTTGAATGGTGATATTACCTTCAATCCCGACATGAAGAATAACCGGGGTGGTATTGCAACAGTTACATTAGTTAACCCACAGAAAGGACAATTTGCTAACAAAAACAACATTGTAATAGAATTTCAACAAAAAGGTGAAGGCCAAGACGCAAATCTCATCCCTCACTTGAACACTCAAGGCATTCTTGAGTACATGGAAGTGAAGAATGCAGGGCATGATTACGCCGAAGAAACCATTATCGTACTAAAAGAACGTTCACCTGATGCACAAGGACAAGGTGCTGAACTGAAAGCCATCATGGCTTTAGACACACTCACAGGCAAGACTTATATAAAAGATGTTGAAGTACTAAAAGGTGGCGAAGGCTACAAGCAAGGTTCTGTTTCAATACACATTGAAGGTGATGGTCAAGGAGCAGTCTTAGAAGCCAAAGTTTCAACTGCTAAAGGCATCATTTCATCCGTAGAAGTGAAAGAAAAAGGTGAAGGTTACTCTTACGCCACACTTTACGTTGTATCAGGGCAAAACTCAGCAGTTGGCAGAGTTTCACTCCTGCCCTATTCAGTTTCCAATCCTAACATTTTGGCAACAATCCAAGACAATGCCATCATGATTAACGTTGACCTGAACCCAAATGAAACCTACTTTGACTACGATTCAGACTACAGAGAAGTGTTACTTGCAGTTAATCTTTATGACATTGATGGCAATCCCGCAAACAAACCTGAATACATTGGCAAAGCGCATAGGGCATGGGCAGACCCCAAATCCAAGCTGCCAAAACTGAACCCGGAAGAAGGGCTGATTCTGTTCAGACAAACTTCAAACCGTTTAATTAGGGTTGCAGGGCAGTATGAAAAAGTAAAACTGGTGATTTCACTTTGAGGGCGTGAAGAATGGCGACAGCACAATACAACAATCCCGTTTTAAGAGACTTAAATAACTACAACGAAGCCATTGGCAACGTTGCCCAACTTATCATTCCCGACTTTGACAACCTGAACTACTTCATTCAGTCATTCAACTTTCCTGCAATAGATATTCCGGCAGTTGAAACACCATTCAAAGGAAATGATAACAAACAAGTTGGCGACTTTATTAAGTATGGAACACTTTCAGTTGACATTGCAGTTGATGAAGACTTACAGAATTTAACCGCACTTTTTGACTGGATTAAAAAGACAAACTTCAAAGCCAAAGTATCAGAACGTTATGTGGATGTATTCATTAAATGGCGTACTAGAAACTTAAAACACGATATTGAGATTAAATTCCATAACGCCTTTATAACGAATATCGGTGGCTTTCAATTATCAACATTGAATACTGAAGATACCATTATTACTACGAATGTAAGTTTTGAATACCAATATATTACATTAAATGGGCTTGAAATTAGGAATCCAAACATTCATTGGTTGTAAGTAAGAAAGTGTGAAACATTAAAGATGGCTCTCTTTAAGGGAGCTTTCTTTTTGGCTTCTATGTTAGATGATAATGGTTGTTAAGTAGATTTCTATAATGTTCTTACGGATGATTTCTAGCTAGATGTTCGTCTTTTCGTTCATCTTAGGAAAAAACTATCAAGATGACTTTATCCTATGATGTCTCTCTTTTTTGAAGGGCTTCTTAGTCTTCTAAAAGATGGCTTCTTATGAGTTCTTAAACTTTTAGAGTTGTTTTTTAAAGTTTTTAATCTTAAAAAAAGCTAGCGCTCATTCATTCTCTTGTTGTCCATATGATGAAAAAACAAAAAAACAACTGTACGAAGTAGAAGAGACTTCTAAGATGAACAAAAAACAGAAAAAAACAACTGTACGAAGTAGAAGAGACTTCTAAGATGAACAAAAAACAGAAAAAACAACTGTAAGAAGCCATCAAACGGCATCATCAGCAGAAGCCCTGCTAATCAGGCTTTCTGTAGAACCATGAAAGTAGCAGTTGATTTGCGTGTTGTGCTGTTCCTTCACTTCCTGCTTACCACTACCAGCAGAAGAACTATTAGAAGAATCATTCTCATCAATCCCTACAAACAAGTTGTCCTTCATCTTCTGACTAAGTTCAACCAGCTTGATGTTCGATGTAGTAATCGTTCCCATCAAAGAAGACAAAGCAGAAACCATTTTTGGGTCGCCACTTTCAACAGCTTGTTGCACAGCAGTTATAAATGGCTCATTTACATTCACCAGAATGCTCTGAATGGTCTTTCTAGCCTTTCTATAATCTTCCTTGATATTAGCTTCAACTTCTTCCCTGAAGGCTTCATCTTCGTGATTAAAAGCGATTGGTAAATCATCATTTCCTGAAGGAGAAGAATCTATAGATTCCAATAGGGGCAATTTAGTCTGGTTCAATGTGTCCACAAATTCGTTTAGCAATTGCCCTTCAATAATTTCTACGCCGCTCATTTCTCAACCAACTTCTCAATAATTTCATGCTCATCTTCTTTACTTGCTGATTTAGGATTTACACTAGCTGTGTATTCAGCAAACCATTCATCACCACTATGATTGTCTGAACCTTTAGTTCTAAACAAATCAACAATCACTTCTTTAATTCTTTCTATCGTGTCAATGCGGCAGTAGTACCAAGCCTTCATGGTAAACTGCAATTCCCACATGATGATTCTTTGTTCCCTGTAATCGCCTTCATATTCCATCATGGGGTTTACAGAGTTAAGCCCTATGGAAATATCCGTTTTCAGGTTAAAGTCCTTTACTTCTTCAATGGTAACGTTTAATGCAGGTCTGAAGATGGGCAGGATTTGTTCCAGAATCATGAGGGAAGGCTCAAGGTCTTTAGAAGCAATAAACAATGAGAAAGACAAGTCATAAGGAACTCTTGTGTACATTACTTTGCGTTCATCTTTTTCGGATGAAGTAATGAGGTTGTTTGTGTTCTTGGCTCTTTCACTTGCATAGTTCATGCCTGTTAAATCAAAAGCCATATGTACAGCTTGTCGTTGGCTAACCTTTGAATACGGGTCTGGTGTATCAGTAAGAATAGAAAGAAACTTGTCCCGGTTAGCAAAGCGTAATGGCACTTTGAAATCCGGCGCGTTAGGGTCTAGCTTGATGTACAGGTCATTGAAGATTGCGCCAAATGTAGCTACAAGGTTTCTAGTAGTGGCGTGATAGAAGGGCTTTTGTTTCATAATTAGTGCTAAGTGATTGAAACTTCACACTATTTATTAACGGTAATGAACGCCCTAATCACCCTTATATATAATGTCTGGCATTAAAAGCCCGATAAAGGAGAAATCATGTTACTTTTCAAACGTTTAGACGTAAAGAACTTGGCTACTATTGGTGATGAGTTCATTACTATTGACCTGAACCGCCACAAGACAACAGTTGTGTATGGTGAAAATGGCACTTCAAAGTCTTCACTCATGTTAGAAAGCCTCTGTTTTTGCCTCTACAATAAGCCCTACAAGAAGATAAAGCTGGGTGAACTGGTAAACAACCGCAACGTAAAAGGTCTGGAAGTCAGACTTACCTTCATGAAGAACAATGATGAGTACATTATTCATAGAGGCTACAAACCCCAGTTCTTGACGATTACCAGAAATGGCGAAGCCCTGCCCCAAACCATGACACAACAAGCCTTCATCGAAGAAGAGCTTCTTGAAGTGCCATATTCAACGTTTAAGCAAATCATTGCGATGGGTAAGGCCGATTACACTTCCTTCATTTCCTTGCCACTTGATAAACGCCGTCAGTTTGTTGAATCCATCCTGAACACATCCGTTTACAGGACGATGCTGGAAAAGCACAAAGAGAACCAGAAAGCATTACAAGCCAAGATTTCTGATGAAGAACATGAGATTCGTTTGCAAGAGAAACTTTTGTCTCAGCATTTTGAAACGGTTAAAACACTCAAGAAGAATCTGGATGAAGCCAACAAGGAAGAAATCTCTTCTAAAGAGAGCGAACTTGCCAGCCTTAAACAGGCTTTAGAACAGCTAAACCATTCATTTAATAAAGATGAATATGACGTCAGCAAGAAAGAGTTACAGGAAGTTAAAAATGGCTTCAAGAAAGTGGATACGTTCAAGTTCTCACTCAATCAGAAACTCAATGAACAAAAAGACTTCCTGAACTTCATTCAGACAACTGAAACCTGCCCCACTTGTAAACAAGCCATCACAAACGAACATAAGCAGCTTATTAAAGAAGAACAAGAAGGCATCATTCAGGAATTGAAGGGCAAAGAAGACAAGCTAAACACTAAAACTGAAGAACTCATTGTTAAACAAGAAGAAATTGAATGTAAAATCAATGACTTGGAAGCTATTCTATTCAACATTAAAGACAATGAGAACAAATTATCTAGTGTTATCAATGATTTAGATAGACTTACCAAACAATCAAAAGCCAAGAAAGAAGACAAGACTATCCATGAGCTTAAAGAGAAGATGAAAGAAGTGAAGGCTTCACTTGATGCCCACAAAGCCAACCTTTCTCTTCTTCAAGAACAGCAAGAAGTGTATAAGGAAACACTTTGGCTCTTGTCTGATAGTGGCATCAAAGCCATTGTGGTTAAGAAGTACCTGCCCGTTATCAACAATCTTATAAATGAATATGTTTCTCAATTAGGATTATTCGCAACAGTAAGTTTTGATGAAGACTTCAAGGAAACCATCAAGAAGAGGGGCTTTGATAACTTCTCTTTTTATCAACTTTCTGAAGGTGAGAAGCTGAGAGTAGATTTATCTATCATGTTAGCTTGGCGGGAAGTAGCAGCCATGAAAGCAGGGCTTAAAACAAACCTGTTAATCATGGATGAAATCTTCAATACATCGATGGACTATCAGGGCTGTAAGGCGTTCATTGACATTCTGAACAGCAAAGACAATCAGAACACGTTCATCATTTCACCAAACGCTGAAGACATTCTTGACCTGTGCCATTCTTCTATTCACCTGAAGAAGATAAAGGGCTTTACCTTCTGTGAAGTAAATTTCTGAGTTTAGGCTTGGTTATAAGGTGTATAAAGTAATTAACGTTTAGTAATTTGTGCTTCATTTCAAAAGCTCTATAATGTTTTAAATTAATCATACAGGAATATTCAAAGTGTTGAAACGCCTAAAGGTTCGCCTTTATCCTTCACAAGAACAGGAAATCTTGATGTACAAGACGGCAGGCTGCTGCCGTTTTGTGTACAATCATTTCCTTGCTCATGCGAAGGAACATAAGGATTTCAACTTTGCTGAATATTCGAGAAAATTAACTGCGTTGAAGAAAGATGAGAAGTACACCTTTCTGCAAGAGGTTCATAGTACACCTCTTCAACAAGTGTTGCGCCATTTGAATACTGCTTTCTCTCGCTTCTTTTCTAAAGAAGCACAATATCCTGTTTTCAAGAAGAAATTTGTAAATGATAGATTTACTTATTCAACTGGTTTGCATCTTAACAAAAGCGCTGTAAAAATTTTCTTGCCAAAGATAGGTTACATGAAGTTTAAGTGTTCTAAGAAGTACCTTAAGCTCCTTAAAACACATGAATTTAGAACTTGTACCGTTAAATTAGTAACGGGAAAATGGTACGTTTCTATTCTCATAGAGGATAATACAGTACCACAACCTGCTGTTATTCCTAGCAAAATTGTAGGAATTGATTTGGGAATTAAGAAATATCTTGTTATGTCATCAGGACAATGTGTTTCTGCTCCTAATATCCTGAATAAACTCAAAGAGATAGACCGTTTGAAGTCGTATCTAAGTATGAAGAAGAAAGGAAGCAACGCTTCAAAGAAACTTCAGCTTAAGATAAAACGCAAACAACAGTATCTCAATGATTTAAAAGAAGATTTCCTAAACAAACTAGTCGATTGGGTAATCAAAAACCACGATTGCGTAATCCTAGAGGATTTGAATATTCGTAATATGATTAAGAAGTTAGGTGAACGAAAGAAAACTTTCAATCGCTTAATGACTATGATTCCTATGTATGAATTTCGCAAAAAGCTAGAATATAAGGCTATGCTTGCAGGGAAATACTGCGTCGCAGTAAATCCTGCATATACTAGCCGTACTTGTAGTTCTTGTGAGCACGTAGATAAGATGAATAGAAAATCACAATCAGAATTTGAGTGTACTCGCTGCGGATTTTCCGCTAACGCGGATTTGAACGCAGCTTTTAACATTCATAATTTAGGGCTAAACGCCCTAATCGCGGCAGGGCATGCCGTTAAAAGCGCCTATGAAAAGGCGAACCTTTCGGCTGTATTGCCGAGTTCCTTCGGCTTTAGTGCTTAAGGAATCCCGTCTTTTAGGACGGGAAGGATGTCAAAGAAATTGTGAACGAGTAGTAACAGCAAGTTCTAGGGGCATAGCTATAATGCCCCTTATTCGTTATCTACAAAGGAGAATAAAACCGTGAAGAAACTGAACACCAACAATATGAAAACCATAGCAAGTCTGTGTTGGGCTTATACTGGCGATGTTTATTTCCGCCCGTATAAACAGCACGCATTGGTTGCTTTCCGCCCTTATGGCAATCTTTCCATTAAAGAAGAATACCGCCAGAAGAAAGAAGCTATAAAAGATTTTCCACTTGATGATTTTCCTGTAGTGAAGCAATGTTGCTACATTTACAATATGATTTTTGAACATTGCAGCGTTACAGAAATCAGGATTAACCAAGACTTCTTCAGCATTTCCTGCTATGTGGGCGACGAGTTCTTCATCATTAAAAGTGATAAAGACCGCAAGCTGTTCATTCAGTTTTATCAAGACATGATTGATGTTAATTACGATAGGCTTATCATTAAGTTCATCAAAGTCCTGAAGCTGACCAGTTACAAATTTTCAAACAAAGTCTATGTTGTGCCGTTGATTAGGCTCTTAACTAAAACTTTCCCCGAATTTGTTATGTATGGTGGATGGGGCGTCATCAATGCGGCGTCAGAAAGCCATAGCTTAATCTTCTTCAATAAAGGAGTTAGTGGCATTCTTCAGGATAATGTAACAGGCTATAAAGCCGCTGCAACATCATGGTCTAAGTTCACTAAACTTTTCAAAAACCTTCCTTTCTCTTGTAAAGAAACGAAGTTTAATCCAGAACCGCTGGCACAAGCTGCGCGCCTCTATGGTTTAGTTGAACGCTATGAAATGTTCATCGAGGGCTTTAATATCGCCAAAATCGTTGATGTTAATACCGGAAAGGTGCGAATTTGGCTTAATCTGATTCCTGTTAATGCTCAAGCGGGCAATCTTATTGTGGCAGTAATTGATGAACAAGGCGTTATTCGCTTTAACAATGACATGGGGAGAGAAATTCCTGCTGATAAAGTTGCTGAACGCCTTGTTTCTATGGCGCGTATTCTTTAAAAAGGAGCTTACGAAATGCTTTACCTTCCGCGCCGTAAAGCCCCGTCCTTTAGGACGGGATATAAGGCGCCATATAGACCTTATTAAGGTTTAGTAACTTGTATTTCATTTCAAAATCCCTATAATATGTCTTAATTCAATTTTACAGGAATATTAAAAGTGTTGAAATTCTTAAAGGTTCGCCTTTATCCTTCGCAAGAACAAGAAATCCTGATGTACAAAACAGCAGGATGCTGCCGTTTCGTGTACAACTTTTTCCTTGCTCATGCGAAAGAACATAAGGATTTCAACTATAACGAATATTGTAAGAAATTAACAGCCTTGAAGAAGGATGAGAAATACAGCTTCCTTCAGGAAGTACCTTCTCAACCGCTGCAACAATCGTTAAAACATTTGGATGTTTCGTTTAAGCGCTTCTTTAAGAAACAATCTAGTTTTCCTGTTTTTAAGAAGAAATTTGTAAAGGATAGATTTACCTACCCGGAAGGGGTTAGGTTAAATCCTTCTTTTACAAAAATTTTCTTACCTAAGATAGGAAATATGAAGTTTAAGACTTCTAAGAAGTACCTTAAACTCTTGAAAACACACGAATTTAGAACTTGTACTGCTATGGTAGAAGCAGGAAAATGGTATATTTCTATCCTCGTAGAGGATAATACAGTACCACAACCTGCTGTAAAGATTAACAAAACTGTTGGAATTGATTTAGGTGTTAAGAAATATCTTGTTATGTCCACAGGACAATCAATTTCGGCACCTGATATTATTAACAAACTCAAAGAGATAGACAGTTTGAAGTCTTATCTGAGTAGGAAGAAGAAAGGAAGCAACGCTTCTAAGAAACTTCAGCTCAAGATACAGACTAATCAGAAACATTTCAATGATTTGAAAACCGATTTCTTAAACAAACTAGTTGATTATATAATCAAGAACCACGATTGTGTAATCCTAGAGGATTTGAATATTCGTAAGATGATTAAGCATAAAGGTGATTGGAAGTCAACTTTCAACCGCTTAATGACTATGATTCCTATGTATGCTTTCCGCAGAAAGCTACAATATAAGGCTATGCTCGCAGGGAAATACTGCGTTGCAGTAAATCCTGCATATACTAGCCGTACTTGTAGTTCTTGTGAGCACGTAGATAAGATGAATAGAAAATCACAATCAGAATTTGAGTGTACTCGCTGCGGATTTTCCGCTAACGCGGATTTGAACGCAGCTTTTAACATTCATAATTTAGGGCTAAACGCCCTAATCGCGGCAGGGCATGCCGTTAAAAGCGCCCAAATAACCGCTTCTGAGCTTGTAAAGGCGAACCTTTCGGCTGTATCGCCGAGTTCCTTTGGCTTTAGTGCCAAGAGGAATCACAGCTCTTTATGGCGGGGAGGATCTCAAAACAAGAACTTTGCAAATTACATATTCTGGCGGCTAACTAAGACGCCAGTTTTGGTAGTCAAACTGGATACCAAAGAAAATGAGATTATCATTGGCTGCAATGAAGATGGCTATCAAGTCTTTTCGCCATCAGCAGCAGCGCCAATTACTAGAGATTTCAAACAAGTAAAAGAGCTTGTTAAGGAAGAAAAGCTGAAGCCAAACAAGCCAGAAATCCATAAAGCGCTGAAGTTGGCTAAACAAATCGTGTCAAAATCAGATGGAAAGGTTTATCTTACCTTATTCGATGATGAAGACTTTGTGGATATTCACTTTACCCACAAAGCAGATAAATCTGGCAATATATTCAGGATTATGGTTTATGAAGACCGTTTCCTGCTTCGTTACACTTACGAAGAGAAATACTCGTTCGTTGAGATTAAAACTTATAAAGAAATCTTTCTGTATGTTCATCTCATGGTTAACAAACAAGAGATTATTTCCTTTGATAAATTCAAGAAACAGCTTGGCGCAGTTCTTGATAACATGCCAGTTGGACAGTTTTCTATCACGCCAACATCATTCTACGTGCAACCATATATTGAAGGAACTGATGTAAGGCAAATTCTTGTTTCATTTGGCAGAAACAACAATGCTTTCATCACTTCAAACTTTTATTATGGTGCTAAAATTCTGCCAGATAGCCAGCTTAATAAGGCTTTTTCCAAGGTAGAAGGCATCTTCAAAGAGCAGAATGAGAACAAAAAGGTTTTCTTGAAAGCTCTACCAATTCTTGAAGAAGCAATCAGCATTTATAAACATTTGATAGGTAAAATCAAAGTTTACTTTTCACAACAAGAGTACAACAAAAATGGCTTTGTTCAGATAGCAATATACCCGCTTGCTAATAGTGACGAAGAAGCCTTCACACTACGATTTAATGCTAATGGAATCATTGACATTACTAATGATGGTGCTTCCATAAGCGAACTTCACCACGAGCTTCTTAACAGCCATTTCCGCCTATACAAGAAAGGAGTAACAAATTGAACATTAAAGAATTACAGCTAATGATGGCTAAAGACGCTAACATTGACGAAACCGAACTTTCCCATGAATCATTGCGTACACCATCTCTTTATACCAAGTACGCCAACATCCGTTATGACCTTGAAATGCAGCTAGCTGAACTGTATGAAGAACAGAACAAAACCAAGTTAAGGCTTTCTGATTATTACTTAGGCAAAGCTGATGATGAAGTGTACAAGGAAAAGCCCAAGAAGATTAAAGTGCTTAAAACCGATGTTGATACATACATCAAAGGCGATGACGAGTACAACGAACTCTACAAGAAAGTAAGACAAGCTGAAGCTATCCTGAAACAAGTAGAGGATTTCCTGAAACAAATCTCATCAAGAGGCTTCTACATCAAGAACGCCATTGACTATCAGAAGTTCCAAAATGGGGGCTATTAAACGTGGCAGAACCTAAAGATTTTGACATTATCAAAACGGATGACTGGACGCTTAAACTAAAGTTTGACTTAAAGAATAAAAGGCTACTGAAATTCATTGATTTCCTTTACAACCACTACACTTACGAAGTGGAACAGAACAAGGAAATGAAGAGGAAGAAATATGGCTATGTTCCCATCAAGAGAATGTTTCATAAGCAGGGCTACAAAATGCCCTGTAAACTTGTTTGGGACTTGTTAAAAGTCTTAAAAGCAAATGGCTTTACTTTTAACGTTGACCCTGAACTTGTTAAACACAATGAGAAAGAATGGGTTGAAACCGCTTACAATAACTTCCTGAGAGATGACTTCAAAGGGCATTTCCAGCCCCATCCTCACCAAGAAAAAGCCATTAAGTCATTCCTTTATCGCAAGAATCTCTTCTGTACAATAGCTACTTCAGGCGGCAAGTCATTTATCATTTACGCTTTAGCTGGCATTCTGTTAAGAGAACAACTGAAAGCTAAAACCAATCCGCTAAAGAAAGTGTTGATAATCACGGATTCAGTAACTTTGGTAGAACAGCTTAAAGCAGATTTCCTTTCCTACACCAAGAAAGAGAAGTTCTGGCAGGATAAAATCAAGGCTATTCACGGTAAGTCAAAGGATTCAAAGTATGATGAATCTGGGCTAATCTTCATCTCTACGTATGGCTCAATGAAAGAAGACGATGAATACTTCAAACAGTTTGATACTGTAATCATTGATGAAGGGCATAAAGCCACAACGCCATCAATAACAGCAATTCTTGAGAAATGCTGGCATTGTAATTACATCTTTGGTATGACTGGCTCATTACCTTCTAATAATGAATCCCGCTTGAATACATTGAAACTGTTCTCTGACATTCTGCCCATTATCAAAGCCAAAGAACTTATTGAGAACGGGCAAGCGACACCAGTTAATATTGAAATTGTTACGTTAAAACATACATTTAGACCTGTTTTTGAAGAGTACAAAGACTTCCAGTCTTACTACGCTAATGACAAAAAGCGCCTAGAGTTTATAGCCAATGATTTAATCAGCAAGAACACAAACACCATTGCGCTATTCATCAGAAGGGCATATGGCACAAATCTTTACGAAGAAATCAAACGACAAGTTAATGAAAAAGGCTTAAACATTAACGTAGAATACGTTGATGGTGAAGTATCAGCGGATGAAAGAATCCGCATTAAAGACATGTTTGCTGATGGCGAAAACACTATTGTTGTCGCTTCTTATAAAACAATGGCAACTGGTGTAAACGCGCCAAATCTAAGAGTTTTAGCTCTTGCACAGCCCATGAAAGCTGAAGTTTCATTGATTCAGGCATTAGGAAGAACCATAAGAAACTGTAAAGGCAAAGACAAAGCCTACATTCTGGATTACGTTGATTCTTACGGATGGGGCTATAGACATGGGCAAGAAAGAGTTAAACTCTACAAATCAGAAGGGCATAATTGGACGAGAAGGAGTGAAACAATTTGAATAAGACAAAGAACAACATTTTTAGTGTTTTATCTGGCTATCAACAAGAAGAAAATGGCACATTGACTATTGGCTCTAAAATCATTAAACGCATTATTCCCATCACACAAAACGCCTTCTACGTTTGTGTAGATAGGGATGAAATCAACTTCAGGAAAATCAAAGACGCTGATGTTTTAGTGCTTGATTTCTTGCCAGATTTTGATATTATCCGGGAAGATTTCAAAGTGCTTTATAAGGGCTATAAATTCTATTATGAAGCCAACGAACTTTGGCTACATTATCAGGTTGCTGTTAGCCTTGCAGAAGAAGTGATAGAACAGGAAGATGAAAAAGAATAAAAGAAAGCTGGCTTAATCGCCAGCTTCTTTATTCACCATGCTTCTAGCAAGGGCTTTTTGAATGGCTTCATCTTCAGCCTCTTTACCAGTTTCCCCGCCACCATTAACATTCTCATCCCGCCAAGCTGAATACATTCGCCCTCTACCATAATAATCGTCATCATCGTAATGCCCTTTGTTATTAGCGTACTTAAGGCTTATCCATTTACTTACAGCGGAATTACCGCCGATAACGCCTAGAAAGAATAACCAAAGTTCCGGCAAGTATTCTGGCGGATGCTCAGAAAAGTTAATCTTTATAAATGAAATCGTGCCTACCAAGTATGCTATATTGCTCCAAAATTTAGTATGGCTGATTTTTCCGCTTCCATGTGATTCAAACATTTCCGCCAAATCCAAACCATGAATAGCTTTCAGCAGAATGAAAGCAAGAATGACAGTAAGCCCTACTGAAAAGGCTTTGTCAAGGGTTAGATTGGCAAGAAAGGTGAGAAAAGATTCCAACATAACAAACACAAATCTTTTAAGTTATTGATTTTTCAAGGAGTATTTAATATGTGCATTATGAATACAGGCAAAGCCCAGCTGCAACGGGGCTATTACAATAACGACGGGCGTGCTGTTGTCATTCCAATCCTTCCTAAAGAAACTTATAAAGAAGTAAGTGGCAAAACTGATATGTTGGTTGACACTACACATTGGTTCTTTAACGCCTATCCTTTGTTTCATTCCAAGAATAAACCTAGAGAAAAATGGGAAATCACACTAATGAAAACAGGGGTTATTCTTAAGTTGGCTACAGAATGCCTTGAAAACATTAGAGAGTACAGAACCATTAAGAACTATAAAGAAGCTAATAAATGGTATGAAAAATTGAAGAATCTTGGTTATGATTATGACACGGTGTTTGGTACTTGGCATAGGCTATAAAATGCCTCTAGAACGCTCTGAATGGCTTTCTAAGACGTTAAAACTCTTACCCAGTAGGTTACCCTTAGGATTTTACCCAAATTCAACAATTCTAATAAAATCAATAACTTACTTATATTAGTAAAATCTAATATAAAGCCTTAAAACGCGATTTAGAAGCCTTGTTTTAGAAACAAAGAAAGCCCTCATTTCAGAGGGCTTTAATGATTAAGATGATAAGGCGCTACCGTATTCGCTTCTAAAAAACTTCCAAATAATTTTGAAAACGCCTGAAAAACCGTGAAAAATTTTGAAAAATTCTGAGAATTTTCTGAAAAAAACCTAAAAAGGCGTGCTTCAGGGGTGTCGCCTCCTCCCATGCCCTATTCCTATCCCAGTTTTCTTATTGAGAACCCTTCCCATTCCCTTTTGGTGATTGGAATGGAAGTCATTCTCATTCGCCTGAAACCTATCTGATAATGATTCGCAAGTGGCATGGATAGCTTGCAAACGTTAAGGTTTCAGGTGGTGATTATATCAAAGCGATATAATCGCAAGAAAACTAAGAAACCCTATTGTTATAGAACCGCTAACAGACTAGACTTATAATTTACCGGCTTGATACTATTGCCACAAGCTATAAACGCCAATTGGATAGAGTAGCGTGTATAGCCTGATTGATAAACATATGGCGAGCAAAAATGCGAGCCTGTTATCTATCCGCGTTATGTGGCGCATTGTAGGGTAGCTCAAAAATTGCGATGGTTAAAAATCAGAAATGCAAGCCCTTTTTAATTAACATATAGTTAATGGCAATTTTCTCGAATCTGTGTTATATGGCGCGTCGAATGCCATTAAACGCCAATCACAAAAACAGCAAAATGTAAATTACAGAATGTTAATTGACAATGCCGTTAAATTGTGGCTGCTATCCATGAACCAATCATAAACCGCGCTGAAAAACAAGTATTGCCAAACAGCAAAAACTATGTTATAGGCGTGATGATTAGCAAAACCGAAAACATAAAACAGCTATTGACAAACGCATGGAAATGTTATAGACGCGCGTTTGTCCTTATATATAGGCGTTGTTGGGCAGGGCAGAGGTCAATAAAATCAAAGACTTATGAAAAAGTCTAAGAACAGCAAAATTAAAAACGCAACAAAAACAAAGACAAACGAAAAAAGAAGAAAAGAATGTGAAAAAGCGCTTGCAATGGTTGGCAGATAAGCTATAATGCGCCCAACAAAAGGACACAGGTTATCGCCTAGCATTCCGCGAAAGGATAACCATCAAAAAAAAGAGAGAAAAATTATGGCTACTATTGTTAAAAGTATTGATTCTGCTACAGAATTAAGAGACGAGTTTGCGGCTTATAACCGCGACCAATATCCGTATGCGGTTTATGAGGCGCTTATTGATTTTTTCGATGAATGTTATACGGAAGAAAGCCCGTTTCGGCTAGACGTCATTGGCTTATGCTGTGATATTCAGCAAATCGGCGAGGACGATTTAGGAGATGATGCCATTGACGAAGATGATTACGACGAAGACGGCAACGCCGATGAAGACGCCGTAATCGCCGCGCTTGAGGAAAAAGCCAGCGTGCAAGGCTGTTTTCTTTGGGCAGGAATAAAAGACGAAAAACCAGTCGCTTATTACATTTAATAAGTGCCTATATAAACATCATTCCGGCGGCGTAACCCGCGCCGCCATATAAACAAACTTAGCAAAATTCCAGAATTTTTTATTTGATTTTTCTGGAATTTTGCAAAGAATATCAAAAACATAAAAGAGAGAAAACATGGAAAAGATACAAACAGCCGTTTTATTCATTACCTTAGCAGCATTTTGCCTTCTAATTGGCTATTCTTTGGGAATGGTGCACTGGTAACAAAATCAGGCGCTTAGTAAATTTTTCAGAAAAAGACTTTACAAGACTTTACAAGACTAGAAAAATTTACTATAATGCGCACATCGAAACAAGCAAAGAGCGCTTTCCTTGAAATAAATCAGCTTTTCGCCTTTGCAAACAAAACCTAGGAAATAAACCATGAAACCCTTACCTTATAAAACCGTTTTAGACGTTAAATTTAGCCAAAATTTTAGCTATGACAATGATTTAGCGCGGATATTATCAAAGACGAAAAGCGCCTGCCATATTCACAAAGCGACCGTGAATTATTAGTGGAAAAGGCGAGAGAATGGCTCAATGAAAATGTTAAAGAAAGTCTTGATTATGAATATTAAATGGAGCAATAAAATGAAGTTTCAAACTTACGGGAAAGAAAACAACGTAACACGTTTTGCAAGTCGTAAACAAGCTAAGAAATGGGAGCGCAAATGCGAGAACGAAAAAGAGTACCAGACAAAGCGCCTTCAATATTGATTTATCATCTTGTTGTGTATTCCCTCTTAACGATTATCTTTTACGCCTTCTTGTTCACTATCTTGATAAACGTTAAAACTTTAATAGAATTAAGCGCTTATTAAAATTTTTGAAAATCCTCTTTACAAACTCTCAAAAATTGCTATAATGCGCACATTGAAACAACACAAACGTCTTTTCACGGCTTCCGCTTTTACGTTTGTAAACAATCCTCAAACGGTAAAACCATGAATACTTCAAAAGAAAACGTACTCTTTACAATCCGCTTCCCTGATATTGTGGAATATTCTATCGTAGAATTTATGGCAGAAACGGAAATACAAAACCAAAACGACCATGCGTGGCAATTAGCGCATGAAGGCTTAACAAACGCCGCCGCTATTCCTGAATCTGTACAAAATGCGCTGGATGAATATCAAGCGCAAAATGAAGATTTAGACTGTGGCAAATATACTTACGCCTTGCGCAAAATGTTTGCAAGTGCTGTATTATATGCGATGCTGGAATATAAAAATTATTATGTAAATAACGAAACGAAGGAAAGAGTTTTCCCAGAATGGCGCGCTTGTGAAGGCTGGATTTACATTGATATTCCGGAAAGCGCAAAGCCTTATTTGCATCATTGGCTCATTGCCGCGATGGAAGAAGAAAGCGATGTTATCGGCGAAATGGCAATGCTATTATTTGTTGCGGATAATCCTTGCTATTTGTTGCCAGAAACGCCGGAAGAATTAGCGGATTATCTGGAATTAGAAAAAGAGCCTTTCCCGGATTGTTCAGAAAGTAGCACGCCAGATTTACATTATGATTACTTTGAAGAATCCATTATTCGCTGGATTGAAGATAATGTAAGCTACGATTTAATCGAACAATGCAATGCTAATAAGGCGGCGCTGTTTGATTTATACGACGCTTTAATTAAAGCCAAAGAAGAAAGCCTTTAATTAAATTTCAAACAATGAAACAAGGCAAGCGCCTTTTCACGGAATAAACCGCTTTTACGCTTGCCACAATTCAAAACTAAACCCTTAAAGGTGAAAAAAAAAATGAGTATTTACGCAATCGTTATTATCAAACAAAACGGCAAGTATATGATGCAATTGGGAACATTTGCCGTCATGCCTATTGACGGACGTTACGGTTTTCGCCGCCAATACGAAGAAGGTACAAAACTGGCGGAAAGAGAAAAGAAACTATGCGACAATGTAGTCGGCTTTGTAATATATCGCGGGCATTTGCGTGATATGCCAGATTTTGACAATCTAAAAGAAAATGAATTTTACAAAATCTGGGAGGATGAATAATGAACAAGAAACCTGAATTTAACGCTTCATGTTTTGTTAAAGCTGAATGCGAAGCCGATACCATTATGCTTTACGGTATCAATATAGAAGTCGATTATGGAGTTACAGAACATTATGAATTCTGTGCTTTAGAAAATGTAGAAAATGATATTAACAATTCTTTTGAAGACGTTTATTGGGCGGATTTATATTTCCATGAAAACAAGCCTTATTTCAATGGCAAAAGATGGGTAAGCGAAAGCAAAATTTATATTGGTAGTTTGCTTTTTAGAAATGAAGAGCCTGATATAGAACATTCCCTTTTCAATTTAATCGAAGAGGAGTATGTATAAATGAAAAAGCTAATTATCAACGGTGAAACCGTAAACTACATTCAGCCTCATAAATCCCAAAACATCGCGCAAGCCTTACAAGCCAATATTCCAGACTTAGAAACATTCCCTAAATCATGGCTAAATTTTCATAAAGCAGGTGATTCAAAAATGTGGCGCGAAAATCTGAAAACCATGATTGAGGATTACGCCAAAGAAAAAGGGCAAAAAGTCTATGTTAAGTTTTCGGCTATTCATTCTAATGGCGCTTACTCAATAAATGCGGTTTTCTTTGTACCAGACGCCATAGCGCTAAATCTGGAAACGCAAGCGGAATTATTTAAGGCGCTTACCAACAAAGGAAAACACAAAGCCACAATTAGCCGCTATGTAAAACAATTTAGCGCTAAAGTCTATCAGGACGCTAAACATACCGCTAAATTTAACGCCACGATTGCAAGCCTTGAAAGTCTTAGACTTGCTAAACGTCTGATTACAGAACAACGGCTGATTAACGCTTTGCGTAGTAACGCTAATTACCTTGTTTGATAAACTAGCCTAATATCTTCTTAGAAAGCGCCTTTAACAGGGCGCTTTCTTTATTTCTTCAATGAAAACAACAAAGAAGCAAAAATTTTGAAAAAGCGCTTGCATCTTTCCAGATTTTCGCTATAATGCGCACATTCCCGAAAGCAAAGGGAATAACCAAACAAACCTAACAGGAGCAAAACCATGAAAACCATGTTACAGAAAACAGATGAAGCTAACGCCGCAGATTACCGCTTTGAGCGCTTTGGGGAAAGTACCAAACGCGAAAGGCTGGAATACAAGGGCAGCACATCGCATTATGATTGTTGGAGCCATTACCATTTACGCGAAACGCTAAATGGCGATGAGTTTGGCTGGTGTTTAGACATCATCGAAGTAAACCACAAAGACGGCGCAAAAACTCTAAGCGCTAGAATATTAGATGGAAACGCGCGCCGCTATCTGCGCCACAATATCCCTTACACAAATGACTATGAAGCCATAGTAAAGGAAACGCTGGAAGATTGGAACAATATCCGGGGTTAAAACAAAAGAGAAGAGAAAGGCTGGTGTAATAGCTAGCCTTTCAAAGAGAAACCAAAAAGAGAAAACAAACCATGAAGGAAATAGAAAAATATCGCCACAGCATCCAGCTAGAAACCGACTTTATTTCTGTAGCTATATTGCGAAGCTCAAAGAAGAAATGCAACAAAGAAGGAAAAACTTTTTACTATTATGATGTTACAGATTTTCCCAAAAAACAAGAAAGGCTACATTTTAATTAACGAAAGCCGTAATGAAAAGAGTATTAAACAAGCCTTTGCGCGCATCCATAGAAAGATGATGGAGCGGCACAATTTAAGGCTTATCGGTGAAAGCCTAGTACATTAAAGAACCGGGAAAGAAGGGCGCTAACCGCAGCGCCTTTTCTTTTGTCTTCATAAATTCATAAACCTTTGATTTTACTCAATAATAACGGCTTCACCAAACGGCTTCTAAGGCGTTAAAATGTCCTACCCTTACTCTTCCTATTCCATGCCCTCTTTTAAGCCTTTAGAAATCCTTATAGAAAGGCGCTTTCTCAAAGCCTTCATTTTCTGTTTTCCCTTTTCTCTCAATAGCTTACAAACGCCTTAAATCCAGATTGCGCCGATGTAATAGAAACAAAAAACTAGACGCCTTATAATGCGCGCAACGAAAAGGGAAAGGCTTAACACATAAAGCAATCCAAAGCAAGCGCAACAATCTTGTTGCAAAGGCTGAAGAAGGCGGAATGCGAAGAGCCTAACCATTTAGAAGCGTAGGAAATGGGCGCGCCTTTCCTATATAACCTTTAACCTTTAGCCTTTGTGTTTTATAAATGACGCTTGCTAGTTTATAGGATACAAAGAGAAAGCCAAAATGAGAAAGACGGGATACAAAGAACAAAAACAAAATCCTGTTTCTCTCAAAGAAGAAAGGGAAAGCCACAAAGAACAAGAATAAAGGCTTTCTCTTAGGAAGGTGGCGATGATGTTTTGATATAGTTTATCATTGCTTGTTTGTTGATAATTGCTATCATTTCCTTTCTTATGGAAATGGTTGCAAATGAGAGTGTTTCTCAATTATCAAGAAGCTGTAAAATGGTGGCGGTAAAATCCGAGACGGAGCAGAGGGCGCGCCTGCCAAAATTCCCGCCAATATTCAACCACTTTTTCTCCGGTAAAATTCGGAATTTTTCAAAATTTCTCATCCATTTTCAGAATTTTTCAAAATTTCTCATTCAATTTTAGGAGTTTTCAAAATGTTAAATCTTCATGCTGTTGTTGATGTCAATTTCCATGATTACGTCATTCCTGTTCCCACAGTTTACTTGAAATGGGGCAAATGGATAGCAATGAATAGTGATGGTTTTGTGAATATCTTTGATAGAAAGCCAACACTTATAGATGGCACTTGGCAAGTAACCAAACTGCCCGGCGAAACACAACCAATGATGGCGGCAATCGCTATGATGGATATTGTAGAAGATAAAGTTGACGAATGGTTTGCTGATAGCCTTGTTGAAATCATTTTCCCTACGCTTTCACCAGAAAGAATAACGCTTAATCAAATTTATGAAGCGCTTAATGCAATGAAGCCTTCACGCTTTTCATGTCTTGTTGCTGCTGTTACAAGGGAAATTCTGGAGTGGTCAGACTTCAAGATTCTTAAACAGGAAACTGAAGATGGTTCTTCTTACTACGCTTTCAATTATATTGATAATGCTCAGTTTGAAATTTGTTTCTTCAATGAAATTAACAGGATGATTTACAAACTGGGTAACTACACTCTTCTGGTGGATATTGATAAACGAACCGTAATTGAACAATTTCCAGATACCTTTGATAATGGTGTTGTTGAAACAGAATACACTCAAGCCGTTTATAACTCATTTGGCGATATTGTTAAGTTTTCTAAATTGCTTAGCGGTTTCATGGTTCAGGAAAACGAACATTCTAAAGGAGAAATTTTCCAATGAAATTGTATTTGACAGTGAATCGCCAAAAGACATTTCTTATTAAATTTTCAATATGATGGCTTGCATTAAGCAAATGGAGAAACTCGTTTAATGAACAATGCAAATGAAATCTTTTCTATCACCTATGGCTCATTGAGAGTTCAGTTGACCAGTGAACAGAAAGAATGGGCTTCCTACTTAACTGTTAATAAAGCTGGTGAAATTTGTATTCATCAATTCCTGCCAAAGCTCAAGGATGGGCTTTGGCAATCTTCAGGAAAAGTTGAAGCCGTAGGTAAATCACAACAAAACGGTGTGCCAGAACGCATATGGCTTGACACCCACTCTGATAAACCTGTTGCCAAACTTTGCGGACAATTCTGATTCAGGAAGTCATTTAGCGACATTAACCGCTTGTTTAATGATTGCCTCATAGACGGGAACATTGACGAACTTTCTGTGTTTGTTCATAACGCCATGAATACCATCTTTACAGAGTGCGGCTGTAATGACGGTAAAGACGCTTATCTTGGCTTCTACTTGGAACAAAACCAATACTTGCCCAATACGTTCTACCTGATGCACGCATCATTGCCATACGAAAAGATGAGTTTCAGGATTACTTTTGAGAAGGATGAAGATAATCCATTAGTTTCTTACATTGTCTTTTCTAGTATCGGTGGCCGTGAATATGTAGGGTTCGTAATGGAAACCGATGAATTAAACCCTATAATACACACTTGTCGCAAGGCGGTTTGTTTTCTCAAAGGTGAAAGCAAAACCTTTGAACTTTCAAACAGCCAAACAGCATCTAGGAAACTCAAGAATTGGATAGCTGTGTTGCGTAGCCACATTACTGAATTGGAGAAATTATCTTTATGACATCATCGTTTGAAACAGGAAATCCTCGCCAAGAAGTTCTGGATTTGAAATATGAGATTCTGGAACTTCACAAAGAAATTGCGCTTAGAGAAGAAAACATTGAGGCTTTAGAAAAAGAACTTGAAAACCAAGATTCATACATAGGAAACTTAGAAGATGAACTTGATGAAGCCAATGAAATCGCAGCAGAAAAAGACAAACAGTTGCAAGAAGTCATTGATGAACTTCATGAACTCAGAAGTGCCCATAACAAACTTTTGAAAAAGCACAAAGAAGCCTGTTTTACAGCAAAAACTGAAAAGGAGAAATGAAATGTACTTAAACGAAGATTATAACGAACCCGTAGATAATCATTCCCTTCAAGAGGCTTTACTCAGGCTGAAAGTCAAAGCTAAAGCAATTAACCCCAATAAATCATTCTTTAATTCCTTTATCAAAACCATCTTTCGGGATAATTTTGAAGGTGTTGATGTTCAGAATGTGGATATTGGCTGGTCGGTTGATGAAAATGATGCCGTTCTTATCATTGATGATAGCTACTTCCATGATTCCTACATGAGAATTATTCTTCGTAATGATAATGTTCTCTTTGTAAATGGCTTTATGACTGTAGTTGCAAATGCTGATGGGCTGTTGTTCTATCCTTGCTGGGATGGCGCTGCTAATAAACCTCTTGGCATCATGAAAGAGAAAATGACTTGGCATAATCAGAACGTTGAGATTCATGAGTTTTGCAACGCTGTTAAGGATTTTTACAAGGCTTGGAGAAACGTATAATGAAAGTTCTCAAACGTTTTCCTGCAACAAAAACTGTAACAGTCAAGACGAAATACGGTGATTTTGAAGTGCCATATGCTTTCTGTTCTGATGATGCTGTTTATGTTGCATTAGAACCATATGATGACCTTGAGAAGTATGAGTTTTCAGTTGTATTACTAACTGGCACTTCTCATGACTATGATGGCACTTGGTATCCAGAGTATAACCGCCTTAGAGTTGCTGTTGTGAAATTTACAGAAAAAGAAATTGGTGGTGAACCGGAAAGTGAAGAATGGCACGATTTCATTGATGCTTCTCTTCGCGATGTTTCGCCAGAACTAGATTAACACAAATTTTTGACATTAAGAAAGCCGCCCTGTTAAAGGCGGCTTCTTTTATTCCCTTAGTCTTTAAGGCTTACGGAGACGCACCATCACGGGCATCGCTGTAGGCTTTCAGGATGTCGGTGCTGTCTTCATCGCTGATGGTAGTAGCAGCAGTAACCAGTTCTTCAATTTTGTTAGAAGAATAGGTTTTGTCAGCGCCTTTAGCGGTATCATCAACTTGAACGCCGCCAGTACCACCTGCTTTAGCTTTGCCCAGAACGAAGTTGATAGCAGCTACCAAAGAAGTATTTGCGCTACCATCTTTAATGTCTTGGTGTAAAGTGTCAAGAGAACCAGTAGTACCTTTAAGGGCTTTAATGTCAGCGCCAAAGGCTTGACCAAGTTTTTTAAGGGTTTCTTTAAATGTTGCCATTCTATAATTTTCCTTTCAATTGTTTATGAAATCAGGAAGCTGCTTCTCTATACGCTGCAAGAATATCTTCAACGTCATTATCAGTAAGGATTGGCGTGCTTCCGTTTCCGCCATTCCCACCTTTCAGGCTTTCCAGCCATTCTGTCTCGCTTCCGGTAAAGCCATGCTCCCTAGCAATCTCATAAGCTGATTTGCCCGGTACTCCAGCTTGACCGTAAGCCATGTTGATTAAAAATTCATTGTTTGTTGGTGCATTCATGTAGCTCATTTCTTTCTTCCCTTAGCCTTCCTTTCTATTTGAACAGCCAAATTAAATTGTCTTTATAACCAGAATCTTTGTTGAACCGTACATCAATAGTTTGGTGTTTGTAGCCAGTAAAGTTCTGATAATTTCCAATCTTTTCATTGGTTATGTATTCAAGATATTCAATTATTTCGGTTTTGTCTGATGAGAATAGAATGAAAGGCTGTTTAACAAGGCTCATCATTTTCAGAAAATCCACTACACCAAAAGGCTTCTTGTAATGGCTCTGGTTGGAATTGATATAAGGCGGGTCAAGAACCAAGAGGCATTTCTCTTTGCCAGAGAACATTGGCATGAGTTCTTCATAACTCAAATGTGTAATTTCAAGCCCTTCTAAGTATTCATCAGCGAGCTCATAATTCTTAGAAGTTAATCTTTTGTTGTATGAAAAATTGTAGAAACCTTCTAAACTATCAGCGTTTCTGCCTACGAAAATGAACCAGTTATTGAGACAGGTCAAATCTTTGTAGCCATCAAAATTCTTGATGATTTCTCTTACTTTCTCATTTTCTTCATCTGATAACTTGTGGTCTTTCTTGTGATGTCCTACAACTTCCTGTAGAATTTCTCTTAAGCGGTTTGTATCGGGAATGCCCTTAAGCCTTTCTGTATAACCATCGAAGTCATTGTAGATAACTCTAGCTTTAGGCTTTATTCTCTTAGCTGTATGCGCTAAAAGCCCAGAACCGCCGAATACATCAATAATAGTCCAGCCTTCACCATCGCCTTCTATATTCTGTTCCAGAACCTCAATTAAATGCTTTTGGAAGTAGCGCTTTTGACCTATAAAAGGCAAGGGTGCTTTCTTATGAAGTCTTGAACTCATGGAGTAACATCCATTTCAACTTCAATATTGCCCTTCACAATCGTTTTGTAAAGCCCTACCGAATCAACTATTTGAATGTCATAAATGGCAGTTCTGAACTTCCAGTCTTTGGTTAAAGCATGGGCGAAGAGAATAGCAATTTGGTTTCCACGAACATCAATACCCGCGCCTTCTTTCAAAAGATAAGTATCCTTGCCTTTTGGCTTGATGAGCATTGAAACTGCGTATGAGGAAAGGTCAACGGGCTGGTTGGTTGAATCCAGAATAGTAAACGTAACAGCGGTGTCATCACCACGATAAATTGAAATGTCCTGTGTCAGCATTTTAAGGTTCACTTCTTTATATTCAAATATTGTTTATTTTCTTAATTTATAGGATTAAGAATTTTTAATACATCAATACAAATTCTGGTGCTATACTAAACATAATTAGACAACTTCAAGAGACACATGACTTATAAAGTGCAGAAAATCTTTGTTAATCCAAGACACGCCTTGTTTAAGGTGTTGGATAATTATGCTTTTCTGGCTAAGAATCTTTATAATTCAACACTTTATCGTCATCGTCAGGATTACAAAGAAGGTAAGAAGAAAATTATCTGGAATCTTTTGGTTAATGAGTTTAGAGCTACTAACCAACAGGATTTTAGAGTTATACCATCTAACATGGCTGCTCTAATTGTTAAAGCAGTTGATGAAGAATATAAATCTTGCTTTGCTAAACGTAAAGCTGTTTTGAAAGCCAACCTTCCTCGGTATAAACATAAGTCTGAAGGACGATATAAATTGATTTTTAATAGATGTTTGATTTCAAAGAAAGCACTTGAACGCGGCTACTTGAAATTAGGAACTCCAGATTCTATTAAACAGGAATTGAAATTCAAACTTCCTAAGAATATTGATTACACAACTATCAAAGAAGTAACAGTTACAAAATTTAACGATGGTTACATGGTTATCATCGCGTACAAAATTGAAGATGAAGTTAAACTTAAAGAAAGTAACAACGTTGCTGCTATAGATTTAGGTCTAAGTAATTTAGTTGCTTGTGTAGGCAATAATGAAATGAAACCTTTCTTAATTTCAGGAAAACCGATTAACTCTTTTAATCATGAATGGAATAAGAAAGTTGCTAAATTACGTTCAAAATTAGATACATCGAAAGATGAAGGAGAAAAGAAAGCACTAAAAGATAAAATCAATAAATTAAATCGAAAACGAAACTTCAAAGTAGATGATTATCTTCATAAGACAAGTCGTTTGTTAGTAAATCATTTAGATTCCAACCAGATTGACTCCCTCATTGTTGGTTATAACCAAGGTTGGAAACAAGATATTAACTTAGGTAAGAAGACTAATCAGAAGTTTTGTAGTCTGCCGTTTTATAAGTTACTTCAGATGGTTACATATAAATGTGTAGAACGAGGAATAACGGTTAAGACAATAGAAGAATCGTACACTTCTAAATGTTCGTTTTTAGACAATGAAGAAGTCTGTAAACATGATTCTTATAAAGGAAAACGAGTTAAAAGAGGATTGTTTAGAGCGTCCAATGGTACAGAGATAAATGCTGACATTAACGGAGCTTACAACATTCTAGTAAAAGCACTCGGGCAGTTTAATTACAACCCGATAAAGGCATGTGGTTTGCCTTCAACTCTAAGAGTTGAATCCAAGTGAGTTTTATAGATTACTATGAAATTCATAATCATCTTGCTCTAGCATGTTAGATGGTTTCCTTTTGTAAGGCTTTAATATTTCCTATTTTTAATTGAACATTTTTGCAAGGTTCTGTAAGATTTGCCACATCTGGAAACCAACAAAAGGAGTAAAACTATGAAGACAATTTATAAGGTCAATGATGTTGAAGTTCACATAAGGCATTTCTACAAGTTCATTAAAGGCGTCAATGAAATGCCATTTGAAATTATTAAGAAAGAAATCAATGAACAATTTGTTCTTAAGTTCTTGGAAATGGGCGTTGGCAAGGCTGATAAAATCACTGTTGAAATTTATGGGCGGTCTTGCCTTGATGTAACCTATTGGAACGGCGATAAGAACGTTATGTTCTCTACTGATACATCAGATGGCGAATTCTATATCATTGATATAAACTGCGTTAATCACAATCGCGCTGATATTCAGGTGTTACAGAAAGCCCTGAATGAACTGGCTGAAGTCAATCCTAATGCAGCCACATTGAAACATTCTGATATTGATTTCCGTAAACTTACTGCTGCGATTAAACTGGCCAAGAAGTTTAATGTGATTACAGTTGATTACCAGCAGGGCGGGAATGATGTCTTTCATTTGGAATTTGAATATACGCCATCATTCGCTGAAGCTGTGGCAATGGGAATGCAGACCAAGAAGCATGATGTTATGCTAGTTGGCTATGAGTTCTTCACTAGAGAATTTGCCGAATCACATCCTGATAGCGTCTTGAATGAAGCCAATAAATGAAAGAAAGCCTTCATACGCTTTTGGTAACAGTTCTACCTGAAGAATTAGAATTAAACCAATGGTCATAAGCCATAGTAATATAAACCAAAAGCCCGCAAAGCCATCATTCTTCTTTCTGAATCTGGCTCTTTCATCCAGCAACATTAAGAGCCAACAGGAAACGTAAGTAACGGCTATCCACAGAATTGTAAAGCCTATTGGTGGCATTCTCTATATCCTCAAATTTTTATAGTTATATTAACTTTTATTTAAGAAAGGAGCATTTCAAAATGACTACAGAGCATGACAATGTAAACAATCCTGCCCATTACACCAAGCACGCTATTGAGTGCATTGACATCATGGAATCCTTCAGCTATCCCAATCTAGCCAATGCTTTTAAGTACATTTGGCGGGCTGGTTTTAAGAACAACGCTGAAGAAGACATAAACAAAGCCAAGTATTACATCCGCCGCCACTATGAATGGCTCAAGGATGGCGATGATTTGCCATGTAATCCTGTTGTCAGGGATTTACAGCTTAAACTTCTTGGTGTTGTAAAAGACACGATGGAAGAAGAACGCTATAACGCCTTAGAAGAAATCCTCAACGCTAGTCATGGCTTTTCCTCAGAAAGAGCCTGTATTGTGGATTGCACAGTTCTCTTGGGATTCCTTTCTAAAAGTTAACTTGCTCTTGATGTCGCATCTAGTTAAAATGCGCCAACACCAAACGGATTTTCCTTTAGGTGGTTTAAGTTAAAAATTTAGCCCTCATTTAGAGGGCTTTCTTTTAACCAATCGTAGAGAACCACAAACCTTTACCAAACATTTCATCCAGCTTGGCGGTTTCTTCTGGTGTTGGCGCATGGGTTGTAATGAGCTGCAAGCGCCCTTCGCCATTTAGCAGAACAAGGTTTTTCTTCCTGTCTTTGCTATCAAGCCATTCTTCTTTATATTCATTCTCTTTGAAAACAACCTTGCCAATTTCCTTGAGTTCGCCATTTTCATCCAAGCCATAGGCTTTGTAGATTTCATCTAAAACAATAGCCTGTTTCTCTCTGAAGTTCAGCTTCTTCACTTTGCCTGTATTATCTACATAAGCATTTAGAACAGTTACAGTTTGCTGTCTTTTCTCATTGAAAACATACTTAATTTCATCAATATCAAGGTCTTGAGGGAAAACATCAACCGTGTAGGAATCTTTCTGCAAGTAAATGAAAGTATCAAGTAAATGATTCTGGGATTGCCAGTACACGATGTTCTTGTACTTATTACCCAAGACTTTCCTGAGTTCTGGCACAAGGAAAAGTCGATTTCTCAAGGTTTCTTTAATCGACCATTTGCCAACTTTATTCTGGTCGTCCCGGTCTTCATCTTTATTAGGGCGGATGTTTGGCTTAGTTGTATCGGGCGGGGGTGGCTTCAGCGAATCTTGCCCATCAGAATCAATATCAGGCTTTTTGTCATTCTTGGATTTATACTTGTACTTGTAGAAAGCAGAACGCAATTCTTTCTCATAATCCACTTCATAGCCAGCTAAATTGAACTGCGCATATCGAATGTAGCCTACAGGATGGCTCATTATATCCACCGCTTTATCGTAAATGTAGCGAGGAATTGAAGCATCAATTTTGTATGAGAACTGTTGGTAATACAAGGAATCTGTTAGGTATGAAGTGTTTGAAAGGAAGCCCGCATAATCAAAGTACACATTGTTGGTGTCATTGATTACTACAAGTTCATAATCAATGCTGATGTCTTCGCCGCCTTTGGTTTTAACCCAGAATCTTAAATCTCTTTGGGCTTGTTCCAAAGTGTCCATAGCGTAGTTGTAGAAGTAATCGAGGCTTTGTACACCGCCAATTTCTTTGCTTTTCGCTTTGACTTGGGCGTCTTTACCCGTTTTGGTAGCAACATCAACTCTTGGCAATTTGGAAAAGCCCCTGCCTTTACTTCTTACTTCAATTTTCAAAATAGCGCCATTTGGGTCAACTTCTGTTACTTCCGCATAGAAGCCGCCACCTGTTCTTTCTGGATTGGATTCTGTGAAGACGTAATCGCCAACTTTATAATTTCTACCAGCGTTTACGATTTCAATGTCGTTAATACCGCCAGTAGTAACGGATTTGACCATTACAGAGCCTTGATTGATGCCACCTTTCACGCCTATGGAATCACCAATAGAAAAGCCATGTCCTTTTTCTTTAATCTTGAACTTGATTAAAGGGCAGTTCACAACAAGTTCATTTAATAGCCCATCATTGTCTTTCAATCGCATTTGTTCTGATGGCACAAACTTGTTAGTGAAGAGATACTTCACCTTCAAGAACAGATACGTAGAGCCATTAAACAACTGGTAATGTACTGATTCAACATCAAGTGTAAAGCCGGAAGCAACGCTTTGAATGATGAGAGAATAATTGTTTAGCGCGTCAGTAATCTTCTTGTGCAGTGCAGGTTCAAGTTTATTCAGCTTTACGCACATGTACTGGTTGTTTGAATAATGCGCTTGCGATGGGATTAGAAGCTGTTCTCTAGGATAGCTTACTTTGCAATCTTCATCATAAAGCACTGAAATCAAGAACTTCAGCCCTTTTACACTTCCCCTGTACATGTAGAAGTCCATGAGGTAGTTAAAGAAAGCTCTTTGGTCTATTCTCAGGTCTTTGTTAAAGGGAAAGCCGCCATCAGCGTAAATCTCATCCCAGAACTGGTTAAGCGGGCTGATGACGTTGTGGTGTTCGTATAAGTGGTCTAAAGCCCAGAGAATCTTGCCTTTATCTTCTCGGCTTAAGAACTTGTAGAAGTGTTCCAAGAGTTTTGTGAATAACGGGTATTCTCTTTGAATGTATGAGGGGATGTTATACAAAGAGAATGAACCTAAGTCAAATCGGTTCTTGTAAAACAGCCCTTGATAGATTTCATTGTCTGCCATCATTCTGTCTCCCTTAATACATCCGCTATTTCAACTGTTCTTATTCTTACAATGTTTACATGTTTAGAATAAATGTTTGGCTTTGCAGCTTTTGCTTTCAAATCAATGATGTAAGTGAAATCAATGCCAGATATTAGGGGTAGGTAGAACTGGAAAGTGCCATGTTCATAATCCACCGTACCAATTTCCTTCTTGATTTCTTCATTGTACTGGTTCTTGGTAAGGGCGAACAGCTTGCCTTCTTCATCCCATACATTCCAAGTGTAATTGTAATCTTTGAACTGGCTCTTGACCGTACCTTTCTCAATCTTGTTATTCAGCGTTGTCAGGTACATTGAAGTGTACTTGGTATTGACTTCCATTTGTTTTGAAAGCATTTTTTCTGAATAAACAGAATCAACACCGTTTACTTCCTTAACAATCATTGAGTTCAGGTCAATGTCGTTGTAATAGTTGCCAAACTGGTTCAGGTGTTCAGCGGAATAACGGTCAACGATTTCCTTAATCTTGCCCTCAATATCCGTTCTGGAAACATGCGAAATTTCATCTGAAAGGACTGCTGTTAAACGCATGTCAATGTTCACGTATTCCGGGTCTATGAGTTCAATATCCATGCCACAGTAAGCGTAGGTATCCAACAGGCGTTTTCTGATGTCAATCTTAGCGCCTTGTGAAAGGGCTTCAGAGTTGTTGGGCTTCACGGAAATAATGACTTTGCCATACTTCTTGGGAATGTTCTCTTCGCCGCCCCATACGTTAATGGATTTGATGTTTCTGAACTCTTCTAAGAGGATTGACTTGATGTCGCCTTCAGTCAATAGACGGTTTTGCCTTCTGTAGGAATGAATGGCGTTGTACCTTATCATTTCATTGGATTCGCCATCAGAACCGCCAAATGAAGGTGCTGCTGTTTTCAGTGTAAAGCCACCTACTTTAAACTCCGTACAGCCATCCCCAGAAGTTCCCAGAGGCGCTATATATTCAATAATGATGTATTGATTGAGTTTGGGCGATTTGGCGATGATGTCATTACCAAAGAAGATTTCATACCAACCGTTCTCTGCGCCAGCAATGAAGAAGTTATTATTGTTCTTGCCAGCGTCCCTAACCATGTTGGTTGACATTTTATATTCTTCACCAATTTCCTTTTCATCAATCGTGTTTTTGACATACATTCTGATTGTGTCAATATCAATATCACGGTCTTTAATGAGGAATCGTTGAGTTGGGTCGCCTCTGAATATGGTTTTCCATTCTCTTCTTTCACCTTGAATCAAAGTGAATGTCTTTTTAGAAGTAAATTTATATTTGCCATTTGGCAGCTTTTCATAGTCATAAAGGAATACATCTTTATCAAATACAAAGTCTCTATAGATTGAAGACAATGAGTTGATTCCTTGAATATGAATGTCTCTGGAAAGATGAATATAGCGTTCTGCTGGAACTTCATCAACAATTCTTTCTACATAAACTTCTGCTCTTGAACATCTCTTGCCTCTAACAATGTAGCCATTTCTTTTAGCTCCTGCAATGAGGGCTTCTTTGGTTTTGGCTGTTGAAAGATAGTTTTCATTCTGGTTCATTTGCAAGTATAGCCCTTGATAGGTTGCTTGGTAAGCCAGAATGTTGATGAGTTGGTTGATGGCTGAACCTTCAAAGTTCACATCTTTGAAGTCTGTGGTGTTCTGTACGTAGTCCCTCAAATGGGCTTTGAGCAATTCGTTATCGAGTTCATAGTTGAGCATGGCTTTTGTTCTTCTGGAGAGCTGAATTCTGTTTGGTATTTTCCAAGCTATTGAAAAGACTATAGTTTGATAGGTGTCGAAGATAAGTTATTGATTTTATTGGTGGTATCAAATGCCATACAGAGGTCTAAACTGTTCGCTTTTTCTTGTCTACTAGTAAGGACAACAAGAAGAGGGAAGCGCTTATTATGATAGATGTTCTAAAAAGACAAACATTCAATATGAAGCCCTTGGTTCTCTTCCTTAGAACAACCCACCTACGTTCTTCTCATGTAAGATAACGAACTTGTAACCATTCTCCTTACACCACTTCATAGCCCATTTCCATTTACTGGAATTGGTCTCAAATAATCTAAGATTTTGAAACCATCTCATTTGAGCTTTCTTATTCTTATTCTTTGGTGGTTGAGGCGGAATGGTTTGGCTGTAAGGTTTTACTTCAATGGCTAATTTATAAATCTCATCATTCTTGCCCCTGTAAGTAACAAGAAAGTCAATGAAATATCTTCTCATTTTGTTAGTAACAGGGTCGAAGTAGGGAATAGCTAATTCTTCACTTGCCCATGAAATGACTTCTTCGGTTAAATCTAACTTGAACATCAGTTTTCTTTCCCATGATGACCTGAAGACAATTTGATTCGGATTGCCTTGATACTTCTCTGGGAACTTGGGTTGAAAGAAGCCTTGTCTAAATGAATAAGCCATTATGAAAAATGTGAATGAAGAGGATTTGTTGCGTATTTTTAACTGATTTAATGTGGCAGCGTCAACTATGATGGCGGTTCATTCAACAACCGAGGGCTATATTATGCAAAAACCTGTTTTCTACCTTACCATGCTTCATGGCTTTCCTTTCCTCTTCTCTGAACATGAACTTCGGAGTCATCTATTCCTTCATGTCAATAACATTGGCTTCTGGTTCATGAGTAATAATGAAGGCGATTTAAGAAAAATTAAACGTATTGAAGATGTGAAAAGCCATCTGCCGCATGATGAATACGGTTATCCACTAGATGATTCTTTCACTATTTCTACTAATGACGTTTGCAAAGACTGCTACTATAGCGTTGCAACTAGTTCAGCAGATTTCTTCGTGAATGAAGCGGCGCTGGATTCATTTTCTTACATGTCCATATACATTGACGGTGTTCTCACACTTCACAAAAGCGAACCACATGAAGAGTACGGCTATTATGAATGTGCTAATGAGATAGACGACTATGTCCCGCGCTTCATTGAAATTTCTAATAATGAAGAAGACGACGTTATTGGCGTTTATCCATTAAGAAAAGATAATGCAAATCAAGCCATTGAAGTTTGTGTTCGCGGGGATTTCGATTTCCCTTATTACGATGAGGAATTTGATGATAATGATTCAAAGTATGTTCTTGTTTACATAACAAAAGAACATAACAAGCTATATGTTTCTGGTTATTTCCTCTCATGTTTTAACTACATTTCCTTCAATGTGAACGGCGAAGTTCGCTTACATAAACATGAGCCTCTGCTTCATTATTCAGGGAACTTTATTGATAACGAAGATACCGACCTTCACATTAATGGCGTTCTACCATTTGTTATAAGAAAGAATGAAGTGGTTAAAATTCAAATGTCTTATGCTTTAGAAGAAGTTGAGTTCAAGAACATGAATAATCTCGGGAATACGCCATTACCAACATTATACAAATGGCTTATTGACGCCAAAACCGAAGAACTAAAGAAAACTAGAATTTTTATATTTGACAATGACACTTTTGAGGTTAATCACGATTTTGAAGCAGTAACTTGTGATATTAAGAACCCCGAAACACTAATAGCTGTTCGCGCTTTAGAAGCATATATTGATTTATTGAACAAAGCCGAATAATAACATCCTTTCGTTTACTTTGATAACCCGCTTTCATCCTTTAGAAAGCGGGTTTGTTTGCATGAAATAAAGATAATTAAAGAATTTTCAAATGGTTATATAAAATGGCTATTAAAGGGCAAGGTGAAGTTTTAGAATATCCTTTGGGTCTGGGCGAGCAGCAGATTCCGGGGTGGATTGAGTTCCAAATTAAGAAGAGAAACATGACACAAATCGGGGCTACAGCGGCCACGATTGGTTTGTATATGCCCGAAAACATTGCAATGCCATCTACTACTTCATGGGAAAATGAAACCCATTCAAAAGTAACTGAAGTTGTATTAGCTGGCTTTAGAAACATGAATCCTTCTGAAGCAACGACTTTATATCAAGGGTTACAGGGTATGCAAAGTGAAGAGATTTACAACGCTGTTAATGACAAGCTCAAACAAACTGGTAAATCCCTTAGCGAAATGGGTATTGGTGCATTGGCTGCGCAAGAAGGCATTAGAAGAGCAAATAACTTCTTGAGTGATGCTGAAGGTAACGGTTTGGGTAATGGTGGTTTAGGCGGTGTTTTTGGATTAGCGCCAAATCCATTCTTAACAGCTATCTTTCGTGGCGTTGACTTCCGAACTTTTGAGTTTCAATTCAAGTTTTATCCTCATAACAAGAATGAAGCCGAAAGAGTAAGGAAGATTGTTCAGTTGTTTAGACAAGCAGCATTGCCCTCATACGGTAGAGGTACTGCTGGTTTAGGCGTGTTTGACTATCCAAACGTGCTGAATATTACATATAAATGGGGCAAGGATGACAACTACTATATGCACAAATTCAAGCCTTGTGTTATGACTGCTATTGATGTGAACTATACAGGTCTGGGTGGTTTCTATGCTTTTGAAGACGGCGATTCTGTCTGTACCGTCTTGAATATGCGCTTTTCAGAAACCGAAATCGTGGTTAAGGATGATGTGCAGAAAGGCTACTGACCTTGTGTTCTGTATTCTGCGTACACTTCATACCCATAGTAGCAATTCACTTCTATTTCCATTTCCTGATTTCTAGTGTTTCTGATAGCTTCCCATTCAGCAGGAATATTGAAAAGCTCTCTTTCTTCAAGGTCTTTGAATTTAATAAGTTCTAAACGAACGCCATCATGCAGCCTCAATTCCACGATTGAGGTTGCGTTTTGTGGGTTTGGATTTTGAATGTAAGTTACCAGTTCTTGAAAAAAAGGCGAAGCATAAAGTCTAGCCATTGTTTGATTTGGCTGTTGTTCTATTGGATGTTTGTCATAGTAGAAGTAATACTTCATCAAGTCTTCAGGGCTTACAAAGTACGTATCAATTTCTACAAATTCTCTTAAAGCATCTTTTGTAGGGTCTTGGCAAGCTGTACAAAACTGTATTGACGGAATTTCGTTTCTTAATTCTTCTTTTCTATACAGGTTCGGGTCTTCAGGCTTTGGTAAATCTGGACAGAACTCAGTAAGTTCCAGTTTTACGAAATCTGGTAAATCGTTTAATACTGATTCTTCTTCACAAGTAGGGCAAAGCGAAGGCGGTAACGGTGGCTTGAATTGCTCTTCACCTTCACAAATTTCATGTTCAATAACTCTTTTAACAGGATTGATAACAGGCTTGTCAAAAGACCAATTGTTCAGGATTCTGATACAGAACCAACGTTCATCAAATTTATCTGAAAGCCCTTCAGGCAAAAGCATTCTTACCTGTACTTTTATTCTGAAGACAATGCCAAATGAAACTTGTACGCCATCATGATTCTGATAGAACCAGTTGAATGAAGGTGCATTGACTTTAATGTAATCATCCAGATTGCAGGGCTTGCCCTCAATAAAGCCAGTTTCTGTCATTCTAAGCCCAAGTGGCAATTCGCCTTCTAAGAGTTTGTATCTTAATGGAATATCACATTGTCTGTCTGGTCTTCTTGGGAAGGTTTGTAAATCTACAGTAAGCGTGTTACCCGTGTTTACTACGGGTTGAAATGTTTTGATGATTTTGTAACCTTTGGGAATGACTTCAAAGGAAATATGAACATCAGAATTGGTGAAGATTTCAAGGTAGTGGGCGTTTGCTGGGGAAATATCCCTGTACCATTGCTGAGGCGAGAACGGAACGATGGTTGTTTGGGAGTGTCTTCTTAAACTGCCATCAATATCTTGCTGATACAGAATAAAATCCAGCTTGTAATTGGCTAGCTTGGCTTGTAAACGCTTTATTACAAACGTTAATGTATCAGCATTGGATAAAAGTGGAAACTTGTAGTAAGCCGATTTATTGGCTCTCAGGTCATCTACAATGCCCTCAAACGGGTCTTTGAAGGTTTCCTTGTCTTTTATCTTTTGAGCAAGCTCTTTAATTGACATCTTCTTGAAATATTATTAATTAAAACGTTTTGATGTAAGTATTTGAGATGATTAAACAACTTTTTGAAGGCAAATCGCCTCTAATGGGCGAACTGAATGAAGGCAAGATTACTGACTTTGTTGTGGGAATCAAACAGAAGCTGAAAGATGGCAGCAATACTGCTGACATTAGCAGGATTAAGCAATTTATTGCAGTTAAATGTGATTCTTCAACAACCCGTACATTCCTCTTAGAATGGCTTACGGAAGGGCTTAAGAACAAAAGCCTTTATGTTGAGAGGGATTTAGCACAACTCTTTCCTTCAGCAGATGAGAACAATTCTATTGCATTCTCATTGAATAGAAGTGGCGAACCAAAAGAAATCTTCTGTATTGAATTTGCCACTCAGCGCAAACGCATTCTGCTTCATTCTTTCGTTGGCAAGACTGTAGAACTCAAGAACAGCGATTTCTCGCTTGAAAAAGATGAAGATGCCACGATTACTTCATTTGAACAGTTTGATGAGCAAATTAAGAAAGTAAGTTTCAATCTGGATAAGCTGCAAAGCGAAATTGCCAGATTACAGAAAGTTCAAAAAGCCATCGCGCCCAAGAAAGACAACTGGCTTAAGAAACTGCTGATGAAGCTATGAAGCAAAAATTAAAACAAAAGAAAGCCGCCTTTAACAGGGCGGCTTTTCTTATATGGCTTAAGCAAACTTTTAATTCGCGCCACCAATTTCACTAAAGGAAACACCAGACTTCGTAATGATGAAGTTGAGTTGGATGTTATTGATAGAGTTAAGCGGAGTGAGATAAATGTCAGCAACAAAGCGCTGTTCGTTTTTCACTTGAGCCGTGTTGTTAGAATCATCACAAACCACTTTGAAGGTTTCCAAACCGCGTGCAGCTTGTACTTGCATGAGTACAGGTTCAACCAAAGCACGGAATTGTGCTTGGGTGATGCTGTCGTTAAATTCAAACAGTGTGTACTTGGCAGCGTTCGCAACGATTTTACGCAGTTGAATGAGCAGGCGGCGAACACCAATCTGACGCAGCATTGAAGGCTTGGTCAAGCCAGTACGGTCGCCAAGAAGAACAACACCAGTACCGCGTTCACTGGTTACCCGGTTAAATGACCATTTGTAGAACTTGTCTGCATCGTTACGTGAAGGATTCCAGAGTGTTTTCTGAATGCCACCACGGAAAACACCACGAGTATAGCCACCCGGTGAATACCAAGGTTCATTGGTAGTATCAACACGTGCAATCAAACCAGCGATACCAACGTTATCAGGAATCCAGTAGGTTTCATCCGTATGGCGGTTGTATTCCAAGAACCAGTTTGTGCCTTTTACCAGATAAGAACTGTAACGGTTCAGTTCTTTATCAAATGTTTCCAATCCTGCAATAGCATCCGTAGTGGATTTGTTGGCAAGGTCTTTGAATCTGGGGCTCACCACAACCACACAGTCTTGACGCGGTTCAGCTACTTTATCCAGAACGTGTTGCGTTAAACGTACAACGTAATCATCTTTTACAGCGCCAATGAAGAGAACAGCGGCGTTAGTTGATTCAGCGTTACGGAACAAATCCCATCCGCGTACAAAGTCAGAATCATCAGCAGCATCGCCAATCGTACCACCAGCCATTACACCACCATAACCAGTGTGTTCGTTAGTAGCTGAAGGAGCAGAAGTGCCATCTTTACCGTGTTCCGGCATTTTCAGGGTTTTGAAGTTAGAAGGCTCGCCAGTAATATTGTCTTTTTGCAGCTTGCCCCATTCAGTAATAGCTTGAGGGTCAGTTGTGTCGTAAAGGTCATCATCCGGGTTATCCATTACATAAACGTACTTGGATTGTTCGTTAATGATGTTTACCCAGTAATTCGCTCTCAAGTCCAGAGTTCTGCCATCACGAGCTTTAGAAAGGAATTCATACGTTTCCAGTACAGTATTCGGTGAACCAGTGAAAAGACCAGTGGTATCAACGATTACTACGTGAAGTTCATCGTTCTTAGAACCTTGTGCAGCGGCGTGATGTGAAGTTCCCGGAGCAGCAGAGAAGTATTCGGCGTATTCCCAATGGTTGAAGTTTCCTTTATCAGCAATGCTTACTTTCAAGGAGTTGCCAAGATAACCCGGATACTTAGCTGCGAATTTATGACCTTGTTTTGTAGCTTTGCCCATCAGAGAGAAAGCATCACGGTTTTCAATAAGCAGACCTTTCTTGGTTTTTTCTAATGTGGCGTTTTTAGCAGTTGCAACGTTTACAACCCTTACCAATGCTACGTTTTGGGTGTAGGTAAGTGCATCAGTAACAGAAGTGAAGTAATGCGCATTGTTTTCGTTGGGTTTACCAAGTTGTTCAATGAGGCTTTCTTCAGTATCAACATAAGTTACTTTGAAGGCAGCGCCCCATGAAGTTTCAAGAACAGTTCCGATGGTAGTAACGCCAGCCGCTTCAACAGAAAGAGACTTGTCGATTTCGGTAACGTTAATACCCGGAGAAGAGTAGTTGCTAGCAGGCATGTGGTTTATTCCTTAATTAAGAAAATGATAATAATTTCATTGGCTTATTTTGGAATTAGAGATTTAAAAGAATGCCCTTATGTCTAGCTGTTTTGGCGAACCTGCCAAGCGGATGCTCTAAATGAGTTTCTATACTTCTTCGCAGCGTTTACATGATGGGTTACAGCAGTTACAAAGAATTTCTGTTGTTTGAAATCCTTGTCTTCGTTGTAAGCCCTGTTCTTGATGTCATGGTCAAGATACTTGATATAAATGTTCTCGCCTAATAATGAATGGGATTTACAGAAGCCGTGTGTACTGAACATTACAGAAGTTAATGTTGGTGTAAGCATGGCTTTCTTGGCTTCCAATGCCCATGTTTCTACGCTTTCATTTAATGAAACACCTTCATCAAAAACCTTATCAATTTTTGAAATGTACATGATGTTGGCTTGGTTATCGCCATAGGTAGTGAACTTCTTGTCAGAAACCGAGAAGACATTTACTGAAGCGCCATGCAGCCCAGCCATTGTGTAAAGTGTATCTTTCTCACCTTCAAAGTGAAGATGGGCAAAGTGCAGGTTGTGATTGCCTTGATACGTCATGGCGTTGCTTAGTTGCTGTGAAAATGTAATTTCAGCAGGCTTGTCTTCCATGTCTGAAAGTGAAAGTAAGTAATACTTTGGATTGCCATGAAGTGATGTATCGCCACAGAAGAATAGATAATCCCTTTTTGGTGCTGTTGCTCTAAGGATTGTGTAAAGGGCTGTTAAAGGGCTTACATTAGGGGCAATGTATGAGATTTTGTTTTTTGGCGGTTCTCTGTAGGATTTGTGCAAAGTACCAGAACACTTTTGCATTAGGTCTTGTAGAACCTGTGCTGATTCTTTGTTGGTAAAGGCTTCAGTTACTCTGGAAGTAAGGTCTTTTTGCAGTCCTTTGTCATTGAGTATTAACGAATAGCCTACTGACCTTTCTTTCTCATCAAAACGGTTAAGAATATTAGTGATTACAAAGCCCATGATGAAAGCGCCATCCGTTTCTTTGTTCTGTTTGGTTTTCATTTTTATCTGAACAGTATCGCCGATTTTGATGCTTCTGATGAGTTGTTCAGAATCAAAAAGCTGAAGTTCCGCATTCATAAAAGGGCTGAAAGCGTCTTGGTAAATCTTCAGGTCAAGTACGTTTTCAGTTAGTTTTACGCCTTTTGAGGTAACTTGGAACTCATCAAGGTCTTCATAGGACTGATTTTTCATGGCTTTGCTTGAGAAAGAAGTAAAATTACTGTAACTATTTGTTTTTAACTTAGAATTTCAATGGCTTTAGTATTCGATGCTTGCGCTCGCATTTTTTCTAAAGAAAAAGTAGCTGATGACAACACTTTTCCCAAGGAATATTCTTTAGATAGGGAAAAGTTAGGCTTTTATCCAACGCCTTTCTTATTCATTAAGATGATGGATAAACTGCTGCACGGGAAAGATTTTGTAATGCCTAAAGACGGGCGTTTCGGTAGTACACCCGGCAGCTGTAATGTTCTTTCACTTGGGCTTTTAACTGTAATGCCAGATGAAAATGGTCGTGGTTTTACTGAAGTTAAAAGTTCTGGTAGCAGCTATGAAAGGATTTGTCTTTTTCCTTCTACATTTGTTATTAGTAAGGATTATCCCGATTACTACGTAAACAATCAGTTGTTAATGTTTGATGCCCCATTTTTAAGAGGCAAAGCATGGGGCGAAGTTGTTGGCGTTGGTATTTGGGATAAACAAAGCGGCGGCAACATATTGCTTACAGCCAAACTTTCATCTTCATTTGTTATTGAAGGCAATGCTGATGCTTATGGTTTTGCTGAAGGCTCATTGTTTATTAGCAGTAATTGCTTGCAGCAGGATTTAGCCAGTTTTGAAACATTGGTAACTGGTTCAACGAAGAAGAAAGATAAAGCCATTGAAGAAGCTGCCATTGCTAATATTTCTTCACTTGCTTTAGAAGATGAAGAAAAAGCTATTATAAAAATTGAAGATAAAAATGAGACTGTTGCCAAGAAAACGATGAGCAGGACAGCTAAGAAAAGGGCTGAAGAGGAAAAGATGATGGCTCTTGGCAAGAAAACATTAAAAAGGAAGAAGAAAAATGTTAGAAAAATTAGCTAATTTTTGCGGCTGTGATGATGGCGCTCTTGAGTTCACGCCAACTGAACAATTAAAACGCTTCTGTATGGACTGTAAAACGGTTCTACAGCCAGATTTGCCAGATAACCCCATACAGAATCCTTTCTGCCCTGTTTGTGAAGAAGTAAAGCCTAAAGAAAAGGTTTGCTATGTTCAAACTGAAGAAGTCTGGGATTATCCAAACTACAACAAGATGATTGGTGATAAAGCTAGGCATTTAGGTAAGGTTAAGTTCCCATGTGATGCGGATAAGAACCTAACTGAAGAATGGAAAGGCATTATTGAAAGAGACCATTTAACATGGAAAAAGCAGGAGAGAGAAGCCATCATGCGTACATGGTGATATACTTTACATACTAACTAAATCATTAACTCTCGCGGAGAATATTTGCAATGAATGAACATGAATCACTACAAAGCAAACTGGTAAATGTTTACCTTCAGGAAGGTTACACTAAGGCTTTTGAGAATGGCAGTGTTGTGGTGCTTAAAGAAGCCGAAAAAGAACGCTTCATTAAGATTGATGAAAACGGCGAAGTGGTTGAGTTCACGCCCATTAACGAGAACTATTCTTAATGTCTTATAATATCTTCCACGCCATTAGAGACACTTTATTCCATACTGGCGATGCTTTTGTTGAAAAAGAAATCGCTTTAGAAAGGGCTATGACTTGTGATACTTGCCCTTTTAAGAATATGAATATTTGTAGCCGTTGTGGTTGTTTCCTGCCCATGAAAGTTCGTTATAAAGGTTCTACTTGCCCAGAAGGGAAATGGGTTAGATAAACTAGCTGATAAAGAAAGCCGCCATATTTCAGGCGGCTTCTCTTTTATTCTTCGTCGTCAGTTTCGTTATTCAACACTGTAAGAATTTCTTTACTCCATTTGAGTTGAGTAACCGCAACACCATTACTATTCTTCTTACCTGTATCAAACAATCTTGAGAAAGACTTGCCTTTATCGGTAGCTTCCCATTCACCCGTTTCCTTGGTTTGATAACCATTAGCCGCCAACAACTGATTAAACTTCACAGCTGAAAACGGCGGTTCATGAAGTTTACCAAGTTCGGTGGGAGTGTACCAGCGTTCTTGTGATTCTGAGAGGAGATGCGTATTTCCAGTCAAAGCCAGAATATTAACATTTGACACCTTCATTACAGCTTGGTTAGCTGAAATGGCGGCGGCATTGTTATCAAGCCCAATAGCCTTCATCGCATTAACAAGATGAATAAAGTTATTACTGGGAACAGAAATGTCATCTGGGTAACGTGGTGGCAGAGGCTGATTATTCATAACAGCATCAAATGCTCGGATAACTTTGAGATTGAAGGCTGGACTAATCCACATGGCGTAGGCGTAAACGAGTTCTTTGCAAACGAATGTGCCGCCTTTATCACCATGAATAACTTCTACTGGTACGGTGCTCACATCTGAGACTCGCTTGTTTTCATTAGAGATTTCTTCAACTAACGATTTTGTTGAATCAAGACGCATGAAATTTGAAGGCTTATGTTTATCTTCGCCACCTGATGCCTTATGAAGGTCATTAAGCGAGTACAAATGGTTGCGAAGTGTGATAGAATTGTTGCCGATGGTAATTTGTGTTGAATTTAACATTAAAAATGTCCTCTTTGTTGATAACTGATGTAGCCGGATGACTACACCTGCTGGTACACAGCAATCTGGCTACTACAACACAACCCATAAAGAAAGCCGCCCTTTTAACGGGGCGGCTTTTCTTTTAGGTGAAATGTTATTGAGTTTTAAATGTTCTTAGGTCAAAGCTACCATCCTCAATGTTTTGAATCTGGGATAGAAGCATGGGTTGTAACTCATGCCAACCAATTTCACTTTGAACGCTGCAAATGTGCCAAGTTCAGGTTGCCCCATTGCTCTAAGCGTTTCATTCACGTTAATTACAACTTCAGCATATTCATCCGTAGTGTTGTGAGTTACTGATTGATTCTTGTAGCCAGTTAAAAGCGTCCATTCTTTAGCATCCAGTTCAGCACCAGCAGCTTGCGCCACTTTTACATAAACCGCAAACTCTGACCATAAAGGCTTATTCACATCAAACCAAATCTTCAGGTCAGTTGCTGGATTATCCAAAGAAACCGTTTTAGAAACGTACTTGTACAGTTCTGAGCCATATTGTTTATGAGTTTCTGGATAGTAGCGTTCTGCTTTATTCAGATTAAAGAAATCATCAGCAGTCATATGGCTTACCCGGTTGCCCATACAAGTAACCGACAATGAGTCCAAGTTAAGCATTGGCGCTACATACTTGTTGCCTTTTGCAGTTTTGAACTTGTATTCATACGTCAAAGGTGAAGCACCAGCCGCATATTTCACGCCATTCAACCGTGTGTACATTTTAGCAGGATATTGCAACTCAACGTTTTCATGCAGGGCAATGGTTACAGCGTCAAAGTTAGAGTAGTTCTGTTTGGGAACCGCTGCTTGATACTGTTTCATCCAATGTGTGGTTGGAATCATTTTCCATTCTGTCTGTCCATCATAAGCCAAAGCTGAAGCTGACAAGTTAGCAAACGTGTACATCAGGTTCATCTTGATGTAAGTGCGGTTGTGCTGGAATCTGCCAGTTTTAGTTGCAGGTGAAGTTACTTTGATAATGAAGGTTTCAGCGTCTTCTACAGCAATGACTTTATGCCCTTCCATATTAGAAAGTTCATGATACGGAATGCCATTGAAGTTATCAGCGCCTCTTTCTGGCAATCCTTCTTTCACTTGCAATGTAGCAGCCAAGATTAACTGTTCTGGAATGGGGCGTTTGTCATAGATAGAAGCTAACAGGTCTGCTCTTTCTTTTGGGCCGCCTTGTACTTCAATTCTATCGCCATTGTACAAGAAGCCTTCACAGTCTTTTAGTGTAAGTTCATAATCAGAAGTGCCTTTAATCGGATTAGCAACAGCAATTCTTCCTGAACCGATTGTATTGTTAGAAGTGTCTTTGAACAGCACTCTGGCATCACCAAACTTCGGTACAGTTGAACCCATCAATGTTGCTCTTACAACAGAACCTTCCATCATGTTAATCATCACATAGTCATCAGGTATAAAACCATGCCCTGATGGCGTGTGAATGCGAATTTCGGTTTTGCCCTTTTCACATTCGTAAATGGCTTCATGACCAGCGTATTCATATTCGTAGTAATCTTTCTTCACTATGAACTTAGCTGTGCCTTCGTTTTCACTGAAGTTGGCTACAAAAAGGTCATATTTGATGTCTTCTTCTTGGATAGCGTTCCATGTAGTTCCGTTCTGAGAGACGAATCTCACGCCAACAGAAGGCTGTGTAGTGATTTCTTGGTTTTGATAATTAAGAGCCTTTCCACCAAGTTTAGATACGAAAACCCTAGTATCCGGTGAATCACCACCAATACAGAATGCGTATTCTTTATTACCTTCAACATAAACAGGCGCATCAAACTCAATTTCTGTTGCTACAGAAGCATCTTCTGATACTTCAATGTTTTCAATAGCAATGTACTTTCTAGCCAGAATGGTGTCGGATGAAGGATAGCCATTTACTAATGGGCGAATATCCACAAAGATTTGCTTCGTTTCATCAGCATCCTTATTCTGGAAGTACAGATTGATTTTGGTTACAAACTGATTTCTAGCAGCAGTAAAGGATTGCGCAATGGGGTCAGGTGCATAAGTATTGCGGAATGTCGTTGCCCGCTTGGTCGTTTCCGTATGCTGATGAATAATTTCCTTAGAAGTTGAAGCTGGTGCCGGGTCTTCTGTCGGGTTTTCATCCGTTTCAGAATAAGTGGGTGAAGTAATATTCAGTTCCAACTGCCGTTTTTGCAGGTCTAAGCCGCCAGCATAGAATTGCGCTGTGGCATAGCACTGTTCCATATTGACATCACCGGAATTGGTTTTGTCATTGGTAATTTTCAGATACTTCGTACCATTCAAAAAACGCCCTTTAGGAATTTCAATAGTACCAGCGGCAACGCCTTTTTCATTACTAAGAATGTAGGCTTGGTTTGAAGTGCCAAAGTAAGAAGTTGCAAATTCCGTAACGTTTACATCATCAAAGAACAAGTACAGTTTGCAATTTGGCATCATACCAGCAGCATAGAACTGAATCTTGGTTTCTTTCATGTACGGCAGGGGCTTGGCGTCTTGCAAGAACTCTGTGGAATAAGTGGTTTTCTTTTCGCCAATCTTGGATTCTTTAGAGTTGATAGAAGCCTTGGTTTCCGTAATTCTATACGTTGTAGTGGTTTTCTTTTCTTCTGTTGTAGTTTCTTCCTTGTACTTGTAATAAGGAACACTACGCGGGTTTGGAATAGGCGGATTTCTAACCGTGCCTTCGTAGGTTCTGTTAGTTGAAGAAGAAGTAGAAGTTGCGGTTTCTGATTCCACTCTGGATTTAGAGTTGTACTGGATTTCAGAAACAGGTTTAGTAGTTGAACGGTTCAACAGTTGGTATTGGTTGAACTCTTTTTGTACACGGTTAATGTGTGAAGCTAAACCTTTTGCTGCTTCAGTGCCAGTATCAATATCCCATGTAAGTTTTGGCTCAATGGTTGTATCCGACCATGTGTTATGGTTAGGAACAAGCGTTAATGAACCTTTTCTTCTGTACAAGAAGGCTTCGTTAATGGAAGTATGCTTAGAAGCATAGGGCTGTTCATCTACTTTTTCATGCGTGTAAGGCAGGGTTAAGACTTTTGCTCTTACTTTGATGTTCGTAGATGCGCTATTGTCCAGTTCTAACGGTCTATTAAATGAAGTTACGTTCGGAACAAGATAACGATAACGGGCATTATTCAAAGCTCTGTATTCAGGGTTTGAAGTGTCTGCAATCGTGTAGTTCACAAATGAATCAATAGCAAAGCCATTCTTGAACTTCTCTAAGCCATTACCATCAAGGAATTTCTCATTGTGCAATGCAGTTTCAGCCATAGTAAGCGTTGTGTAGTATTCCAACGTGCCAATGCGCTGTTCCAGCTTGCCAATATCCCGCATGGTGTAGCGTTTGTTTTCAATTCTCTTGATTTTAATATCTGCGGCTGAATAGGTATAAGGCGGGAAGTAAACCTCATACAAGTTCATGCAGTCTTCTCTTACAGCTGGCAAGTTCGGTTTGTCTGTGGGAACGCCATATTGCTCGCCAATGTTGCCGTCTTTATCAATGTAAACGTAATCCCTACGTCCAACGTAATAAGTAGCATCATGAATGGCTGTAGTTTTAACAGCAGGCATTACGGATGAAGTAACCGTGCCATCCAGAATTAACGGACGGAAGTCAATGATTTGCGAAACAGAATACGTAGTACCATCAGAAGATTGCGCTGTGCCAATGTTGGCATAGTTGTAATCGTTCTTATCATCCAAGATTGTCTTGTAGGAATCAATGGTGAAGAAGCCTGCTGTTTCTGAATCTGAATGTTCAAGATAGTCAAAAGTTACCACGATTTCATCAATAGAAGCATCAATAGTGCCACCATGTAACAGTACTCTGCCTTCCAGATAAGCGTAAGGGCGATGTCCGTTATCCAATGTGAAAAACGCTGTAAGGTCTTTTTGCCCATCTTTTGATTTGATTGATTTGAGTTTGAGAATATCCGCTTTGCCCAGTTTCATTGGGTCTTTGAAGTCATTCGTATCTGCTCTTTTGAAAGTCTTGGTTACATCAGATTTCAACGTTTTGGTTTTTTCTTTAACGTTGATAGATTGGAAGGTGCAAACAAGCATGACTTCTTTGCCAGCTAAAGAGGCGTCTTTAACGATTACAGACTTGCCAGATACTGAAACTTTGCCGGTTGGGTCAACTCTCTTCCAAATACCGCCTTCTTTTACAGAAAGCACTGCTGTAGAAACATCAATAGAAGCTACTTCGGCTACTTGGAAAGCTACTTCATTTGGCGTACCACCTGAACCAACTGTTCCTACGAATTTATGGCGGCGGTTAATAATCATTGAGCCTTTGTTGGCGTTATCAATGTCCCTTAGGGATTTAACAAAAGGAACAGAAACCACCCAGAACAAATCTGTTTTTGAGTTATTGAAAACAAAGAAACCTGTAGATGGTACTTTGGCAATAAAGTTGGTAGCAATGTTTGTTGCTGATTTGATGTCGGAGAAGGACTTGCCCTCATTCATCGTGATTTCAGCAATGTAATAGCGGTAAACCGGGTCAGAGCCATCCATTCTCAAGAACTGGGCGTCCCAAACTTTCATTTTACCTACAACATTACCAGCAGCAGAGCCAGATGTAGTATCGCCATCTTTAAGCTGAATTTCTTCGTTAGTGAAGATATTCTGGTCGTTGTTTGAATTGTTTGCCCATGCGTTAGAACCATGAACCACTACCAAATCCACATAAGCAGGTTCATCAAAGAAGATAGAAGCGGTTTCTGTGGTTACGGTATCACGAGCTTTTCTTACGTCAAAAACAGTTTGGTATTTCTTTTCATGGCGGTAACCGGAAACATAGCCAATACCATCACTTACAAAAGCTCTAACTAAATTGTCATCGCCATCAGGGCTTACACCTTGGGCATCATCTTTGAATGGCGCTTTGTGGTCAATGTACTTGAGTGTAAAGTCCTTAACGGTGTAGTTGCCAGATTCTTCATAAGTACGCTGCGCCATGATGTCCATGATTTTTGAATACTGCGTGTCTTCAACCAGTGAAGTTACTTCGCCGTTTTCAAATGTACAAATGATAATGAAGCGGTCACCATCAGCAGGGTCAGCGGTTTTGATTAACAGATTCAGCCAGACTTTATAGCGGTCAGCACCCGGCGCTTTTTCATTAGGATAGCCCAATGCGTTATCAGCCAATGTTGGGTCTTCGTTTACGGTAACGATTTCTTCTACAACATCAAAGCCAATTTTACCTGTGAACTTTTCACCGTACTTGGAATAAATGATGGATTTCTGCGGGCAGTCAATGAAAATGCCATTGTGATACCACTTGCCTTCTGCTACAACAAGCTGTTTAGCTGTGTTTCCAGTTGGGCGGATGTTGGAGTCAGTGCCGAATACATCGTTTTGAATCTGATTGGAAATGTTGAAGGTGTTATTGCCAATCGTTTTAGAAGCCTCACAAGAAGGGCATCTTACATTGGGGCGGTTATTCGCTTGGGTAAGTTCTGTAGTTCTGTCTTGCCCAGAAAGAATAACCAGTTTTTCGCCCCATAAGAATGAAGTTGTTTCGCCGTCAACAGCAACGTTTTCATAAACAACAAACAGTGTTGCCGGATGTTCTGTGGTTTCTTCGATTGCATCAATAACACGGGCTTTCAGGTTTGAACCGTTGCCTGTGCCATCACCCATACCAACAGCAATACAAGGAATTTCCTTGTTAAACCAGTCAATCTTAGCGCCTTTATTCAATCTTACCCATGACAAAGTGTTGAACTTTGGCGTGCCGCCTTCAACTCTTGTGCCGTTCTTGAAGATGTTGTTTGCAAAGATGAACTGCTGATTCCATAGAATAGATTGCAGTTGGTTTAGTTCCCTAGCCTGTACGGGATGCCCTGCTTTCAGAAGAACTCTGTAGAAGTTCTTAGACGGGTCAAAGTCATCAAAGTAAGGGCTACGGTTGAAATTCGCTGTGTTTGCCACTTGTTCACCTAAATTTGAAAATTTAACTCAATATCAGCTATTTAGAATAGCATGCTGAATAGTTAGGTGTTCAGAAAATTAAAGCCCTCAGAAATGAGGGCTTGTTGTTTTAGATTTCATCAGCAAAGAAAGCATCTAATACTTTCTCATGATAGGCATTCACTTGCCCGTATGTTTTGTCCTTAGCTTTGGAAACTTTGTAACCCATTTCTACAGAAAGCTGTTTAACCTTCTTAGATAACTGAGCTAAATCTTCAGCCGAGTAGTTAAGGTCATGAAGAATACTGTAGCCCTTCATGGTGTAATATTCTTCTTCCTGCTCATAAACTTTAAGCCTAAGCTCAAGATTTCTGTTCTTCTCTTGTAACAACAGAATTTCTTCGGTATGTGTTCCAATCTGGCGTTCATGGTCGACTAGCTGTTGTGCCATACCCAGTAAGGTTTCAGCAGGTGTAAGTTTTTTATTATTCGTCATAGCGTCGAATGCTCTAATCACTTTGAGATTGAAAGCGGGGCTAATCCACATAGCATATGCGTACACAAGTTCTTTGCAGACATAAGTGCCGCCGCCATCACCGTTGACAACCTCTACTGGAGCGCTCTGCATTTCTGATGAGCGTTTGATTTCATTAGAGATTTCTTCGATAAGTGCTTTGGTAGATTCAAGGCGCATAAAGAAAGCTGGTTGATGTTTACTTTCGCCTCCAGATGCCTTATGAAGGTCGGTGAGTGAATACAAACCTTTGTTAAAGTTTACGTTAATATTTGAAATGACTAAATTTGGCATGTTAATATCCTTTAAGTTAATTACGATTAAAGCGCCAGTAAGACCTATTCCTGCTGGCGCTTTCTAGTCTAACAGCTTAGTCATCAAGAATCAATCACATTGCCACAATGAAATAATAATGAACACTTAAGATTTTCCTCACATGCCAGAAGTAAACAAGCCAACTAACGTTCCAGCGGGGCATAAGTTCAATCCTTCTATCCTGCACCGCTTTCAGAAATACCTTAGAGATTTTCTTAGAAGACCAACGCATTACCGCCAAAGACAAGCGCGTAATGCCCTGCAATGGTACTTCAACCGCTTGAGAATTATTACCAAATACAACGCTGGTAATAATTTCAAAGCCTTTGCTACTGCGCATTCACTTAGAAGGGGCGGGCTTTTCCAATATACCTATGACCCTAAGTGGAAAGACACGCTGCCCTATTACGATAAGTTCCCTTTAATTATTCCCATCAAAATGACGCATAACGGCTGGATAGGTCTAAATGTTCACTACTTGCCACCGCAACTTAGGGCAGTCATTTTTGACGATATTGTTGAACACGGCATGAAGAACAAAAACGTCATGATGGTTAGCATGGCTTGGGTGGAGTCTTACAAAAAGCATCCTGTTATTCGGGGCGCTATTAAACGCTACTTGTGGAAACATGTTACTTCGCCTTTAGTTGAAATAAGAGAAGAAGAATGGGCAACAATTGTCATGCTTCCATCTCATGTGTTCGTTAAGAAAAGCGCTAGAGACGTGTGGAATACAGAGTTGCAAAAGCATAAATGAAAAGGAGTGTACTGAATTATGGCTTTGTTTGATTATCGCTGTTTTTGGTTATGAATTTCGTGGTAATTTATAGAAAACTATTAAAACTCACTTGAACACTACACTTTAAGTGTAGAGGGTAAACCACATACCTGTATCGGACGGTAATTAAACTTTCCGATTGCTTTTACTAGAATGTTATAAGCACCATTGATGTCAGCATTTATCTCAACGCCTTTGGAGCTTCTAAACAATCCTCTTTTAACTCGTTTACCAAGATAAGAATCGTGTTTACAAACTTCTTCGCCATCAAGAAATGAGCATTTAGAAGTGTAATATTCTTCTTGTGTCTTAACCATTATTCCTCTATCAGCACATTTATACTTCAGCATATTGAGGAATTTATAAAACGGTAGATTACAAAACTTCTGATTAGTCTTCTTTCCTAAGTTAATATCTTGTTTCCAACCTTGGTTGTAACCAATGATAAGTGAGTTATACATGTTCTTAGCCAGAAAAGCATAGTTATCCAACGCCTTAAACAAGGCGTGTCTTGGATTAACAAAGATTTTCTGTACTTTATAAGTCATAGGTTTCTCTTATGAAATTGTTTACTGCTGGTATGTCTAATTCATCTCAATTATTATATTATACCACAACTAATTTATATAATATATTACTACTAACTTTTATATTTTTCTATATGATTTCTCCCACACAATACAGATGTTTCTATAAATGTAAGGATTGTTCAAAATTGTCATTCGTTGATGGCAGTTTCCATTTTGATGCTAATTACAAATGCCCTTATTGTTCTAGTGAGAATACCGAATTTGTGAAGCGTGAATGCTTAAACGCTCCTGTTGTTATGTACAGGGCGAATGCCGGAATTAGAAAAGACGTTCAGACTTTACAAGATAAAGTTCATGCGCAAAGAGAAATGGGGCGCAAAATTGGTCTCTATAACGGGAAATGATTAAATTTGATGATTTATAAATAGTGGCAAAAGCCCATCAATAATTGTTTTAACTAAAGGACTACCGCCAAAATGAAAACAAAAGTTTTGATGGCGGTAGTCTTTTTAGCTTCTACCGCCATCATTTTAGAAAAGAAAGTTGAAAGAGAATATGAGTACATCCGGGAAGCTGAATACGTCTGCACCATAAAGCAATTCACGCCTTCTGGAGAAATCACCAAAACCTACTATTCAAAAGAGAAAATCGACATTGAGACTGCTGCCATTGTTGATGTTCGTGGCGCAATCATTGATGTTTCCAAGTTCCCTTACAAATCCTGTCGAAAGATAACTGATACTAAACGACCATCATTACTTGACTGGTTGCCATGAAGCCGCTCTTGTTGGGCGGCTTCTTTGTTCGCGGCACTTTTTATTTTTCACATCTGAAAAGGCTTCTTATGGCTGTTACCTGTGAAGTTGACACTTGTCTTTTCTTTTAGACTTCATAAGGACAACAAGAAAGAGAGAGGCGGTAACATGAAAGAAAACTAAAAAAAAAAAAATATCAGGCTACTATAATGAGCTTAGAAGCCATCTAAAGACTTCTTAAAGAGCCATTTTCAGATGACAAAAATAAAAAACAAGTGTCCTCCTCTTAAAGAGCTTTTAGGTGTTCTATTTAAGAACTATTCTCATCTTAATAACATTTGGCTTTTATCCAATGTCGATAAGGCATCAGTTCGACAGTATCTTTAATGGTTAAGTAATCCAAACGAACACCGTTTTCATCAACATAAATGTATTCGTTTTCTAAACAGCCTTCATCCACAAATGAAACATCATATTCAGTCATCATTTCAACCTGAACTTGATAGCCATAGAACAATTCAATAGGTTCTTCATAAAACTGAACTTCAAGAATGTTGCCTTGTGAAATTTCTGAATCCAATTTTTCTGTTGTTGAAAGTGCTACTTGAACATTATTCCCGTACCAAACACTAATATCCCAAGGTATAAGTTCTAAGTCAATTTCAAATGCGTTTCCATAATAGAACTGACCTTGAAGGTTAGGCGAAATCTGTAAATCAACTTTTACTTCTTGACCTTGATAAATGTAATTGGCGTCGCAGTCATAAGTGTACGGGTCAATCATGTCTATTGAAAGGTCATCGCCATCTAAAACTTCATTTGAAGGGCAAGTTTTAATAATGCCAGATTCATCAAAATTGACTTTCAGTTCCATGCCATCAGCCAGATACATATAGCCCAGAACGTAATCTAATGATTCTGAATACTCTAGGGATTGCCCAGTGTAGCATGATGCCTCAAGGTTCACCATTGTTGCTAAATCCAATGGTTGAAGCTGCATTCCGTTAATGGCGTAGTGTTCTGAGTTTATATCAGTATCATAATCTTTGTTATATTCCCAATGAATGTTATTCCAGCCAATGTCATTGAAGGGTCTGTTACAGCAGGCTTCTTCCATCCAAATGAACAGGTTGTTTTGTCCTTCTAAGGCTACTAGAACGGTGTTAGGATTGTTGCCAATGGTTTCTGGCTGGAATATTGAGGGCGGGGTTGCTTCAAAGAGGGCATTGAGATGATTTAGCTCTGTAGCCGTGTAAATGTCAATTTGCCCAAATGAAAGCCCGTTTGAACTGTGTCTAAGCTCAACATCATGAACGAAGTAACCATTGCCTAATTCAAGGTCTGAAAGTACCTGTTCATCCCAAACAAGTGTTTGCCCTTGTTGAATAATGGCTTGGAAATCTGTGATTTCACCTAGAACTGGCTTTAATGTCTGACCTTGATGAATATCAATAACGAAATCTTTTCTAACTTCTAGGGCGTTTAGAGTGAGGGTTTGACCTTGACTGATATCAGCACCAAATTCAGCAGGTGAGTACCATTCAACAGATTGCCCTTGATGAATGTTTACATGCCCTATTAGGGATTCATCAAATGAGAAAGTTGCGCCTTGATGGATGTCAATAACATCCACTTCTTTTGGAACAACAAGGTTAACGAATACTTCTTGACTTTGATGAATATCAACAGGCGGGACGTCTTCAGTAAACGTCAGTTCTACTATGTTGCCTTGTGGGAAATCAATGCCAAGGTTAGCTTGATAAAGCGATGAATGGGGCAGGATTGTGTTGCCCTGTTCAATATCTAGCAGGATAAGTTCATTTGGCGCTGGGTTACAAAGCAGTTCAGGGAAGATGAAGTTTCTTTCCGCTACGAACTGTTCGTAGAGAATAGAGCCTTTTGGTGGAACTTCAGAAGGGTTTGGGAAGGTAAAATTTCTTTCCGCTACAAAGAAAGCATAATCAGCAGGCTTGCAAAGGCGCAAGTCATCTGGAAGGGTTTTCTTAGGCGGATTCTGGGGCATGGCTTGAAGTGGCAGCAGCGGAAATGAAATTTCATTTATTTACGCCAATTAGCTGATAATATTGATGATATTCAATAATCAAAAGAAAGTGAATTATTATTCATGAATGCTTATCAAGTTGTAAACCAAAACTTTACATCTGGCTTTGGCGCTTGCATCAAACTGGTTTCTTACCTTAATGACCAGTATGAAAAAGTAGAATGCGCTGCTAATTCAATCGTCTTTTCTAAGGGCAAATACACTGGCACGATTCTCATTGATATAAATGAGGAAACTTCAGAGCCTTATTTGTCGTTGAATCTAGTGTACATGAATGTTGCTAAGGATTCAACACAATCAGAGCCACTGATTGTTACTGATGGGCTTTCAGCGGAAGAAATTCATGTTTATCAAAGCTCTTTATCAGAGATTATTAACAACAAGATTCTTAACGGCATGGATGCCCTTGATGAATACATCCGAACTGAACTAGAAAGCCATTCTGTTGGCGGAGATGATGATGATGAAGACGAAGATGAGGATGAAGATTAAGAAGAATGCCGGATAAAGGAAAGCCGCCCTGTTGTTAGGCGGCTCTTCTTTTCTTTCAACCAGTGATATTTAGGATGCTTCTTTTTCTTTGAAGCCAAGTCCGTAACAATCATGGCATTTCCGTTTATTCCATGATGTTGCCGTATTCAAAGGGAAGTAGTAGCTGTTCTTTGTTTTCAGAACGCCAGTTCCCGCACAGTTTTTACAACTTATAATCTTCATGTCTTTATTTATCAATAACTTAATGAATAATGATGGATTTAGGTTCTTCTTTCTTGGCTTCTTCTCTAGCCTTAATCTTGGCTTCTTCGGATAACAGAACATCCAGAATGACTTGCCGCCCTTCATTAAGCAGCAGTTCATATTGGCTGGCGATTTCAACATCAGATGGCGTGTGGAGAACTTCTGTAAATTGAATAGTTACTGAAGGTTCAATGATGGTAAGTGGCGGCAACAGTTCTGACATGAAAGCAAGCCCCATATCAACAACATTAGCATCATCATACAAGTAGAAGGAAAGCCCTGTAGCTTTGCCAGCTACCGCAACGTTGCCTACTTCAATCGCCTTCAGTACAAAATCTACTGTTCGTTTATGCTCTTTCTTTTCAGCATGACCTAAAAGGGCTTCAAAGCCTTCTTCAAGAGTTTCAACTTTTACTTCTTTGCCATCATTGCCTTTTGTATAGGAAACATAATAAAGTTTGCCTTCTAAATGTGCCAGCATGGATTCTTGTCTGCCTGATGCGCCTGGAATGAAAGTAGCTACAACGCCTTTATGCCCAAAATCCAGCTTGATAATCCAGTTCTTCAGGTCGTAGGAAAGCAGGGTTTCCACAAAATCATCAACACGCACTTTGGGATTTGTGAAGGAAGAATGAAACTTCAGATGCTGGGTTACTTTTGTTGCTTTAAGGCGCTGCTGTAATTCGTACATGGTTATCTGGCGCTTGCCATTGCCCCATTGAATGAACATGGCATCGAAAAGGTCTTCATCATACAGATGCAACTCAAGTTCAGCTTCTTTATGACTAATGATGTAATCGTCATATCTAACGCCATATTTATCACCACATCTATTGTCAGATTGTACAACAGTGAGTTCAGCCGGATTGAAGCCAGTGTATAGCAGGGCGTCTTTGATTGAGATTAGAAGTGGTCGAAAACGTTGGGGAAGTTCAGTTGTTTTCATTTTATTGCTCCTTTTGAGGGTTTATTGAAATCAAGCCCATCATAGCATTACCAGCTATCACTTCAGTTAATTTACAGCCATCTTTCTTAATGGCTATAAATTTGGCAATTCCTAAATAAAAACAAGCCTTTATGGATGATAGCCGCAATGACAACCACACCATCATTTGATACCTCTGACAAAATTGTTTTACAGATACCTGCAAACACCATTATAGAAATCACGACTAAGCTCGAAGATGTTGAGCAAGGGCTTAGTTTTGTGAAATCTGAACTCGTTCAAATACAAGAGAAGATGTCTGATTTGGGCGAGGAACTGGAAACATTGAAAGGTAAAGTTAAGAAGAAGGGATTGTTTGGCTTCTTCAAGCGGAGCTAAAAATGATGAACGCCCTATCATGGATTTTCCATCTAACTGCTGAACAGCTAGCCCTTATTGGTGTTGCGGTAAGTGGCACTTACTTTTCACTGTCTAAAAGTGGCGTTATTCCCAAAGCCATTTCACTTCTAACTTCTAGTAATCCAGAAGATAAAACACCTGAAGCCTGTAAGGTGTACGCCGATGAAAGAGAAAAGCTCCTCGGTGAAAACAAGGAGCTTAAGGATAAGTTGGTTGAACTAAGCCGCGTTCAAAAGACATTGCAGCTTAGAATTTCATTGCTTGAGAATGTGATTGAAAGTCAGAAAGGGCGGATTCAAGAAATTACAGGGCTTTTGATTTCTACCGAACTGAAGGTTCGTTCTTCTGATAATCCTCCTGAAGCTCCACAAAAAGATTAAAGAGCTTTATAATCGTTACCAAGAAATTATGCCCTGATATTGGTGTAAATTCTCTTAGGCAAAACCATCTAAGGACGCTTCGTCTAATGTCCTGAATGGGTGTAAACTCGTCCAGAACATCAATATTCATGTTTCTTCTAATATCAAAATGCGTCTTCAAGTCTAACAGTTCGTTTTCTTTTGGAAGAATAAGATTCTTGAAAATCAAGTGGTCTTGTCATCAATGAACATCAAAGTTTTATGGGGCTTGTTCCATTCAATCTTGTCGTAGTGGAATGAAGATGTCTTTTCAAGCGTGAAGGAATAGTTGCTGCCACTTCTTAAACACATTCCTTTCATTTCGCGCCCTTCGTAGAAAGACGCAAGAATTTCAGATAGTTCCCTTGCAAGGGCAGTTTTGGTTTGGATTAGTTGAACTACAAGTTCTTGATACTTTGTTTCAAATTCTTGTCTATTCATCGTTAAAACTTTATAAATTAGAGACGTAATCTTCGTGGTTGTGAGTTCCATAATAATTTATAAAACTCACTTGGATTCAACTCTAAGAGTTGAAGGTAAACCACATACCTGTATCGGGTTGTAGTTAAACTGCCCGATTGCTTTTACTAGAATGTTATAAGCACCATTTATATCGGCGTTGATTTCAACGCCTTTAGCACTTCTAAACAATCCTCTTTTAACTCGTTTGCCAAAAAACGTATTATATTCTATATCAACAGCTTTAACAATTAGAGCAGCCATATTAGAAGGCAACGCTCTAAAATCAGGTTGATTTGTAGCTCTAAACTCATTAACCAACAGATTCCAAATAATTTTCTTCTTACCTTCTTTATAATCTTGTCTATGACGATAAAGTACAGAATTATAAAGATTCTTCGCTAGAAAAGCGTAGTTATCCAACGCTTCGTATAAAGCATGCCTTGGTTTAACAAATATTTTCTGTACTTTATAAGCCATAGGTTTCCCTTAAAATTGTTTACATAGAGTTATTATAGACTAAAATCTTAACAGTCAGCAAAAACCATCTGAATTAGTATTATATCTCTAATAGCATCGTATGTAGAGAAGTGTTTAGGGAAATCTTTTAATCTTTCATTGTAACCTTTAGGACGCCAACGACGGGAATCTTCGCCTGTTAAAACTTCAAGGAAAGTTCTTACATCGCGGCTCATGAAAGGATTGAAAGGATAGGGCAAACCTGAAACATTAAACAGATTCTTGACAATCGGAATATCGAAATCTATTCCTCTTGTCCAAAGTGTTGATTTTCTTGAGTATTTGTTTTTCTCAAGGAAATCAATGATTTGTTGGCATCCTACAATTAATGAAACATCATCTGGGGCTGCTTTCAGGTTCAAATCTTGAACTTCTTGGGGTTGTTTCTTCCACCAATTCTTAGTGTCATCTGTATATGAGAAACGCTTTGTAGCAAAGAGTTGTTTCTTGTCAAATCTAACCGTTAATGACTTCTTGAGAAGGTCATACGGGTCATCTTGGTCGTCAATGTTAAATGGCACGATGCCAAGATTAAGCACTAAAGCATCATGCTCTGTGCCAAGCGTTTCTGTGTCTAAAAGGAAGTCTGTCATTTTGTTATCCTGTTGTTAAATGTTTAATGATTTGGATAGCTGTTCGTGATAAAGCTCGTATAAGAGAACATTGCAAGCAAAGGCATCGCTTAGTTCGTAGTATCTGCCCTCTTCATCATGTCTTTCTATGATATTGGATTTATCTTGTAAGGCATCCAATTCCGCCATTACGCTATCATGCGTTCTGTTTAGTTTGATGGCTACATCTCTTGAAGTCATTTGGTCTGACATTTCGTTTGCTCCTTTAATTTCAGTGAATACATCCATTTTACACTCTTTGAAACTGGTGGCTCTTACATTCAGGTAACTGATTTCTTTAGTTCTCCTGATTTTTTTTTCAGGAAATCCCACATAAAGAAAAGCCCTCATAAAGAGGGCGAATTTACCACAAGGAAATATATCTGAAATCTTGGGCTACTTGATGCTATAGCGGCTACACGAAACTATTAGAACAACCGCCAAGCATCAAGCCCCAAAGGAATCACGAAGATATCAGGAAAAGAGATAGAGAAACCTAACGCTTCAATGACACCCGTTAAAACTGGTGGGAAGCGCTGGTCTCGAACCAGCAATGCCATAAAGGCGGCGGATTTACAGTCCGCTGGTTTAACCAATTCACCCAACTTCCCAGTTGGCGGGCAATGGAGGAATCGAACCTCTCAGCTCCATCCCACTTTTTAGCTACTAGTTTAGAAGACTAGTGTGGGAACATTGCCCGTTAAGGTCAAATGACAGAGAAACAAACCGAAAGAGGGTGGAACCATGAAACCCTCTCAAAATGCCTCTCGAAAGATGCCTCATCTCTCTGTCATTTGATGCGTGTATTATAGCGCATTCAGAACGGCTGTAAAGTTAAATATCGTTTAGAAATTCTTTTTGCAAAAGGAAACAAAATGCCAAACCTTACTGAATACAAAATCGAAATTGACCGTAGCCGTGATTACGGCGTATTCGAAAACCTCTCTGAAGCCCAGACTTTCCAACAGTTCTTGGAAGCCAAGAAAGCTGCTAAAGAAAGTGAAGATGCTGATGGTGATGAAGGTAAAGAAACCGTTGACGAAGACGACGATAAAGATGCCACCAAAGAAGGCAAAGAAAAAGTCGATGAAGATGGTGAATACGAAGAATAAGCCGTTTAATCATTATCATAAAAAGCCGCCCTTGTGTAGGCGGCTTCTTTGTTTCTTGGGTTATTACCCATTTACATTTGGCTGTCTTCTTCATCCTGCTGCTTAATCAAGCCAAAAGGATTGATGAAACCAGTTTCCAATCCCATTGCATCATCCAATTCTCTTTCTTGAGTAAGCTGCTGCCCGTCAAAGACTGAATCCGTGTCCACAGCTTCACCAAATTGAACTTCAGAAGCCTTGAATGCAGGCTGGGCATTGTAGATACTGTCCGCTTTCTTTTTCTTCTTCTTGGCTTTGGGTTGTTCAACGGATATGACTTTCGGATTAGCAGGTTTCTCTGGCTTCTTGCTACCTTTCTTAGCAGGTTCTTTGAAGAGCTTCTTAGCTTTTTCCAGAGCGGATTTGCTCTTGTTAGCTGCTTTCTTCACGTCATCAAATGTTTCTGGCTGCCATCCTAAAGCCATCAACAAAGCCTTCTCTAACTTCAATCCTCCTTTAACAATACAGGCTTTACCTGAAAGCAAGCATTGTGAAGTTGGAATAGGACGTTTGAAGTCTTTGGCTACCAAGAAGAAGGGCTTTTGCAGGGATTCTTCATAAGCCTTGTAATTGCGTTCTTCTTCATTCGTCCATGCCTTCAAGAGCATAGCTGTTTGTTTAGCTTCATCTCTTTTAGCTTTAAGGCGTTGTTCATGCGTAAAGGCTTCTTCATCATCAGGAAACTGAAAAAGGGCAACACCAACAATGTATTTCCAGTCATTTTCACCAGTTTTATGTAAGAGTTGAAGAGGAATTTCCTTCTTGTACTCATACACTTCTTGACCATTAACACTATTAGTTCTGGATTTACGCCAGTCTTCAGATTTCAGGGAAATAGAAATCCGTGATGCTGTTAAAGCATTCTTGGTTGTGCTGAAACGTTGGTCTTTTGATTCTTCAGCATTTCCAGCTTCCAATAAATCATTGCCATTTTGGTCATAGGGCATGTAATGCAGTAACCCTAAGTAAACGGTTTTTTGATTGAGTTTTACGTAAGGGGAAGCGTCTGATGAAACACCATCATTTTCCATGCGTTCATACGGATAATGTTTAAGACGGCTTGAAATAATTAACATTTTAGTGGTCTCCTTTATGGACTAGATACAGGGAAATTAGCGGTTCAATGGCTTTTATATAATGAATTTCAGTAATTGAGTTAAGTTGAAAGCCATCTACAAAGTATTGCTGTTTGTTGTCATCATGTCCTGCATCTTTAACCATAATGAACAGCTTTTTACCATCTTCTTTTGGAAGAATGATGTGCAATTCATCAACTTCTTCGTAATAGCGGAAAGTGATTTCTTCATCGTTAAAGACTTCTTCCATATGCGTTGCGTGTAGAAGGCGTTTAGCTACGGCAAAAAGTGCAATGGTACTGGCGTCTTCGCTAGGGAGGTAATTCAGATGTTCAAAAAGAGTATTGAGAATTTCCATTTCCTCTTTATTCAGAATGGCTTTGTACTCATACCACACTTGGAAAGCAATAACGTACTTATACAAATTAGGAATGAGAATAGCGTGTAAACGATTACTCACGCCAGTTGCCTTGTACTCTAAATCGTTAAGTGTAAGGAAAGTAATGGTTTTGTGGCTAAAGACAAAATTAAATGTGTTGAAGAGATTCTTAATTGTTAGCGATGAAAGTTCGTCATCCAGCCTTTCTAGAATAATAAACTGCCCTTCAGCAAAGTCAATGCGGGTTTGTTTATCGTTAATAATGAAGATACGGGCTTCGTTTATAAAGTACGTTTCATCTTTTTGAAAGAGGAAATTTGTCCATTCCGCTACACCAACAAATGCCTTATGGGCAAAAACACTACGGAACTCCTGTACAGCCTGTATAAGGTTTCCATACGCTGCATTCTCTGCGTAAGCTATTCTTTTCGCTCTATCTAAAGCTATATTCATTGTGCTCTCCTATCATGATTTGTGTAAGAACTTTGGCGATTTCATTGAGATTTGAACCAATAGCGCTACGGTCTAATGAAACGCCTTCTGTGTTTCCAAAGGTTTCTTTTGGGTTGGATTTCAAGTGAACTAACTTCAAACGGGGCTTGGTCATGGTGGCTAAAATCATCAAACCTAGATTCTTAGTAAGCTGCACAACAATAGTGCTGTTCACAGTGTCATAGAACATCTTGGAAGTGTTCCAAAATTGAACGATTGTGATATTGCCATCTTGCTCAACATTTCTAATGAAGTTATTGAAAAAGACAATATCATTCAAAGAACTATTGAGCTTTTCTGCCACATCTGAAGTCTCGTGTTCAAGAAGGTTTTGAACATAGAAAATCTTGTTCATGAACTGCTCTTTATCAAAAGGCACAACATTCGCCGTTTTGAGTTTTATGACTTCCCTAATAAAATGAATGAAGTTTTGGTAAAAGTCATCCAAAACTTCCTTATCTTGTGGTGTCATATAGAATTTGTTAGGCGTGTTCCAGTCAAGTGTTTGCCAGTTTACATGAATGAGTTGATGTTCTTCATCGCCAGTCTTAGGCTTATGCCATATAGCAAGCCATCCTAAATCTGATAAATCCGCTTCTATCTTATATTCTTTTTTGGTGGGAAAGTTAATAAAAACTCTTTTGTCATAGCTGGAAATCTGCGCCGTCCTAAAGTCAATTAGATGAATGCTGCTGATGAAATTGGTAAATGGATTATACGATGTGAAATCTTTTCGTTGTTGAACTGCTCTGTGAGCATACCAGAACAAAACATCAGTTTTATCTGTAAGTTTAGCCATTAAAAATGCCCTCATTGGTTGTTTGATGAAGGCATTATCTTATGGTTTTGAGATGGCTTCTATTACAGAACTGTTAATCTCTTATCAACTTATTCTTTGTTGGGCTTGCATTCTGGCGTACTCATCGGCTTCTTGTTTTTGATAGTCTTCAATAATACCAATAGTCAAGCGCAAATCCTGCATGGTCATACGCTCCAGTTCAGAAGGCAGGAATCCATGAAGTTTTGTTAATAAAACAATCGTCTTCATGAGCATATATTCCTGCTCCTCGGAGCATACTACTTTAGCAAGTTATCAAGCCCAAATCTATTGAACACGTACTCTCTCTTACAATGTGGGCAAGTGATTTCCTGCATGATATAGACTTGTGGGCGCTGATTGATAAACTCAACAATGTCAGAATAAATGGTTAAGGGGAACTGGTCAAGCCAGCTAACAAATTCTTCTTCAGTAAATGGCTCTTCCCACAGTTCATCGTTCACCCAGATTTCAGCAACGCTGTTGTAAACAACCTTGTTGATGAGTTTCAAACGGGCTTGATATTCTTCTTCAGTAAGTTCTTCTTCAGGCTTTTCAATAAGCACCATTTGTGAAGAAGATTCTTCTTCCAATTTCCGGTATTCTTCCCATGTAGGGAATTTCAGCTTAAGAATAACGCCATTACCCAGTTCAAAGGTATCTTTTTCTGGACGGCTGATTTTAATATCACTGGCATGAAAAGAAAGATTAACTTCTGTATCACAATCAATCTCTTGCTCTTTCAGAATTTCTGTTTCTTCTTCCTGTGTTTCTGGATTAAGTTTGGTTACTTCAATGTCCTCAATCACTTTATAAGGGCATTTGACTGTCAAGTCAATAGTGGGCTTGATTGAGAGCAGGTAAATCATCATGAACAAGTATTCAATGATGTAAGACTTCTCTTTGTTAATGTTGAAGTTCTCTGGCTCAACAACACAAGCCTCAATAATCTTGCCAAATGTTTTTGTAAAGGTTTCTGGATGCTTCATGTTCGTGATTGTCAGAACATCTTTATATTCCTTTGTAACCATTTGGCGGATGGTGAATTTCTTATCAGGTTCATTTGGTACCTCTACTGGGTAGCGAACGAATGATACTGCTGAGGGTAATGCCATTTCTTGGTCTCCTTAAATTTTGAAAGCTACTGGTTTGTCTTTATTTGAGTTTACTTCATCTTGTGTGTAAAGCCCATGAAAAGTCAAATCAACATTTGAGCCTTTAATAGTTTTGTTTTTGGTGTCAATGATGTAGTAGTTCTGGGAGGCTTTTGAAGACAAGTTAAGGTTCTTATCAGAATAGCCATTGCCACCCACTAGTGAAGCTGACCTTGCGAATGTGTCAGTAATCATGGTGGAATGGATATGTCCAAAGATTACGTAATCCACGTTTTGCCCTTTATCTGCATAGCGCCCTTTAAGTTTGGCTGCTTCAGCTTCAGGATTCTTGAAAGCTAATGTGTTATTGCCATGTGTCAAGAGCAATTTGAAGCCATCAATATCCAGCAGTTTTTCATGGACATCATCGTCCATTGAAATGAATTTGACTTTACTGTTGTTCTGGAATAGCATGTTCAAGCAGTTGTGAATGATGTAGTCAAAGTTATCAGTTGCTGTATGCGCCGCCCATGATACGAATTGACCGATTCTGGATTCATTGCCAATGACTGACGCAACGTACACTTCATCAGCCCATGTAGCTGTGTTGGCTATGAACTCTTGCAGAATATCCAGTGCTTCCACAAGTGTTTGCGCTCTTGTGCCCGAGTTCATAGTAACTTCATCCAGTCTGCGGTCTGAGTTCATCATATCGCCTGTAAAGGCAATGACTACTTTCTTGATACCGTTTTGACTGAAGGTTTTATAAACTTCGTTATGGAAATGTTTGAGTTTTCTATAGGCTACTTCATTGTCATGTTTATAAGGCAAGGAATTGTCTGTTGTCTCACCAAAATGCAGGTCTGAAAGTTGAATGATGCCAACTTTAGTGTTGTCTTTCTCTTCTGGGATGTGATAAGAGTTAGCAGGATGGGCGAAGATAGCATCTTTCAAGGCTTTGTGAATTTCTTCATACAGAACTGAAAGGGCATTAACTTCCCTGTCAATATTGCGGTTAATTTTTCTGTGTAAGTTGTTTTGGTCTCTAGCTTGTTGTAGGGATTTCTGTAAGCTAATGATTTGGTCTTGTTGATATTGGCTGCGACGTTCATTGGTTTCTTCTGACTTTTCTTCAAAAGCCCTTCTTACAATGCCCCTTACCGTTGATTCTTGGGAACGTGAGCCAAAAACCCTGTCAGAAATTTCTCTGAAGGAATAGCCTTCTTCCCTGAGTTGTACGATTTGCTGAATTACTTCTTCTGAGTGCTGCATAAAGTGTGATTAGTTAAATGAATTACATGCGGCGATTATATCAGAAGAAAATGTTAAAGCCCTGAATAAACAGGGCTTCTAATTCCTTGATTTGTCCCGCCATCCTAAAACTCCTTTAATATCAAAAGAATCCATATTTGGATTCTGCTATGACGTGACGATAGTTCAGAATCACAAAAAACTTAAAGCCCTGAAGCTGGTCAGTTCTTCAGGGCTTTAAGCGCGGGGTTGTGTGGGTTATTCCCGGTTTTTCTTGGCAATAGTTCGTTTCTTCTTAGCTGGCTTTTCTTTAGGCTCTTCTTCATCTTCAACTACATCTGCCATGTAATCATGATAGAACCATTTGTAGTAAGCCAGCAGATAATCCGAAACTTCATGTGGTAATTTTACCATGTGATTCTTGAAGTATTCTTCTTCCTTGTCTTTCATGAGGAAAGGCTCTGTCATGATTTGAAAGAGAATCTTCATGTAAGCAGGTCTTGCTGGTACTAATTCTTTCAGCTTGCCGTCGAACATTTGTGTAATAGCTTTTTGCTCAGGGATTCTAAGCAGCGTAACCGTGCAGGGTGCTTCGATTTTGTATGAAGTTTCGGTTTCTTCTTTCAGATGTGCAATGAAAGAACCATTTGTAGTTGTGAACCAGCAAACCTTATTGAGTTTTGGATTTGGCTGTTCTTCTTCCAAATGTACGTTTTCTTCGTAGTCAAAGTAGCCTTCTTCAGCAAGTTGTGTTGATGAAGGCACATTTTCCATCGTTTGCTTATGTAAATCTTCTACGATTTTAGCTTGTTCTGGTGTCATTTTGTTTACCTAAATTTGAAAAGTTGCCATGATTTTAGCATTATTCATAATTGCCCATCCACCCACGGAACAATGTAATCGCTGAATCGGTTAATGATGTAAACATTCATCACTTCTAAGGGATTCATGGTGATAGGCGGGGTTTGATAAATGAGACTTCCAAATTCTGGAATAACAAAGCCATCATCGCCATATTGCGGATATTCCTTAAACAATACCAGATTGTGATTTTTATCAACCGCCACATATTCATAGCAGTTTCTAAGCCCACCTAAAACGTAAGTAAAGAACATTTTCCAATCATTGAAGCAATAGTTTTGCAGGATTTCACATTTTGATAACGCTTTAGAATCCGTCATTTCACAATGTACCGATGCTTTCTCTTCTTGGCTATAATCATGTACATTGCCTAATGAAGCAACTTCTACAGAATTTTCACCATTTGAAAGGTAAACATCACCAAACTCATCAATTTGAATCTTGGTGTACTTGTCTGTATTGAAAACGGCCACAGGTTGTTCGTAAAAGCTGATAAATCTTGAATTAAAGCTATTGTGCATGACTTCTTCAATCGTATGCACTCTGCCACATTGTTCTTCATCCAGCCATGAAGTACCTTCTAAATGTTCTACTTCGCCGTCTTTATACAGCATGGTAACGGTTTTAGATTCATCTGGCACGATGAAGCCTTTGATGTAGGGCAACGCGTTTACATAGATTTGAACTACGGATTTTCTGCCAATAACTAAGTAAATGATTCTGTCATTAGCCATTTATAGTCTCCACCCAGAAATTATAAAGTAGAACAGCAGATGAACCGCCATATTCTTTTGTATTCAGAAGACGCATCGCTTCGTTTCCTCTAAGAATAACATCAACCGCATAGTTGGTTTTAATCTCATTATAAAGCAACGTAAAGTCAATGTAATCAAACTTGCCTGAATAAATCTTCACATGATTGAATTTTTCCTTAAAATGTTTAATGGCTTCGTCTGATAGAGGCGTTGAAATTTTGTTTTCTTTGTGAAGTTCATCATCGAGAAAACGTTCAATGAAGGGAAGGTCTTGTTCAATACCAAAGCAATTATGAACTTCATTGTCATCTTTCAGGATGTGAATGTTGTCTTTGTTGATAGTAACAGAAAGATTAAAATTGATATCAATCTGGATACAGTTGTAGTTCAAACTGACTTCAAGAATTGCAATTTTGCTTTTATTCTTCTCAACATTCCTAATAATTCTATTGTAGATGTTTTCTTTTGGCAATTCCCAACGCTGCAAACTATCCACGTTTACTGCACGTTGTAATAATGCCGCCTCATCTTTTCTGTTTACCTCAAACATATTGAAGTAGTTTGTTTCTTTAATTTTCATACAGTCAACCCTCTCTTTTCAATTTCTTTCAATACATTCTGCTGGATGTTTGCCAGCCTTTTTGATTCGTTCTTGTAGTACACCCGTTTATCAAAAACAAAGTTTACTGCGGAAGGAATCACACCAATTTTATCTTTTGAATACATCGAGCCATTAGCACAAATGGTGAAGTTGTGTTTTCTAGCATAATCAATAAGTTCATGCCTTCCCATTGCCACCATTGTTTTCAAAAGCCCGTCTTTATCTTCACAAGCAGCTTGTTTGAAGGTTTCTGGGCTGATGTTTTGCTGCACGATAACCATCGGATAAAGTGAAGTAAGGTCAAAGGAAACCACGTATTCATGTTTGCCTTTCTGTACTTCTCTTACATAAGCGCCCTTGTACTTCTCTTTACCGCGTACTTCTTGCTTGGGCGGGATAACCATGCCTTCTTTCTTAATCTTATTGTAAAGGAAACAATCCCAAACAACAGTTACAGAAAAGACATCAGAAGCTAGGCATCTTGAAAAGTAAGCAACAACAAAAGCCAACTCAATGAACTTCAATTTCTCATTCATCTTAGCCAGAAGTTCAACGTCCTTGATATTGTACTCAATGAACAACTCTTTGTTCTTTTCGTAAAGCTCTCTAAGGTTCTTATAAGGCGCGTAGTCCAGCTTCTTCTCTTTGAGCTCATGATGCGCTACCGTATTCAGGCGGTAATTGGCTAACTTGTCTCTGGAATACTTCTTATAAAGTTCCATGTAATCAATATGAATCAGCCCTTTGATAACGTAGGTTTGTTCAAATTTACCGATAGAATTTGCTTCTTTCTTGGCGTAAACCAATCCTTCAGCAGCTTTCTGAAGTTCTTTCGTACCTCTGCCAAGTTGATTTTGTAAGAGCCAGTAGATAGGGCTTAACTTTTGCGCTGCGTCAATGCCTTCTACTTTTATGATTCTGTTCACAATATACGGAATATCGTAAAAGGTGCTGTTCCAGCCAGAGATAACGTCAATCTTCTCTGCGCCAATGAAATGTACGAACCTTTTAAGAAGTTCTTTTTCATCTTTACAAACAATCGTACAGCCCTTTACATTTTCTTTTACGGCTAAAGTAGTCCAGCAGACTTTCTTGCCCTGTGAAGTGATAGCAGTGATAGCGTTTATTGCATATTCCGCGTTCTCTGGCGTTGGAAAATTTGCGCCAATTTCGTTCTCAATATCGAAGTACATGACATTGATAGCTGAGTTTTTGTGGGTGATTTCATCTGGGTACTTCTTGGAAATGTACTGGTAAATTGGCTTTTCCATGCCATATACCTCATGTTTCCAGCTTTCTCCTTGTGATTCATCGTAATAGAACTTCTGGAACTCATAGAGTGTATTGAATTTTTTTCGTTCAAGAATCTCACCAGTTAGCGCTCTTGTGCCACCTTTTCTGTTCTTTACATACAGTTCTAAAGGGAAATTCTTATCAACATCGTAGCAAGTGTTACCTTCTTCGTCTTTGTAACGATGATAAAACTTGCCTTTGTGAGTATCTACGGATATATAGTGCTTGGTAAAAGCCACGTTTCTCTACTCCTTTTCTTGTGATTAAAAAGCCCCTGTTTACGGGGCTTTCTATATTACTTGGTTTCTTTTGACTTTATGGTTTCCGCTTCGTCATCATCGTAACGGTAAATCATATGTTCGATTCTGGCTGTAAGGTTTCTGACAACCAAGAAGCCTTCCTGATGATAAACATCAATTTCCATATCGGATTTTGATTCATCTGGCATGGTTTCAAGTGGCACAAGAATTTCTACTTTTTTATCATCTTCTTCAGCATCAGCAGGGAATTTACCATCTTCAATTTTGTGAGTGAAGAAACTGCCCCATTCGCCATCAAAAGCGCATTGTACAGCTTTCATTTCTCCTGCTCTAAGCAGAAGAACGTTAGCACCAATAGCTCTAGCGGTACTCATGAACTGGGCATAGTCAGCAGCAGAAATGATGAAGGAATAATCCGCCTCATAATCCAATTCTTCAGGACGCGAAAGTGGCAGTTTCTCTGCGTTTTCCTCCCAGAAGCCATCAAAACTCAATTTGAACTTGAGTTCACCATTGTTATGCTTAACATTCACGTAAGCATTACTAAAAGTGAAATCAAGGTCATCATGATTCTTGAATGTTTTGAGCGCTGACATAAAAGCTGTGCTGTCCTGCATGTTGAAGCGTGGCAGGGTTTCCTCAATTTCAGCAAAGGCTTTAACTGTACCTGCTGGATTGATTTGGCTGATGAAATTGCCCTGTTGAATAACTAGAGGCTTACGCATTCTGCTAAAGAGATGCAGAATGTTCAGGGTACGTTGTGAAAGTTTCATAAAGTTTGCTCCTTATTACGTTGTTTATCATGCTGCCTATTCTATGACAAATGGCTCTAGAAATGTATTACGCGGCATTAAGAAAGCCGCTTTATGGCGGCTTTTCTAGTCATTTACAAACAAGCAATCTGAATGTTTCTCGCCCTCTCGGCGTAAAAAGTTACTTTTCAGCAAGCCTATTCATTGTCTTCTATTAAACCCGCGTTTTCCATTCGTTCTTCAAGAACATCAAAGTAACCCTTCATATAACGCTGTTGTTCAGTAAGGATTTCTTCGTCCTCGGTTCTAAAAACTTCTGGCGGGTTATCTAAAAATGCGTTTAGTTTGGTCAATCGGTCTTTCACCTGTTCATATTCTTGTTTAAGACGATATTTCCAATCACCACCAAAAGCGGCTTTTACTCTGTACCCTTCAAATTGCCATAGCTTGTTAATGGCTTCTTGACGAGCAATATCCTTGCCAATCTGCGCATCAAAATTAGCATGGTCAATACAAGCGGATTCAGCAGTAAATGCAAATCCCGACACCGTAGTTATGACACATATTGTGAGTGTTGTGCCTTCTGGTTGAATGTATTGCTCATTGGCAATTAAACGTTCTATATCTTCTGCTGTAAGTTTCATAAACATTCCTCTCTTAATTTTCACCTGTTGAACCAAATCCGCCTTCACCCCGTTCTGACTTCTTACTGTCATATTCGGTAAGAGTTTCTAGCTCAAGAATTTCGGGTTTGAAGATTTCCATTTGCACGATGCGAGTGCCATTATCAAAGTAATACCGCGTGTTGGTGTTGTTCTCAACAATCGCCATCAATTCGCCACGGTAATCTTGGTCAATGATACCCGTATCGTTTGCAAGCGTCAACCCGTACTTAGCTGCCATGCCGGAACGAATATGCAGTTTAACTGCGTAGCCTTCAGGAATGTCCAGCTTCACACCCAACGGAATGAGAATGCGGCTGTACGGGTCAATGCGAATTTCTTTGCCATTGCCAGCGGTAACAGTTTCGTAGTTGTCATTAGTCATATCGTACTGCTTATAAACCTCACCGTATGCAACTGCAATGGAAAGGTCATAACAAGCGGCTTTCTCTGATGCCCTCTTAGGCATAGTTGAAACTTTCTTAGTAAGGTAAACACCTAATGATGGTTGTTTGCCGGGTTGCTTTGTTGTGTTTGTTTCTGGTGTAGCCATATTCAGTTCAACGGCTTCACCAGTTGGAATCAAATCCGTTGCCATATTGTCTTCGTTTTGTTGTGTGGGTTTCTTTGCCATTTGTTAAATCCTTTCTTTGTTTTATTCTTCATCGCTTGCTTCATAGTCAGCAGCGACGTCTTCTGTTGCTGAAGTGTTGTCATATTCATCGGAAAGCTGAACAATGGTCTTTTCCTTGCCAGCTAATAAGAACCGTTCTGAAATTTCTTCAGCCATGCCATCAGCGAACAGTCTTTCCATAAGTTCAGCGTTGTTTTCAACATCGGCTCTACGGAATTTCTGTTCTTCAACTTCACCTGTTTTCTTATCTACCAATGAATACCAGCCTTTAGAAGGGCTTGTAATCCAGCCCAACTCCAGCGCCAAGTCAAAGATACCGGAATACTTGGAAATGCCACCTTCAAAGGTAACAGTCAACGGCATTTTTGACTTCTCTTTAATATACCGCGATTTGTCAGCTTTCAATGTAAATTTGAAGCCTGCTAAATCCGTTCCTTCTTTCACTTGCGCTTTGGAAATGTGAATGATGGAGTTGGCGGCGTATTGCAGCTTTTCTCCACCTGAATTTATATCACCACCGTACATTGTCATTTCCTTGTACACGTGGTTAATCGCTACACAAATGAGACGCTTCTTGTTAAGTTTAGGCGTAAGAATTCTGACGAATGAACCAAGTTCTTTAGCTTTGGTCATATCAACTGCTGTTTTCTGTGCTAAAGCATCATCAGTTTCTTTTCTGGAAGCTAGCATACCCAATGAATCAATGAAGAACATGACTTTGGCGTCAACTTCCAGCTCGTTTAATTGATTGGCGATGTCTTGTTTCAGGGTTTCAATGTCATCAATGGGAATGTGTAGGACACGCTCAATATCAACGCCTTGAGAAGCCATGTAATCACGGGAAGTGCCATATTCTGAATCGTAAAAGATGCAGACGTTTTCTGGGTCGGCGTTCAGGAAGGCTCTTACCAACATGAGTGAAAGTGTTGATTTATACGATGCCTTATAACCGCCAATCATACTGAAGCCATATGACAAGCCGCCATCAACTCTTCCCGAAAGCATGATGTTCAGGGCGGGGATTCCGGTATCGTAAAAATGGGTTTCTCTGAAGTAAGCGCTGTCTTTTACAGCTTGCGCTTCTTTTACTACGGAATTTTTCTTGAGTTTTTGAAGAAGTGGATTCATTTGTTGTTAAACCTTCTTGAGTTCGTCTAATTCATCTTGGGAAAGATTAAGATGAACTAGTTCTAGTTGTGTAAGTTCCAACTGGGTTAGTTCCAGCTGCCGTTCTAGTTCGGTAACTCTTTGTTCAAGGGCTTTGACAAGAGCTTCTATATTTGGCTGATTGGCAATCATGGCTTAGAGTCCTGAAGTTGGAATTGTGAATCTAATGAGATTTTCAAGCACATCCGATGGCAAGTCTCTGAACGGATAGTGTTTGCGATAGTCCTCAACCATTTGCGCAATAGTAGCATTCAATACACGCATTTTAGCAGTTTCTTTTTGGCATTCTGGAGTATCCGGTTCAGTACAAACTTCTTTCCATTGCTCCATTTCTTCTAGGGCATGATTCAGGTTAACTGAAAGTTTCATTACTTCCAGTTCCCAACGGTCTTCTTGTTTTTGTTGCTGCTGGGCGTTATTACGGGCGGTTGTGGCAGCGGTTGCACCAGTAGAATTTACGATAAATCCCGCGCCAGCTAAAGCAACACCACAGAATCCAGCTAAAACAGCAGCAATTACTACATTACGTTTCATTATTCACTCCTTTTCTTAGATTAAAACAAAGCCCTCGTTCAATGGCTGGACATTATAGCGAGGGCTTTCAGGATTTCTATGAAAAATCAGTAAACTTCATAGCCTATAACTTCAAAGAGTTCGCGGAGTACATCAATGTGATATGCGCCAATTTATCTGAAATCTGTATGCTTTCTTTTCTGAATTTCATAGCCCATTTCTCTTGAGAGCTTTGACAAAGCACTACCAAGTTTCTGCGCTGTAGGATTTGAGATATTGTTATAACCATACATTTTAGCCGCAGCTTTAGCTACAAAGAACTGTTCTTCATCTCTCAACAACTTCAATTCTTCTTTTAATTCTAAGTTCTCTGATTCTAATCGCTTTATCTTGCCATCATGTTGTTCTAACTGCGATTCATACATTGCGTTTAGTTTTTCTTGCTCAACCGCCCTATTAGCAAGATGGGCAACCATTTCCATTGTAGTCATCGGGCGGGCTCTTAATTGCTTCTCGCATTCGATGAAATAAAGCCGCGCCTGTTTCCCTTTATCATTACGTTCTACCATTGCAAGCTCTTTCGCCATATCAAGAGTTAAGAAGTAATCAATGCGGCTTTGCCATCCGCAAGTTGTTGAATTTTCCGCTCCATTTTTTTTTGTGGAGTTGCATCTACACGAATGAAGTCTTGTCCTTCATCAAACCCATACTTCTCAATCCTAGATTTTATCCACGTTGAAAAATCTTGTTTACTCTCAAGAAAGTTATGAAGTTCGCGCGCATTTACTGTGTCAACGGTCTGCCTGTTAATTAAATTTTGCCCAAGTTGAATAATTTGATACATAATAAGCCTCTCTAATAAATGTTGATTAACCGCCGCTAAGACCCATTCCTAGCGGCGTTTCTCATTCTAAACTCATTCTCACATCAATTTCACTTAACATTCATTAACAAAGAAGCCGCCCGATTAAAGGCGGCTTTGATTTAACTTCTACTTCTAAACTCTTAACTGTTCAGGAAGTCATCAATATCATCTACATCAGTTGAATTGGTAGTTGATGAGGCGTCTTTGAACTCCTCTTCAGCACCATCATCTTTTGAATCTTCCCACGGTAATCCGTCTTCAAATTCCTCATCTTTCTTTTCCTGATAGGCTTTTTGTTCAGCCATTCGGGATTGATATTCTTCCGGGAAAATGTCGAAGTAATCGCCAGTTTGCTTGATGTAACGATTCTTCATGGCTTCATAACTTTCTTTATAACGGTCAGAAGCAGCGTCAGTAAATTCTTTCAATGAATATTGCGCGTTGTAAATGCGTTCCAGTTCAGCTTCATCTTCAGCAGCAGGCTTACGTTTAGAGAAGTAGGATTTATCATAAGAACGATTAAGCGCTTTGCCAGTTTCAGAATAGGATTTCAAAATGAAGTTAGCGCCTTCAAACAAATCTGTATGGTCATAAGGTTCTTTAACAGCTTGCACATCTTCGTCCTCAATATCCAGCTTACTTTCTTCTTTAGCAGAAGCAGATTCCTCAATGCCCATTTCCTTGTAGTACATACGCTTCAGGAATTCACCCATTTCAAACAGGAAAACTTTACCTTCGTTTTCCGGGTTAGCAGGGTCTTTCAGAACCAGAATGTTAGTAACGTATTTGGTAGAGGGCGAACGTTCTTTGAACAGTTCTTTGTATTTGAGGTCATTAGTAGTTTGGAACTTCTTCCAAATTTTAGAACGAACCTCATTAGGGAATGATGGCTTACCAACGTTTTCAGGGGCGGGTGCAACAAAAATTTCGTTAGAGGATTTGGTGCGAACGTAATAGGTGCTGTAGGCAACGATACATTTTTCTTCTTCGCCTTCTACACCGGGCAGGAAACGAATAAGCGCTTCGCCCTTTTGTTTGTCATCTACGGACAGTTTCCAAAAGCGGTCATCATGGAATTGTGATTTGCTCTTGGCTGAGGTATTTTCCTGTAGCTTCTTAAGGTCTTTCTTTCTGGACTTCATTTTGTCGGTAAAACTTGACATTTTTAGTGTCTCCTGTAAGTTAATTGTGAAAATGAAAAATTGTGCTGGTGGAATGTAAGCGATTCCGCACGGATGAAAGCTCTTTGTGAGCCTTCACGGTGCATTATAGCCCTTCTGTTTGTCTTTAGTTCGTTAAAAGTTGGTTAGCCTCGCTTTTCTTACGTCTTACCTTCATAGGTTTGTGTTCTTTATCAGGATTGAAGATGCCAGTTTTCTCTTCCTTCACAAACATTCTCTTAGATACAACAGCTTCTTTTTGTAGCCATTTTCTAACTGGTTCGCCGCAGCACTTAGCGAATGCGTACTCATCAATTTCAAAGTAAGCGCAAAATTCCGTTGCGGCTTCAACGCCATCACAACGGTTTGCTTTCTTGATTTCAATGAGTTTCTCAAGAATGAACATGTCGATAGAATCCTGAGAACTCTGGTCGATGAAGGTATTGAGGTTATCTGACGCCTTGAATGAGGGCGCTGCTTTAATTTTTACTTTCCTACCCATTAGGGAAGTCCTTTATTTGAAATTTGGTTAAATTGAAGGATGTAGCAATTATGGCACATTCTTCAAATCAAATCAATAAAAGTTGTCTTCCCGAAACCTTACAGCACCGTTATCCAACAGAATTTCCTTGATTTCTTTCAATCGTGGCAGGATTTGAACAAAGAAGGCTTTGTGATTCCTAACAATATCATGAAGCGCTGGTGTTGGGTCTAACTCTTCTTGATTAAGGTTCTGAAGGCGGACTGTATCCAACAGGGCATCGCCAGCATCAGGATTGCAAAGCACAATGAAGCTATCGGTAGCAATAGCAAGAACGCTACCGCTACCACGCATCCAAACATCATTTGTACTCTTTAGCTCCTCATCAGAAAGTGAAACGAGGTACTGGAACGCCGTAACAAGTGGGTTATTTGTCATCATAAAAATCAGCAAGTCTGCGAGCTTGAATTTTTCCTAAGCAATAAGAATAGTCAATTTTGTTTGATTGTCTAATCATATCTTCAAAGATGCTAGCTGTATAAGCTACTATGCGCCAATCTTGAATCTCATCCACAGAATAGAGCATTTTAACATTATATAAAACACGGTCTATTATAAACTCTTCAAGCTCTTTTTCGTTGCGGAAAAGCAATCTTGCTGCATCATACGCGGCCGTGTATTCTACATCAACACAAAAGACATTAGACATGGTAGAGTGCATAGCTTCCATAAACGTATCCAAGCCAACGGATTTGTTCATGTATTTGTCGCGGAAACCCGGTAAATGCAATAATTCATGAAGAACGCAAAGTAGAAATTTCTACGTCTATATCCTTTGAACCAAGGATTATTCAAGATAATTCTTATTTCTCTGGTAAGTTCAATATTCGGTGGCCAATTACAAGTGTTGTTCCACATTTTCTTCTCCTTTAATTACAAACATGTTTTATGGTTTGCAAATTGTGCAGCAGCTTTCTGTTCAGCAAGTGATTGCTTCTCATCAACAACCCACTCGCCCACCAGCAGTTTCTTGTAAATAATCACCTTTACTGCATCAATATCTTCTTCTGGTATTTCCGCTTGCATGTACTCATACATAGATTTAACTTCATCCAGAATAAAGCCAATGCGCAAATCATTAGGAACTTTAGCTTTCTTGCACTCTCTCAAACCATCTCTACTAAGCTGAATAACGGCTTCTACAAGTTCATCATACTTGTCTTCCCATTCATAGTTATTGAGGGCTGCGTAGTTTCTAATAAGTTTTTGCTTAATAATTGTCTCATTGTTCTTACGAATTTGTTCAAAATCGTAACGTTTCTGCTCTGGCAGTTCTAAAACTTCACCTTCTTTAGGTGCAATGATTTGTGCCACTTGCGCTTTAATGCTGGCATCAACATAATCCCACTTGATAACTTTGTACGGGTGCGTTTCAGCACTGTAGAAATACTTTTCCCTCATCGCCAGTTTTTCAGCTTTAGAAGGATAAAGTTTATCACTTTCAGCTTTATATGCCTTATCTGCTTTATCGGCAATATAGGCGCGTTGTTCCATAGTAAGTTCATCTACACCAACTATAGAAAGCACCATACCATCATGTTCATGGCTCAAAACCCTAATTTTGCCATTACTTTCCTTGTAAAGTCTTATCGCTGTTCTAGCGGTAAGTAGAGTTTCTTCTGACTGCAAGAAGTAAGCCATAAGCTGGCTAGGCGTAAGCCCATCCAGAATGCCTTCTTCAGCCATATAAAGCCCCATGTTTACATAGCCTTCAGGTGTGTTTTCCCGCACATTACGCCATGTGTAAAGGGCATGAATATGGTCTGCCAGCTTCTTCATAGCATCAGCGAAAGGCTGAAGGAAGGCAAGAATTTCTTTCTTACCTGATTCTGTAAGGTTGTTTTCAGCGATAAGCCGTTCAATGCTACCCAAATTCTTCTTGCCAGCTTCACCAAACTCACTAATACGGGTTTCTGAATAACTGGTTTTACCAAAGTTATAAATGGAATTTATACACTTTTTAAGTGAATCTTGGGAGCAGCCTGTTCTTTCACAAAGTTTAGTACGGTCATGTTTGTTATTAACACGTTTTGCTTGTTTAGCAAGTTCATCTATATCCTTCTGGCTAAGTTTTATGAAGCCTTTCTTATGTGCTTCTACAACAACATTGATGACGATACTAGGATGACAAGACATAGCATCAACGTTTACACAGCCTGAACCAAAGAACAATTCCTTCATTTCTCTGGTCATGCCCCATAAGCCCAGTTTTTCATACAGTCTACCTGAAGTTGAAAGTGTAAATGCCGGAACGTAGTGAATAACACCGTTTTCATCCTTATAAGAATGGCTTACAAGTGAAGCAAATGTGGTTACATCCCGCAAGAATTTCTTAACTTGCAGAAGTGTAGTGTTGAACTCTGATTTCAGCCACAGGGCTTCATCTTCAGCGGCAGCAGCAACACGTTCATCTCTAATTTCCATGTTTTCGTTGAATTTTCTTGCATCCAAGTAATCCAAATTCTGCTCAAAAACATATTCAGCATACAGTTCTTTAGCTTGAGAAACCATTTCCGAAAAGGTTTTATCAACAGAAAAATTCGTTTGTTGAATCGCATTGTGGAGTAATTTAGGAATGCGAGCCGTATCCATAGTTTCCATGAACTCATCCAGTTCAGGGCGCGCAATCACATTATAGAATTTTTGCTTTTCAACAATAGGTTCATCGCCTTCAATGCCTTCAACTTCAATACCTTCATGATTTTCGTTGGATGCTGTCTTAGCTACAAATTGAAGTTTGCGTTTGCCAGCTAGCTCTGTATGAGCAGAACCCGCAACCACACTGTAGCGCCCACGCATACAATGACCTTCCCAGTAATTAGCGTTACTAAGAATAGCTTTTTCGCGGCTATCAAAACTAACTTCGTTCATATTGCCAAGATTTTCTTTAAGAATCTTCACAAGAACCAGCTTACCAAGAAGCTCATTTTTATAAGCCTGAAGATGGCGAATGCAGGATTTTGTGCCGTATTGAGATTTATGGCAGCTAAGACCAAACGCTTCAATGAAAGCATTAAATGACGGCTGTTTCTTGCTCACAATTTCACCAGTATCTTTTTTCACGGTATAACGATAAATGGTGAAACGTTTAATCTTGCCCATAACAACACTCATAAGGTTTCTGTCAAAGAACTTATGCCCGTCATGTTTATCAGCTTCTTGTAGCGTCATCAGCGCATTAGTAGCGAAAAGTGTATTAGCAATGAATTGTTCAGGAGAAAGCCCCGCATCTTTTGGCGACATGTTTGCAAGATTCAATGTAACCTTGAAATCTTTGGGTTCATGATTGGTTTTAAAGACTTTTTCATAGACAACATTGCCTTCACTGTCCATAACAGTAATGCTAGCTAAACGATGAGCATCAGGCAAAGCAACGTTTGTGAAGAAATCCATTGAAGCGCTGTTGAAATCAGCATAATCACCAGACATGTGTTTTTTAATTGATTCATGAATCCATTTATTAGGGCGAATATTTGTGTAATCCTTGTAGTTTTCGTCTGACTTGGCATCAGCTTTTGCGTACTTGACCTTATTAGTGCTTTCCTTACGTTGAGCCTGTAAGTGTTGTTTATAAGCATCTTCTACACCGTTTTTGAAAAGAGTGTAAATTTCTTTAGATACAGGCACTAATTGCTTGAAATCAGGCGCAGTAGCGTAGTAAACACCAAGAATAGTGAATGTGCCATCTTTATTATTACGAACTTTAGCCACCCGGCGGCGGTAGTTGTTGATAACCAAGAACTCATCTTTGCCAAGACTACCATGAACATTTTCAAACTTGATTCTTAAGTTGCGTTTGGCAAATGTGATAGCTGATTTTTTGCTGTTTTTTTTCTCGACAAGTGCATTTTGTTTTGCTAAAATATCTTCAGTTGAACGGTTAGCAGGTTTTGTTTGGATTTGCTTAATCTCGTTCAACATTGCGCCAGAAGAAGTTTTACCTACCCCGATTGATTCTTCTGGCGCTTTTTTATTTGCCAGAATAACTTCAGGTGAACGAATAGCTTCTTCGGTTTGAACTTGTTTGATGGCATCCACACAAGCGTCGGATGAAGTTTTCCCTGTTACTTCTTCTGACGCTTTTTCTTTATGCGTCACAAGGTCAGGAGAAACTTCTAATGATTGGTTGTTTGCTTCTTGGTCTTGTGGGTCGTCTTTTCGCAATAATTCGTTTAGACGTGCTACTTGTTTTTCTCCGCCGCATGATTTAACCCACATTTCTTTGAGCTCATTAGCAAATGCTTTCTTTCTACCTAAATTCTTCTGAATTGAAGCGGGAAAACCACGTTTTTGAGTGTTTGTTGATTGTGTATTGTCGGTCATAACCTACCCCTAATTTCTTAAAACTAATATCACTATTTATAGCATATGAAATTTAAAAATGCAAATTTCTTGAATTAACAAACCGTTAATCTACATCATTAACGTGTTCATACCAAACTCGCTCCATAAACTCCTCGAATTTGTCTTCGTTTTTAAGAAAATCCACACCTGAAGCAATCTCTTCAAGAATTTCATCTATATCTTTACCCTCATATCTGCGACACAGAGCCTCCACATAGTCTTCATACTCCTTTATAAAGTTTTTAACGTCAGATTTGAGTGATTCAATGGTTATGTGAGGGGAATACTCATGCTCAAAATGGTTTAAAGCTACCCACTTACAACGTAAGGCGAAGTCATTGATGTCTTCCATAACTCCAATCCTAAAGCTGTTATTGCGTACTGTCTGCATATTGTCTCCTTTAAGTAAAATGAGTGTTACGTAAAATTTACTTTCTAATGTCTGATTATAGCACATCTTCTGACAGACAGTTGTCTTTCCTTTTCATGAAAAAAATTTTAGACAGGTCTTCTTAAGTGTCTTTAAGTAGCTTTATAAGGTTTTTTATGGCTTCTTAAGTGTCTTTAAGTAGCTTTATAAGGTTTTTTATGGCTTCTTAAGTGTC